GGCGGCCCAATAAAATTGTCCGGACACAAAATGTGGGACATTAATTATGACGTCACCAAATATGACCGACGTCGATCGCACCCAAAATTTATGATTTGAGTAAAGTCGGTACATACGTCATCGATATTCATTTTATAAAAAGATGTCTGGCGAGCACCCGGGGGAGACGTGCCCCATATGCCTGGAAGAGCTGGAGCCCGACATGGTGTACCTCGGTTGGACCGAGACTGCCTGCTGCCACAAGTGGTTCCATGAAGACTGTCTTGCCAAGTGGCTCTCCATCAACAAGGAGTGCCCGCTCTGTCGGTCCCACACGCCCAACAAACAAGAGGACGAGGAGTTTGATGGCGCGTTACCAATGGCGCCGGGGCAGTTTCGTGGCGCGTTGTTAGGGGCTCAAGACGTGTTCTTGACACAGACTTATGCGATGTCATTCTTCCGCAACTCTTATGAGAGACCGCCACAACCTGCTTACCAAGAGGACGAACAGGATGTCCAACTGGTATCCCAGCAGGCGAGGTGCAGCGTGGAATCTGCTCGCGCGATGCTCCAGAGACTCCATGGTGACATTGTAAATGCGATAATGGAGTTGTCGCCTTGACTGTAAGTCAAAAACAAAGTTCATTTGCGGTCGAAATCGGCCGGTATCTCACCCAGTTTCTCAGTATCCCATTTGCGCAGCATCTTGATGTACTTGGCCGCAAATGGGCCGCGTAGCCAACTCTCTGCCCTTGCAATTTCGATCTTTACTTGTTGGCCCTGCTTTTCTGGTTCCATGGATGTATTGCAGACTCCACCGTTAGAGACCCATCCTATGGCGCACTTGCTGTCCGAGTAGATGGGTATTGTCATGGATCTCTCGTTTAGCCATTTCATGCCACTGACAATGGCGAGGAACTCGGCAATGTTGTTACTTCCGTCGCGAAACGGGCCGTATTTGAACGCCTCCCCCATTGAGGGCAAGAGAACGCCCCGGTACTCGATGGGTCCCGGGTAACCACTGCAGGCCGCGTCGACCACCAGGCAAGGCCCGTCTTTCAGGACTTCAGAATGCATCCACCTGTCCTTCTTCAGAGATTCTTCCATCTCTCGCCACTTTTTGAGGTCTCCGACAGAGAAAGCATGTTCTGCTTCTGCTTCCGACTTGAAAGACGCAAAAGAGGCTCCCCGAAACCCCTTGGTATTTGCCTGGCAGACGTCCCACGTATTGTAAACTCCAGGATTGAACCCCCTGAAGACGACATAGTACTTTTGACGGCGCTCCTTCTTCTCTTTTGGCATGTTTTTTGCGTTTAAATACTAGTTTTGAATATGAAAACCACATATATTAAAGGAAGAGATGACGACGAGGGACGATGCTTGGACGGTGGAGGAATCAATGACCGTCGCAGCCATAAGGACTCAGTTGCACATGGAACCCACCGAGCCCAAGACGAAACTAAAGCGTGTCGCCATGGTCTATGGGCTCGTTTCGTCTCCAGCCGGGTATCGTCTGATGAGGGCGCACAGGGAGTTTGCCACGGTGGTCGACAGGAAGACGCATCAGCTCATTGACGACGCTGTTGAGATGAAAGCAAACCACCCAGAGTTGGCCGCAGAGTGCGACGAGGTGCTAAATGTCATGCGCAGGACACTGTCAAAGTCCTGGGCAGTCATGAGGCGCAGATACAATTTCAGACCCGTGCTCAGAGCCCCCATTCACTATTACGACGAGTTCTGACCTCGTCGCAACAAGATTTTATTTTTCTAAAGAATCACGGAAGTATCTCCGCTCCGCCCTTGGCGTCCCAAAACTTCTTCATGAGGGCGTCCTTTCTCGTGGCGATAACCAACACGTTAAAGTCCGAATCGACATTAGCACTGATGCGTACTGTCTTTAGATCAGCAGAAACAGAACCAAAGGCCAAGTGCGCCTGATTATGCGCCGCACTCACGAACACCTGAGGGTTCTCATTCAAATGTTCAAAGTACTCTGGAAGGGCGACCTCGGCCACCCCATCAACAGTATGTGCGACATACCGATAGATGTTGTCCCCTCGGGTGTTGCTCTCTACAAAGCAGTGTCTTAGCCTCCATCCCGGCTTGGCAGGATCGGGATGTGCAATATCGAATGCACCACCTCCCTTGCTCACTGTCCCGAATGCCGTAATGTCTTGAAATTGCGCGACGCCAACAACAGCGCTATTGAGAATGGCTGACACACCAATCGCCGAGACCCAACGCGTAGCCGGGTTGCTGGCAAAGTTGGTGTTGATGAAAGTGTTTGCGGCCCCTGCTGTTGCGTTAACCCCCCCTGCAATCCAGTTAATGTTACCACCAATGTAAGTGGTACAAGTGGTACTGGCGTTATCAATAACAATGCCTGTTTGCACCACCTCGATGTCGCAGGCAGTGTAAACGTTGCCATAGTTAAAACCATCAGTGAAATGGATGCCTATCGTCCCGTTGCTGAAACTGCAGGTCGTGAACGAGCAAAACTGGACCTGACGCATCGTCAAAGCGGGACCTGCAGTACAAGGGCAGACCAGGCCGACAAAGCTAGTTTGCAGCACAAAGTTGAGCCTGAGGCACCCGCCAGTTCCACTGTTAAACAGTTGTATATGTTCAAACTTGCCAGCATTAATGGCACAGGTGGCCAAATCGTCGTTGCCGATGACCATTGTGGGGGCTGTAGACTCGGTCCGTATACACAGATCGGACATGTTGGGGTAAAAGTTGTGGACCGTCTGCGTGTTGACGATTTTGATGCCCGGCTGGTCATGAAGAGACGGTGTCATGTCAAGCACAGAGCACTGCAACCCTTCACCATGAATGGTAAAACCATTTGAATCACGCCCTGCCATATCAATTACAATGGGCTGCGTCACACGGTAAATACCCCTTGGCAGAAACCCGCAACCTGAACCGTATCCCGGTCCCATTACTGCCTGGATCCAAGCAAGAATGGCAACGGTATCATCAGTGACACCATCACCAACAGCGCCAAACGACTTGGCACTCAGGCCAAACGTGCCATCATCAACGTACTTTTTGATAGCAAGTTCAGAGTTGGCATTCGGTGTGCATGTGACTGACCGTCCGATCAGCATTGGCAGATTGTAGCCACTGCCAATGGCTTGCGTGTAAATGACATCTGCCATGTATAACTTTCTTGGTGGTGTTTGTATGACCAGACTATTTTTTTCTCTATCAAATCTTGTTGATAAATATCAAGCTCGTTTTTGAGTGTACCTTTTCAGTCTGGCAGAGACTTTTCAGTGTCCTGACAATAAATGTCCGACATTTAAATACGTCACGAAATAGATCAAATCTTGTTGATAAATATCAAGCCCGTTTTTGAGTGTACCTTTTTAGTCTGGCAGAGACTTTTTAGTAAAAAAAAGAAGATACCATTCCATCCCGCTTTTTTGGCTGGGTGGTGCTGAAGGCACTGGTTCAAGTCCACTACCGAGCGTTTTTATTTAAACAAATAGGCACACTCAGGTCTCATGCTTCAATCGCAGGACCGCCAGCACGTATCCGTACACCTTCCAGTAGGCCCTCGACTCCTTCTGCAGTGTCTCCACGCGAGTTCCTCGCCCTTCGGGTTTTCCGCCTCGGGTTTTTGAGCACAATGGGGGACAACAGCGGCCTCCACCTGCTCTGGCGCGTCACTGTTGACGGCGAGTCCGCCTGGCAACTGCGGGCGTGGACTCTTCGCGCACTCGAGGCTGGGATGACGGGCATGCCGCTGGCGACGCGCTGGGCCGAGGCCTTGTATGTGATGATATATTTATTAACTAATGCGTCGTCTGGTGGCACATGATTTGCAACAATCAAAGCCATCCTTGGTGTAAGAGTCGCCACAGGTATTTTGCGAACAGCTAAACTGCGCATCACAGAAGGGACACTTTTGCACCAGACGTATCACATGCTCGTAACCAAGAACCTCGTCGAGAAAGACTTCCGCAGTGCCGACGTCCATGCTTTTGGTTTGAAAATATATGAATCAAAGTAAACAAATCTTTTTTTGCGCAAAGGCAAATGAGCATTATCGATATCTCGAGTCTCCAGGAACTGAAGCGCTACGTCGCCACGGGCAAGAACGTTGTCGTTGAATTCTTTGCCGAATGGTGCGGAGCGTGCAAATCAATGAAACCAATCTACGAGAAGCATGCACCGATGCACCCGTCGGTCGTGTGTCTCAGGGTCAACGTCGACAAGGCCAAGGATCTTACGGCAAAGGCTGGAGTCAGTTCCATGCCGACATTCCAGGCGTTTGTGCGTGGCACTCGCGTGGAAGAGTTTTCGGGCGCAAACGAGCAGGCGCTCCACAAAATGCTCACAAAGTACGAGTAAAGAACAGGTTTATTTCTCTGCAATGTTTTGGAGGAGGACCCATTCTGCGACAGAGTACTCCATGGTCGATGGGGGCAGGTCAAACTTTTTGCAGTCGTTTTCGCGGGCGTACTGTTCCATGCAGTGCCACTCCTTGCCGTCCTCGGACAGGGTGTCGCAGATGAACAGGAACGGGTGCGCAGTGTCCCATGGGGTGCTAATGACCCTGCGGATGGGCCTCCACTTGCAGACTTGACAAGTGTTGATGAGGAGTTCTGGGTACTGCACCACTGGTTCCGTTGCAATGTGGTGGATCTCGACGGTCTCCCCGTCGTAAATGCTGGGCAGACAGTGGTAGCCGAGTTTGACAAATCTTTCGAATGCCTCTCTATTCGACGAAGCAACCACTGTCTCCAGGCCCGCGACTCGGCCGTGAACGTGTAGTGCGAAAGTGTATTCCATAGAGTGGGTTTTTTATAGGTTTCGATTACATCATCATCGGGTTAACAAAAAAACCCTTTATGCTTACACGTCATCACTAATTCAAAAATGGACATGTTAAGGGCACGCCCAAAAATAAGCAGATACTCCACATTGCACATATTCTCGGGCAGCACCGTCATAGATTCGTTCCGAGAAGTTTCGCAAAACGAAGATAAAGCGTTTCTGTAGCATCCGTAAAATCGAGGCACAACTGTCTTGGGCAGTCACGTCATCACAAACAAAAACTTTGAAACGAGCACAAGGCACAGACAGTTTGCCCACTACCACAAGACAAGGAGTATATGGACGACGTGCGACAGATAGATGGCGACGACAAATACATCTCTGCTGCCGCCATCAAGACCACCCTCGGCGTATCCTCGTCCACCCTGCGCAGCTGGGCAGAGTCTGGCCGCGTCGCCGCAGTGCGCTTTGGCGGCAACGGCAAGCGCCTCTACAGGTGCTCCGACGTCAAGTCCATGTTCAAGGGATACAGGCCCAGGACAGAGCACTCGAAGGAAGCGGTCGCGGCAGCAAAGAGAGGAAAGGCCAGGATCTGCTACGCCCGGGTCTCGAGCGCCCCGCAAAAGGACGACCTCGAGAGACAGGTCAAGGCCCTCCAGGAAGCGTACCCCGAGCACGAGATCGTCAGGGACGTCGCCTCCGGCATCAACTGGAAGCGCCCCGGCCTCATCTCCATTTTGGACCGAGCGATGCGCGGAGACGTCCAAGAGGTTGTCATATCCCACCGCGATCGCCTCTGCCGCTTCGCCTTTGAGCTCGTCGAGCACGTCCTCGAGCGTGCCGGGTGCAAAGTCGTGGTTCAGCACCAGGGTGACGCCGGCGGACCCGGCGGCGAGAGCGAGCTCCGAGACGACCTCCTCGCCATCGTCACCGTTTTCGTCGCGAGCAACAATGGCAAGCGTTCTGCAGCTAATAGAAGAGCGCGCAAGGCGCGAGAGCTCGCAGAGCAACAAACCCAAGCCGCAGAAGCGAGCCAAGAAGGCGGAGCAGCAGCCATCCCCGCCGAAGGAGACCAAGAGCAAGAAATGGGGGATCCATCCGACGGCCCAGCAGAGGCGGACGCTCAAGCTCTGGTTTGACGGGGCGCGGTTTGCGTACAACCTCGGGGTCGAGCACGTCAACAAGACGAAGAACTATAGCAAGAAGGGAATCAGAGAGGGCGCGGAAGTGTCGACGGGAAAGAAGCGGGTAAAGAAGGGCGAGGAAAAGCGGGAGGATGGGATCGACGGGTGGAAGGCCAAGGCGCCAGAGAGGCTGTGGCCCGTGCCAGCCAAGATTCGCGACGCCGCCGTATTGGACGTGCAAAAGGCGTGCGTCGCACTCAAGGCCAAGGAGAATAAGTTCAAGAGGAAGCTCAAGTTCCGCACGTCCAAGGATCACAGCTACTCGATGTACGTAGAGAGCCAGATGCTCAACTGCAAGACGGCCGGGTCGCTGTGCGCGCCCCTGTTTGGTACCGTGACGGACAGGAGCGTCATGCGGACCGAGCGCGGCAAAGAGCTGCCAAAGGTATTCGAGAGCGACGTGCGCGTACAGTACGAGAGGCTGACGGATCGCTTCTTCATCTGCATGACCGTGGAGATAGCTGCGAATGTGCCCGAGACCCAAGGGCGCCCGAGCGGCAATCAATCCACGGAGATGCAAATCGAGGAGGAGGAGGGGACCATCAGGCACATCGCGGCGATAGACCCAGGGATCCGCACGTTTGCGACCCTCTACGACCCGGGGCGCGAGCGGATCGTCGAGTGGGGCATGCACGGCGGGCGCAAGGACGGGAGACACGACGGGACAGAGCTACTCGGATGGTTGACGCGCAAGATCGGGAGGCTCGAGAGGGTGGCTAGGCAGACACATGGAAGACACAAGCAGAGGATCAGAAAGCTGGCCAACAGGATCAGGCAGCGCGTCAAGGACCTGACGGCCGAGCTGCACCACAAGCTCGCGCGGTGGCTCTGTCGGAACTACTCGGTCGTGCTGCTGCCAAAGTTCGGCGTCAAGGGGATCTCGAGGCGCAAAGGCCTTCCCGCGGGCAAGAAGCGTACCATCTGTAGGAACGCCGTCCGCAAGTTGGCCCAGATGTCTCCCTTCACGTTCCGCCAGTTCCTGCTACACAAGGCGCGCGAATTTGGTACACAGATACTCATCTGCGACGAGTACTACACGAGCAAGACGTGCACTCGCTGCGGTATGCTGAACCACAGTCTCGGCGCCTCCAAGACATTTGCGTGCCCATCGTGCTCGGTTGCGTACGACCGCGACGCCGGCGCCGCGCGGAACATCCTCCTCCGCTACATCTCTTGACCGAACCGGTCAAACGAGGCGTCTCTGCACCGTGGAGGCGTCGGTACTCTCGTATATGAGTAAAGGTTTCTGCCCTCCAGACAGTGGTCCAGGTCCGAAAGGATCTGTTTGATTTACTGTTTCTGATGAAATCAAATATACGGTGATCGCATTGTGCTCCGCGAATTTGTGTGCTTTAAGTTTGCCATTGTAGGCAAGCTAGTCCCTGGGAGCGCCGTGATCCCGATTGTGTTCGTCCCCAACGGCAACACGTACGCCACACACGAAGGTTACCGTTGCCGTGGGTTGTTCACGTGCCATCCGGAATGGCGCAGCCCCGAAGTCAGGGTGCACAAACTCTGCAGGAAGAGTCGTAGGTTGTTGGGGAACAAACGCAAGCACTTTCCTCTGCACTTTGTCGAGGTTTTCAAGCCAGAAAAGACGTATGACTACAATACAAAATGCGATTAACAGATCCCCCTTTTTTTGGTTATCTGGTGGCGATGAAGACCCAGTTGTTCTCCTTGCAGATGTGACGCCATCCGTGCTGGTCGCAGTCTTCAATGTTGGCGAGGCTCTTTGGCAGCGGGATGTATGGCAGGAACTCTTCGTATCCGAGGAGTTGGCAGAGCTTGTAGAGCATGTAAAAGTAGTTTAGCACGTTTGGCTCCTCCTTTTTGCGCCCGTTTCGGTTGGCCTTGCGGGTGAGGTACCTCGGGGAGGTTCGGTATGCGGCCACGGCCAAAGGGAACTGGGCAATGACCTTGTCCTGCTGGGACGGGGTCATGTAGGGCGGCGGGATCCCACTGAGGCGCCATGCTATTTCCGGAGTGTGCTTGTAGTAATCAGTGTACTTGCAGAACGCCTTGTCTGGTTTCTTCTTTGCCCAGCGGTACGTGGCGGTCTCCTCCTGTTGCTTTTGCTTTAGTATCGACCTGACCACGGAAGGCGTGATCTTGTGAGTCGGGATGTGGTATCTCTTGCAGTGAGTCCCGATCATCTCCACAATGTGCTGGGGCGCACAGGACCGCCTCTTGCCCTGGAACTGGGCCAGGATCTCGGCAAAGTGGTTTGGGGGTTTGTAGCCCCCACCGCGGCGACGCGGCATGTCGAAATGGACGTCCCCAAAGGCAAAATTGTCAATGGTGTTGTCGAGCCTGTGGTCGTAGATGGCACCGCAGTCTTCGCAGATGTCGACATAGGACACGTTGTCGTACATTAGGTTCTTGCACCCGTCCTTGCAGTAGCCATTGTCTTCCTTTTTGGTCTCTACCTCCTTTGGCTTGATTGCCTCGAGGATGGCAGAGTCCATCTTGGCCATGGCCTTCTCGCGGTCACTCCGCAGCGCATTGAGCTTGGCCGTCAGCGATTCGATCTTGTCCCTTGCGCGTATGCCCTCGTAGGACACGATGCCCGTCATCATCGCGGCTCTGACTTTCCGGAACTCGCCTGCATTCGATGTGATGTCGAGTTCGAGACCGTTGATCTCCTTGTTGATCAGGGCAAGCTCTTCCTGGAGTGTAGGAGGCACTGCCTTTATGACTTTGCCATTCCGGTCCAATTTTCTTCTCTTGGTTGACGGGGGACGCTCCATCTCTCTCTTGAAGAAGACGCGACCGCAACAGCGTCGAAAAATATGAGATATATGTGATATCAAGGACAAATAATTTTATCATGTCTACTGACGCGTGCATAACAGCGGCGACGATGGACGCGCTGCGCGACAATGCAGAGCACAATCATGCCTTTCTAATGGTGTGCTTTATTCTGTGTTGGGTGTTTGTGGCCATTTTTGCCTGTGCAAACTCGAGGAGGGAAAGGGCATTGACCAAAGTCCTGGCGGCAGTGGAAGCCAGCGCCACCGCATGCAGATGCGACTGTCCTCTCTGCGCTTCCAATGAAGAAGAAGAGGAGGAAGAAGTTGCCGAAAACAGAGAGGATGACCTCTAGTATCCGGGGTGTTCGGGTGAATACGGCACCGTTGTATCGTAAACCAAAGAAGAGCCCGTTTTGTTTGCATGTATTCGGTTTTGTTTCCTCTGCTCCAAGACGAATTTACACATGCAGCCGTAAGCCCAAGCCCTAAAGTCCGAATTGACCTTCTGGTCGTAATCGGGGCACGACATGAACGCATCTGTGATGTCGGACCACAGGGAGACGATCTGGTCGAGCCTCGTGATCTCGTGCCACTCGCAATAGTCGTGTATGAGTGCCTTCCATCTCGCGACGGTTGGCGGGTATTTGGGGTACATGAGCCTCTCTGGTTCTGCAGTGTAGTAGAAAAAGGCTGACTTGACATCGACAGCGTCCCCCCATTCGGCATGGAGCATCTCGAACGACATATTCCCCACCCTCTCTGCTATGCCCTTTCTCATGACGAGTTTGGATACGGCGCGATGCAGGTTTGCCATTGCCACTGGATCCGTGCATACTGAGGTCGGGGCCCATTCTACTGTGCTCCTCTGCTGCATCCTATGGCACAATGACGTATTTATACAAGATTTACTTTTTTGCAATTATGTGCGTCTCGGTTTTTTGTCTGATGGGGTCGGTTTGGGCAAGCCAAGCCAGTTGTAAGGCATGCCATCTTTTACGCAACATATTGCTCTCGCGTCTTCAATTGTGTGATCCACTTTAGTTTTTTGACTGGATCTGATCAGGTTGATCTCAAAGACGCGGGCAAGGTTGTCAATGCCGGTGAGGAATATCTTTTTGTAATTCGCGTCCGTTCCGGGACTGTAGTAATTGTCCAAAACCATTTTGAACATGTTCAAGATGTCTTCCTCTAGTTTCCCAACGTTGATCGTGTCAAAGTAGAGTGCCATGAAAGCCATAATGCAACAGTATGCAGCGCAGTGCCCCCCGATATCCCCTTCTTTTTGCAGTGTTTCCTCGAGTTCCTTGATGGGTTCGGATGACAGTTTTACTTGGTGGAGGTTAACGTAGCGAGAGTCCTGCATTGAATCTGTTAGGACATCCAATGGCCCAAACACCTCATCGTCACCAACTGCTTTCACAAAAGCTTCCAGTTGGTCAACGGTGTCTTTATAGTGCACACCTGAACTTCCGTGTGGTTCGTAGAGTACCCATGTGAATGCGCCGCTCACGTATCGTATGCACAACAGATTTGCATGACCTGGGAGACCGACCGGCACCAGTATGAGAAATGTGGATGAGCTACTGCCCCCTTCTTTTTGCCTTTTGGCCAGTTCCTTTTTGTAGTCGGGTATCGTCTCCTTGAGCCACCCGACAATCATGCGGGCATCCTCTGAAATTTGATCTTCTGATGTTTCCGAGAGAGCAAAGGGTAATTGTAGGGGTTGCAGGACAAAGATGGCATTGCACATCCCCTGGCATAGCCTGGCAATCTCGGCCCATGCATGAGGACGGAACAAGAAACAGGAAGGGCAGGGCCCTATGCGGGGGGTGTCAGTTTTTGCAAGACCGGTCTTTGACAGCGCATCGAGCGTGTATCCCGTGGGTGACGCTTGTTTGGACGCGGTTGCTTTTGCAGCGTGAGCGTCGTCCTTGAATATGTAAGCGATCGCATCGGTATTGCCCTCTGGTATGTCAAAGAGTTTGGGGTCGTAATCGTCGTATGCAATGTAGTAAAAGTGCGCCATTTCAAGTCATGGAATATATTTTTAGAGGAAGAAGAGGCCCCCCAAGGACCCAGCGGCAGTGATACCACTCACGACCGCGGTGATCCACGCCCAACGGTAAGCGTCCTTGCCGCTCTGTGTGCTCTTGCAGTCCACCTTTGCCGCTATCACCGAGGTTGAGACGCAGGCCCCAATAGCGAGAACACCCGCAACGCCGCAGACAATAGTTGACGTTTTCATCTCCTTTTTAACACGTCATCAGATATATTTTTATTGAAAAGAGAGAGAGATGGCAACGTCCAAATTTTACGAGATATCAGTGTCTTGGACGCAGGAGGGCAAAGTTCGCAACGTTTCGTGCAGCGTCGTGGGCACGGACTTTAGCGTTCAGGATTGCTACGAGTGGGCGAGAGAGTGCGCCGCAAAGAAGCGTCTCGGGGACCCGCAGATGAGGGACCCCGGCACAAAGTTGTCATTGTACACAACAAGTTGATGTTTATTTGTGTTTACTACGTTCAATTGCTGCCGTGTGTGATGGAACAGTAGCTAATTTACTCTTTAGGATCTTCAAAGCATATGCTTTGGCTTGTTCGGTCCCTCCATGTTTCGAGTCCGATACACACAATGTAGCATTAAACCCGTCTTCTCTACGCCAGCAGACACGCCAAGCATTTTGTGTTTTGAGACGAACTAGTCCTCGTATGCCAGAGTTTGATAACACCTTAGTGTGTCGGTTTCGACAGTTAACCTTGACCGTAACTAGAGCAAGATTTGCATCGGTGTTGTTAAGGCCATTACCATCACCATGGTCGACAACCTTGCCAGATTCTGAGCCACATATAAGAACATGCATCGACGCCCTTGTTTGCCTCGGAATGCCTCCAGGGTTTGGAATGTTGGTAAGCGCGTACCACAATCCAGGACGAGGCTGTGATGCGAAAAAACGAAAGTGACGCAGCATCTTGCGATTGCGATGGTGGTTTGTGCAGACAGCTATTTTGTCCTGCGTTAAAGCAACCAGTATCGTATGCTTGTGTATTTCAACATCGTTTTTATAATGATCTTTCATGAGAGGTGTTTTTTATTTGTGATGACGTGTGGCGTGATGGCTTTTAACTTTAGATTTTGTTTGGTGGGGTGTCATACCATCCTTCCATTCTCCATCGTCCCCCCAATCCCCAGTTTCCGGTTCGTCTCCAGTTAATTTAACGGACAGGGATCCATCAGCCTTTCCTCTGGCGCGAGTCAGTTGCGACTGTGCTTTTAATCTGGCAGCATCTTCTTCAGGGTCCGATTCTTCGTCATCCGCGTTTCCACCACGAGACCATACATCTGGGTGGCCCATGTGGAAGAACCCCCTGTCCTTTGCCTTATACCAAAACACATTGTCCTCTATGAGATACGAATTGGCCCTGCAGTCCACCACCATGACCTTGTGGTTTCTGGTGCACTCAAAGAAGACGGCCTCGAACTGCGCAAAGGTCTTGAATACGCCGGCAAAGTTCTTCCAGATGAGCTGCCTGATTTCAGAGTTGGATTCTCGGGTGAAAACTGCGATATCGATTGAACCTCTGAATCCCTTGCGCAACTCGATGAGATACTGGAGCATGAGGAAGCAGTATGATTTGGCCCACCTGCCATTGTAAATCATGGCCATCATGGGCTTGCTCTTCCAGATAGATGGGGTGAGGTGGCCGATATCCTCGAACACCATGCACGTCGGGGGGCATTCTGCATTGTACTTTTCGGCCATCCTCTTTCTCTTTTCCTGCAGTCTAATGTCCTTGAGCATGTTGGGCTCGTCAAATTCCTCGAGGCAATAGTGGACCAGTGCCTTTGGCGTGTAATTTTCCCACCTGTGTTCTGGGTCAATGGTGCCAGAGTAGACTTTGCAGTCATATATCTTGTGCCTGATGTGCCAAAGAAAGTCCCTGCCGCAAAAACTCTTGCCGGTTCGTCGTCCTCCGGCAAATAAGATGGACGCGTATTCAGGGATCTGTGTGGACGGGTTGAACTTGCGCAGCTTGATCTCTGTGGCCATTGTTTGTTATTTCAGAGTAGACCACGTTTTTTTCTTTGAACAAGTCTTTAGAGTTCCACGACATGCCCCCCCACAAATAGCACTGTGCTGTAATCCTTGAGTTTGTCGGGGTCAAAGACTCTTTCCATACGATTGTTAAAAAATAGCACATATATATCCAAATGTCGAAAACCGGGGGCAAAATCATTGGGGGCATCGCCATGGCGGCAGGAGTGGTCGGCGTGGGCTTTGCCCTGTGGCTGTGGTTCAAGAAAACTGACGAGGATAAGCCCGAGGTATTTGTAGTCGGCGACGCCAATGGTGCCGGCACCTTTCACAGATCGGAAATCGACAAGGTTATTCAGCTCTACGGATCCATCGCGACATTTACTCAGATGAAGGAGGCACAGGAGAATGGTGCGAGTTGGTGCGCGTCGTGTTGGACTCTTGGCGACGACAACAAGATGCACGTCACCATACCCTTGGACGCGACAATGGCGATCACCTGTCCCGGGGGCCATGCTGGCTTGAACGATGTCACGCTGGTACCCGAGCAAATGGATACCTACACTGAATACGTGGCTGTGTACGGCATTAAACCAAAGGTGCCCAAGGATGCCAACCACAAACTCATTCCTTGGAATGCTACCAAGTATTCAAGGTGGGAAGACAACAAATGATGGGGTTTTCTTAGATTGGTTCATCACCCTCGCTCTTGTAAGCCTCCTCCTCTTCATCATCGCTCTTCATTGCAGGGCTGTGACTCCTCCTTGGGCTCCCATGAGGGGATCCCGGAGGGGGCATGGCAATGTCCAAGGTTTCAGAGGTATTTGACATGACATCCTCTTCAATGACAGGGGACGGTGACTTCACGACCTCTTGTATCGGGTCGTAGACAGGGACAGCGGCGGTCATTGGCTCGGGCTCCGCGCTTGGGACTGGGGGCTCCTGAACGACGACCTGGGTGGCGGGCACCACCGCTGCAGCGATGGGCTCTTGGACAATCTCCTGCATGGGGATCCCACTGCTGAAATCAGTGTCGGCCTCAACTCGTTCTATGGCTCTCTGGAGGGCCCTGAGTTTCGGAGGGTGCTGCTCCTCCACGGATGGTGCCTTGGCAAACATGCCAACCGGAACGATGGCGAGGGCCTGCGTACGCACGATCTGGTCGATCCAACGCCTCACCTTGGCCCTCATGTCGATATCAAAGGTGCAAAAGAACTCTGCCTGAGACAGTTCCGTCGCGCAAGTCTCGAGGACAGTCCTGAAGAACTTGATGATTGACGGTACCGAGATCACCTGGCGGCACCTACGTGCAGTGGCCAACGCCAGAACGGTAGCGTGAGACTTGACGACCATCTGGAGCGATACGTCGGCGTCATCTGCCTTCTTCTCGCCGATCTCTGTGCGCATCTCCTGGTCGCTCCACGTGCGAGAGTTCGCCAGGAGCCTGTTGTACGCATCGTCAATGTTCATCGAGTTGGGCTGCATCTGGACACAGAGCTCGGACGCGCGCCACAGCTTGCGCAGGGTCTGTTCGACGGCGGGGGTGATAAGCATCTGCAGGCCATAAACCCATTCATCCCTCTGTTTAGAGTAGCGGTCCAATCTCGCGGCGTAGGTTGTTGCGTTTTGCTGCTGTTGCTGCTGCATCTTTTCTTTGAACAGAAAGACTGGTATGTGTAAATAAGCAGTGAAAATATTTGTTGACGGGTGCCAACATAAAAATCACACAGGTAACGCTTCTATGGATCCCGAGATCGTGCTAGAGGCCAACCCCGATGCGGATGAACTACCGTTGCCGGACGCTACAAGAGTCAAGTTTCTCGAGATGACGTTCCCCAAGGAGTTTGACGACGAGGACGACCCCGACTATGAGCCCTCGTCTTCGGAGGACGAGTCGGATACCGATTCCGAGGTTGTCGAGAGCGAAGGGGAGGACGAAGACGACGACGACGAAGAGGTTACCGTTGTTTTGGGTGGTGGAGATGACAGTAGCGACAGTGATGACGACAATGCAATGGAAACAGCCTAAAGACATTATTCATGTTTACACCACATTGCTCTCTGATCCTTGGTACCATAAGGCACAAATATGACTCCATTTGGCGCATAAGCATAAGAGTCAGTTACGAACACCTTGGTCATGTTTTTGCGAGCCCATTTGAAAAAGTCTGTGCCATTTCGAAGCGCAGTGTACGTTGCTGCTGTGTTCCCCCAGTTGAGTGGGTTACCCCTCCACGAGAGTTCGTAACACACACGTTCCACCAGAATGGCGAGTATGTCGACTTCGGTGATAAGCTCTCCAGTATTGCGATCGTGAACGCGAACAAATGGTTCCTCGTCTGGCTTGATGCGAGAGGGGTCGCAGAAAACAAGCACTCGAGATGTTTCCATTTATTCTAGTTTGTATGTATCGTGGCTCAATCCAAAATACACTGACGAGGCCCATATCATACCATCTCTGTAAATGCGCCACTGTGGTTGTGCCCAACGAGACGCCCATACCGCGGGGCTCTGTTTGTGCGTGTACATCTCGTACATGATGTAGTGACGTTTCGGTCTAAAGCCACGAGGGGATGGCACGCAGACATCGTCTGTCGTATGGTACACGACAAACCCTTTTGGCTCTTGTTTCATGCGGACCGTCGTGCGACAGCGCAACTCGCAGACGAGACAGAGCTGGTGGGTATTTCCTGTCTCGGACGAAGACAAAGACAAGGCAGGCTGGCCACACAACTTGCACGTTGCCATTTTTCTTTAAAGAATGATGAGTCACTACAAACATTATGAAACAGATAACTAGATATGCGGCCGCGTATGGTATCGGTTCCTGTGCGGGAATCATAAACGAGTTACTTCAGAACCCCAACCACTGGGCCATCGTGAACCCCAGCTGGAAGGTGCCCATCATTGCCACTGTTGGCAATATTTATGGTTGGAGCACTATGGCCGCTACGGCAATGTTTGATTTTGCATCAAAACGCAACATTAACCCTTGGATACAAATCGTCGGTGCTACCATAATGGCTGTGGCAGTCGAGGGAGTTGCGGGGCAGATTAGTAAGAAATTTCACAAGGGAACCAAGACCTGGGATTACCCCCCATCGTGGATACCAATAGCGGGTGGATACGTCTCTGTCCTTTCAACTCTGTTCTTTGGCGTGGGGGTTGCCGCGTTTTATTGGTTAATTTACAAACCTCTGTTGGCCCAATGAATGGGCGCGGCCCAAAAATAAGGGGCGACAGGATGCTGGAATCGAACCAGCAGCGGCGGTTAAGCCATTGAGAGCTTATATGGTGCTCTCTAATCCCTTACCCACTTGGATACTCCTGCCACCAAAACACAGTGTGAACCCAGAAAGAGACAATAGATTCGTATTCATTTTATTTTGTTATTATGGGGGTTTTTACAGATATTCCCCTCCGCCCAGAACTGCATCGATATCTGTGCTGCGCGGTCTGGTGTATCCTTCCTTTACCACTTCTGATTTGAGGCGCATCAGGGCCTGAGTGAGGCGTTGGACATTCTCGGTCAATTTGGGGATCTGACTGTTCTCCTTGGTGAGCCTTGCAACGTCTGCTTGAAGGCTAGTGTTTGCAGCCTGCAGAGCGGGATTTTCCACTGCTGTTGGTTGCTGCTGCTGCTGCCCTATCGGGGCCGGGGCCAAAGGACGTTTTTCAAGTTCAGCAATGCGAGCGTCCTTTTCTCTGGTGATCCTTTCCAGATCCAATAGAGCTTTGCGTTCCGCAGCTTTTGCATCCCTGACCTGTGCGTTTATGCCGACACTCATGCTCGTCAACCGTTCGGTCAATTTTTGGTTCTCTGTCCTGATGGCTTCTGAATCCTCCCTCAATTTCTGATTTACCAGTATGATGGCTTCCGACTCTCGCTTCAAATCCTCGATTTCCTTCTTTGAAGATGCTGCCATCATGCGCATTCTGTCAAGTGCGTCCGTAATTCGCAGCCTTTCAGCTCCGCTTGACATGATGTTTCCGCGTGCATCGTCGAGCTCTTGAGTCAGTCTTTGGACCTCTGAACCGAGTTGTTCCAAGGTTGCGACAGAGGGGGCCGCTCGTAATCTTTCCTCTAGTTCACGCACTCTATCGTCTTGTGCTGCGGGTTGCTCTGATATTTGAGCCTCCAGAGCCTGAATTCTATCCCTTTGCGCAGTTAGCCGTTCGGCAGCATGGGTCAACAATGCGTCCCTTTTATCGAGCTCCTGTTGGTAGTGAAATGTCTCTTCCTGGGGTCCATTCAAGGATCTCCACAGGGCTTCGTATTCACCCCGCCATTTGTCCCTATCGGCTGTAATGCGAGCGATATCTGCAGGGGAGGTTGCAGGTGCGGGTGTGGAAGGTCTTGTGCGTGGCCTTGTTGGAGATGCAACGGGGGCATGGCCTGTCAGTGATTCCAAGCCTTCAATTGACACTGCCGCCAATTTGGGGCGACACAAGACGAGCCCCATCCCCCTGGAACCCTGAAGCAATTCAGTCTTGAGTCTCTTGAACGTGGTATAACACGCCGAACCGGGGAATGGTCTCGCGGCTCCTGGGTTCATGGCTCTGTCAAAAACTGCATTGCACTCCTCGCCCGCACCACAAACAACCCACAGACACCTGTCTGCCGGGGGGATGGTGAGGGGATCGTGGTCAGGACCAGTGACGGCTCTGTAAACGAGGTATTCGCCACTCGTGTACAACCTCCCATTCCTGACCTTGATGGGGTATGGAGTGCCAAGTCTGACGGCTACCAGAAAAGCTTCGGTGGACACGGTATTTGCCGAGCTGTCGTCCACCCGATCAGTTTCCTTGTACAAGTACTGATGAGAGCTGATGGCTTCACGGAGGTCATCGTCAATCTCGGCCTCTGGCGCGGGGGAGTCCAACCAAGCCCCGATTGACTTTGGTACTGATGAGACGACTGGTCTTCTAGACATTTTTTTGTATTATGTTATTGTTATTTTTCAGCGGTGGTGGTGGTGGTCGTCTTCTCTGGTCGTGTCAATGACCACGGCCACTGCGCCCTTTGGGAGTCGTTCGGGAGGCGAAGGTGCGTTCATGTCCGAACCGGGAGAAGGGAGTGAATCCTTGGGTTTGCAAGAACAGAAATTGTCCCCGCACTTTGCGCGCCATCTCATGGCGGCTATGAACCCGAAAAACGAAACGACGATATCCACAACCATCAGAATGAGCAGGTTGGTGGTGCTCTGTTCGCAACACTCTGACATGGTTTCTTGTTTAACAATCGGGTTTATTATAATTGTACGAGTGCGCCCGCCAATCTCAGCTGTGTTCCACCGAGAACAGGTCGTCCAACTCTTCTTGTGAACGTTTTCCGATAATGTTGCGGTAGAGCGATCCATTGATGGCGTCCCCGACATCATCCTCGGTCGGTTCATCCGAATAAGTGGCCCCCCTGGTGCCGAGCACGTTGTTGCCGTGGATAGTGAAGACTCCTCTGGGTGCTGCCCTGCCTCCGGCCCCGCCGTTTGCCGAAGAGCCGCCACCCGTGGGCAGCATGAAAAGGGTCGATTTCTTGAAGGAGACGGGGTCCGCGCCCCCAACCCAACCGGAAATGCCGCCGCCAATGGTGCGGAAATCCTGACGGGCACCGTCAGATTTTGGCATGCGGGCTCCGGCCGTCATGTCGTGCAGCCTGATTGGGCCGCTACCAGGCATCCCAAGCCCAACGGTGGACTCTGCAAATGGGCGCTCCCTGACCCTGGTCCTGCGCATGTATCCTCCCTCTGGAGGGTTGATGTCGTTGCCCGCGTTGGCCCCAATGCTGAAGGAAGGAGTGCCCTTGGTATCCCAGACCCCAGGAATCTCTCCTCCTCCTCTGGAAGACCCGTCAATGGCAAAGCGAGTGCCAATTCTCCTGACGCGGCTCTCGAGCTGGGGGTTGACGTTTAGACCACCGCCCATCTCTCCTCCCATGCCAATGCTGCGCTCGACTGGGGGGGTAAAGTCGATGCGCCTGTTCATGCGCCCGCCCTGAACAATGTTGACTCCATCCGCGCCATAGCTCTGGGTCCTCGCCACGGCCCCGCCGCTGTAGGGCTTGTACTGTTGAGGGTTGCGGGTGTGCGCGGGGAGCTGGATCTCTGCGGCTTCAGAGGGAGCATTCCGGCCGCCCATGCCGCGCACTCCGCCGTAAGAATTGTAGACGGGTTCCGATCTACCCCCAAAGTAGATGAGGGATTCGGGAGCGGGCATGGAGAAGCCTCCGCGGTTGGCCACTGGGGGCATGAACTTCTTCTCGTCGTCCGGGCGCGTGGTGGTGGCAAACGTCTGGGAACGGTTGGCCGCCAGGTACTTGACGTCTGGGGTCCTCCCGGATTTTGCGCCGCTGCCCCAGTCGACGTCCCTCTCGTCGCCGTCCTGGTCAAAGACCATGGTGTAATCGTCCATTGGCCTGTTGATCTCCTTCCCGCTCAGCTCCTGTTCCCTGTTGAACAGGTATCCTGGGATCTTGTGGAACCGTTCTGCTTCGTAATCCCGAGGGCCCCAGAACTCCAGGTCGGTCTGGGCGTGGTTGCCGTGGGGTATGTAGGACGACTCGAGGGGCTCGGCGTAGCCAAACCCCCAGTCCGCGTAGACGCGGGTGGGGCAGGGATCCTCGTTGATCTCGACCTCTGCGTCGCGTCTGGTGTCCTGATGGATGCCCGGGAGGAAATCTCCGAGCATGCCGACCGATTCGGCGAGGTGCTGGCCGCGCAGAGGGGGGCGGTGGCCCGAGCTGGAGGCGTCCCTGGTGGGGCAGATGGCCTGCCCGCAGTCAAACTGCCAGTCGCTCTGGTCCTGGTACTCGGGACTGGATACGTCAATGTATGGGCTCGCGTACATTGCTGAACCCGACCTGTCGATCAAACCGGGAGAGTAGACAGAGGCGCCCCGATACGCCGCGCGGCTGTCTCCGCCGGGAGGGGGGATGGCTGGGGAGATAGGGGGGTCGTACAAGGTCTGTGATGTGGGCGGGAGGCTCTCGAAGAATTGTCTCTCTGATACTCTCTGTGCGGCATACGTAGTGCGAGGTGGGGAGGGGGTCTTCTTTGACAGCCCAGCAATGCCCGCGAGGGCAAAACCAGCCGCTGTTATACCTAGGATCGCAGCCATACTGTTGAGTTGTTGAGAGTGCAAATTATTATTTGTTATTGACTTTAATACTGAACAGAGATGGAGAGGGGACGACTTCAATTCACTGATCAGTATTTAATGGGGGTGAGCGAGTACTTGTTTATCAAGACTGCATATCGCAACCATAGACGAGTGGACGAACTCGTTGGTGATAATGATCCAATGGTTAAAGCCATCAAGAAAAAACAAGAAAGGCGCGAACGTGAAAGCAAATAATGTCGTTTCATCCTTTATCCTTGGTCTTTGGTCTTTGGTCTTACAGAAGAAGAAGAAGAAGAAGAAGGATAATGGACCCCCATTTGACAGAGGATGGGCCTGGGTCCAAGCAAGCACGCGAAGTCACGTTCTTTAAAATTGTTTATCGCAGACATGATTTGGCCCCATCATTCACTGCAGAAAAGCAAGGCCATGGCACGGCTCACAAACTCACAAATCAGAGAATACCCAAACACAATGGTCCAAAAAAGTGAATACATCAATTAATCCCAGATGGTGGTGGCATCCTCAGAGACGTACACCTCGCTGTTGCCATCCCAGAGCCCGTCGCTCGCGGCCGTCTGGGCGTTCCAGATTCGGGCCACGTCTTCCGACTGCTCGGTCGCGGGGTCGTTGTAATTCACCCAGTTGTGGTCCCTGAGCACGAGGGCGCCCAGCATGTCGTCGCGCTCTGCGCCCATCACCATGCGCTCGTTGGCACCGATCGAGGGCTGTCCGGAAGGGTTACAGACTCCGGCGCGGGGCACCGAGCCCATCGGGGACCTGTAGCGGTTGGCCTCGAACCACTGGGCGCGCGCGAACCCGGATTCCGGGACCGGCATGTCTGTGACGTTTTCCATGCCCGGGCCCATGGGATGTTGGATCTTGGGCGTCCTGCCCACCGTAAACGGACCCGTGTAAGCCTTTGAGCCGGGTCTTGCCATTACAAAGCTGAGCATGTCCATTTTTATTGGCAATCTGAATGGTTGGTTTGTGTTGTTACACATTGATCATTTTTTTATTTCGGATGCTTTCCGGTGGGCATCGTGCGTGACAGCACTTCAAAAACCCCAGCCCCGTCTGGAACTTTTTTACACGATCGCACGACATCCATGGCTTGCCAATATGTGAAGAGAGCTTCTTTTCTCTTTGCTTTCTCCGAAATGATCCATACCTTTTGTCCATTGTCGTAGATGCAGACATAAGCCCCCATGTGGCTGTAGACCGATTCCGCGGCGACGTTGCCGACTGGAACCAACCAAGCATCATCCTGAGATAACACTGCCATTGCCTCGCCCACTCTGACGCAGAGTATCGCAGAGTTGGCAGGGTGTGGAGGCCTCCATGTGATTGCCGAACGAGAGTTTGGTTTGTATGGTGCCAACGAATCGACCAAGAGCACTCTCCTGCCGTCTTCCCTGGTGATCTCATTGGCTACATTGTACACTGTCTCTGTCTCGGACGAAGCCGAAGACGAAGACGAAGACAAAGACACTGGCGAGTACTCTAATTTAGCGTACATGTTCGTTTCCGGGACAACACGCATCCTCTCTAGCAAGGGCAGATGGCATGTTGATTTGCCCCAAACGTAGATCGAATCAAAGACGTGGACCTCCCCGGAACTCGTGACCAGACAATCCAGGGCGCTGTTTATTGCCGTGCATGGCCCGCCGCTTAGTTTGAAATCCGGGTCGGTGATGGGCGCGAGGGTATCCCTGTCCAATACCTCTACCCAATTGGCCTCCCCGGGGTACACTAGTATGACTCGCTTGCCGGCGGGCAGCACCGTAAATACCCACTGTTCTTTCTTTGGCAGCACGGCCTTCTCGATCAGCCACGTGTTATCTTCCCTTATCCTGGTATCGCCCCTTCCGTAAGGAGGCTCCCTGGCCCTGCCCATTGTCAGGGCCTCGATGACCTTAATACGGCATGTCATGGTAAGCAGAGGAATCGACCACTGTGCCTCCAGAGGATCCTCCAACCTGCAGCTTGGATCCGTGATGACCAGATCCCATTTCTTTTCGCTGCCGTTTGGCTGCATCTCTCTCTGAAGAGCCACGCGGAGCGCTTCTTGTTGAATCGCGGCGACTTCTGCCCTTGACGGGTGTGTCTTGATGTACGCCTCGAAGTATTTTGCCAAAGGATGGAGCGAGATCGCCGCTGAGAGCAATACCACTGGTGTCATGCTTGTTTTTGCGATCTGCTTGTACGCGACTTCTGCCTCTTGTCGTCCTCGAAACTTGAGCTCCCGCATCCGTTGTTGTGCCAGAGAATGATATAAGTCTGCTCGTGTCGAATCCCACGACAATGTTGACGTATGGAGAAATCGGCACGAGCCAAGAGGCGTCCCCGGTGGGGGCGAATGTCTCTGGGCAGTATTGGCTGAGGTGCCTATCGTTGGCCATGGCCTCGATTGCCATATAAGTCACCGCCACGGTGTGGGAACACACCATCCCCGTGCCGAACCCATTGAAGATCTTTGCCATCACGGGTCCAAAGTACGCCAGGAATTCCGGATAAGCCGAGAACTCTACCGTGTACTTCATCTTCCCGATAAAGTCATCCAGTTTCTGTCTCTGGTTCGGATCCAACCTCACCTGTCTCCAGAACACGGTTCCGTTGGAGGATGCGAGGTAATCTAGGGGTACCAATTGGCAACCACCAAACCTGTCGCCCTGGGTGTTCATGACCCCTTCCTCGCGCATGTGAGAGCTCCATTCGTACATGACATCAGTCTCGGGATCCCTCCATATGATGCCGCAGTGAGACCAAAGCGATTTGGTCACGACTCTTGATACGCTGGTGGGGCATGAGGTCAGTATGAGATCGCCGCTTTTCGCCCTCTGCTTGAACTTTGAATACGAGACAGAGATTGCGGGGCCGGTCGAGCTGTCCAAATCGTCTCCAAGGTAAGTTATCGTCCTGGCCAGTCCCCCTACGGCCATTGCCATCAAACTTCCACCCAGCATGGAAGACAGGATCCCGGCCATTTTTTTATTTAATGACTTGTGTGACAAATTATAAACTTGTATCTGAACGGGAATGTCTTACGCCCCCAATCCGTATTTTGAGGATGCAGTGATAGATTCTTTTGGCAATGTGCTCCCACTTGGGACCGCAATGCCGCAGAGCGCGCCGATGCAGGTCCCCAGATATCCAAAGGTCGAGCCCAAACCAGTCGTCGTAAAGCAGGTCGTGGAGCATTTCAGGTTTCGCAATACCACTCAAACAGCTCCCCCCATGACAAAAGAGATACTCAGGGTGCCGCCGCCTCCCCCAGTCCCAGCGGCATGGAAACAACCCGATGTCCATTCTTGGTCCCCTGCAATGAGGGAGCTCGTAAAAGCAGAGTTCCCCAGGCTGCGCGACCAGAGTCGTACTTATCTGGAGAGGTTTGACGAGTCGGTGGCCGAGATCAGGGAACATTACAACAATAACCCTCCCGTTGGCCGCGTCTTGGACAAGTTGGTCATGCGTAAAAAGGCCATTGACGTCGATCTGTTTGGTGTCGTTCCCGCTGGGCTCTTGGCGCTCGTGTGGACAGAGTACGTTTTGGTCATTGACGAGAAGGAGTGTTATGATCTTTTCAGGGACACGCTGTTGGACATGGCCCAGACTTGCGTCCAAGGGGACTCGCACAGACTGTTCACCATACTGGTCGCGTTACACCGTGCTGAAAACGCCGAGACGCGCGATTAGAGTTTGGTTTTTTGTAAGTAATAACAAACAACAATACAAACAAATGGAAAAGACTCAGGCCAACTATGATGTTCCAAAGCCGCAGAGGGTCGTGGTGAGTCTGTCGACCATACCCAGTCGGTGCGACAAATTGGAGGAGACGCTCGTGTCCTTGGCTTCGCAGACGCTCAAGCCCAACGCAATCTATGTCTCGGTTTCCAAGGATTCCATCCGGGAGAAGAAACCCTACCCCGTCAAGGAGCTTGCCAAGACTGTCAAGCGCATCCTGCCTGGGGTGGGCAGGGTCATTGTTTTGGAAGAGGACTATGGGCCGCTCACAAAGCTCATGGGCCCCCTGCTCAACGAGAGCGATTCGGACACCCTGATCATCACTGTCGACGACGACCAGAAATACGGTGAAAAACTCGTGGAGACTCTTGTGAAAGGCTCTCACGACCACCCCGGAGCCGCCATTTGCATGTGCGGTCACGTGATTGGCAAGTTCCCCCACATTTGGGGCTACAGGTGTTCCAGAAAGGACAGGGTTTGGCCGCTGAAGCACATTTACCTCAAACCGGGTTCGAGGGTCGATGTGGTGTCCGGATGGTGCGGGGTTCTCTACCCGCGCGGGATTTTTGGGGCCGAGGTACCCAACCCCGCAATGGAGGCCCTCAGGAAGGACACCCTGAAGATACTGCACAGACACGACGACTTGTACATTTCGGCGTGGCTCGACCTCTTGAAAGTCGACAAGTACGTCGTCGCGTACACGGCCAAGGATGGCAAGCAAGGGGACGACCAGCTCAAACACGCCTATAAGGATTCGCTGTCAATGGGGGATTCCGGTCCAACCCCAGCGCAGGGGATAAAACATATGAATGAGTTCTGGGGGGTCGTGAGAGCCCTGAGGTCAAAGGGCATGTTGGTGAGTAACCTGAGGGTCAAATGGTACAACTCCACCGTGACACTGGCCACGATTGGCGCCGTCCTGGTGGTTGCCACTGCGGTTGGCGTGATCGTGTATTGCAAACATCACAGGTCGGCCAAAGCGGTGGGAGAGTTGCTGTAAAGTATGTGAAAAAAAATAGTCACCGAAATACAAATGACAAAGTGCATTGGAGTGACAGCAACCGGCCGCAAATGCAAGGCAAACGCGGTGGCGGGCAGCCAATACTGCTACGCCCACGTGGGAGGCAAGGTAGCCAAACCCAGCGTGCTCAAAGTGAGACACACCCGTCGCCGTGCTGCCCTCTACACCCCGCGTCGCTACCTTGCCACCAGGCCTGCGGGCAGGAGGGTCTGCTCGAGGTCGCGCCGCGCCACGTTGAAGTCGAGGTCGCGCTCTGCGGCTCGCAATCTGTTCCAGACGGTCGACCGTTCGAGCTGCAGACCAAAGACGGACACTGGCAGGGCCGCGAGGAAGCTCCCGGGAGACATGGTCATCCCGACGGCCCGCGAGTACATTATGCAGTTCCCCGAGGCCGAGCGCAAGCAGAAACTGATCGAGTACCTCGGAATGTCTGGTTGCGAGCTCGCCAAGATTGCGGTGCACAGGCAATACAAGCGCAAGCAGTAAATTCGCACTTGAAAAAATAAAGACATTTCTTTAAGTTTTTCAGGAATAAGATGAGCAAGTGCGCATCGTGCGGGCAGGCAATCAACACCGGCATTTTAAAGTGCAGTTACTGCAGAAAGGCCTTTTGTGACGCCTGTTGGCAAAAGGGTGTCAAATTGGTGACTTCCAAGAAAAAGTCTGTTGGTTTTGCGTGTGAGGTCTGCAAGGCCCTGATGCGCTAGAGCGTCCCCTTTTTAGAGAGCGCCATGTAGCGCTCAAACTCTTCGCGGTTGTTTCTGTTGAGCCGGACGACGCACAAGGACGAGCAGGTGTGGTAGTGGATGCGCGTCCTGCGGAATGGGCAGTACAAGACCGACCAGTGCGAGTAGACCGGGTTGAAGGCGTCCCTGATGCGGCCGCAGATGTGGCAGTTCTCGTCCGTGCGCCACGGAATATCGCTGGTCTCGGCGTCGTAAAAGTCGACAAAGTCCTCTGGCTTTTGGTTGGGGTACTCGGGGTTGGGCTCCATCTGGAGAGAAGTTGCCATGTTTTGTTTTTAAACTGGTTGACGTCATTCCATATGGAATATCTATCATTTCATATTGAGAAAACCGCAATAACATATCATGCTGAGAAAACCGCAAGAAAATATCCTTCTGAGAAAACCGTCGTAAAATATCTATATATGATATACATTTGTATGACGTAATTCGCTTTCATTTTTATTGTTTTGCAAAGCAAAAGCAAAAGCGAAAAAGCTTAATCCTCACAGCCAAAACAACCAACTCCCTACTCCAAGCAAAATGGCATCCAAGAAGAGGTCCGCCACCACTGCCGCCAGCGAGCCGGTCGCGAAAAAGCTCAAGCTGGAGACGTACCTCATCCTGTTCGAGCAGCAGAACTCCTCGTCTCCCGAAAAGTACTACGCGGTCAACGTCCCGATGGCCGGCCTCACGCCCGAGCACATGGAGGAGATCCGCAAGCTCGTTGGCAAGTCCGACGTGACCGCTCTGCCGGTGGAGCTGCGCAAGGTCGTCTCCAAGGAGCTCGCCGCCATGATCTACAGCTGGGTGTGCGAGGACATGTTCGAGTACGTCAAGCCGGTGCCAAAGCCGATCGATTCCGACCTCTTCTTCATCATGGGCAAGTGGGACTGCAGCTTTGACGAGTCGTTTGTCGAGACCCCCGACTACATCAAGCTCGACAACCTCATGAAGAAGGCACTCGGCAAGGAACCAGAGGTCGAGGAAGAGGCCGAGGAGGAGCTGGAGGCCGAGGTCCCGGAACCCGAAGAGGAGGAACCGAGCTCGGACTCGGACTCGGACTCGTCTTCGTCCGACGAGGAGGAGGAGGAGAAGAAGAAGAAGACGGTCATTGACCTCACCCAGGATGAGGACTGCTAAAAATAGCAGCACCGAAATGGAACAAAGAAAGCTTTGATTCCTCCGTCAAAGTACTAATTTTAGCTCTGAAGGTAAAAACCATCACTGTTATGCAATTATTGGAGGGGGGTGGACTGAATCCGATAATGTTTCCTTGTAACTTGGAACCTTTGCCTTTTCTTCAGCAAGGCGTTTCGATGCAAGTTCCTTTGCATTGGACTTGCCACCATGTACATGCCATGTAAATACACGTTCCTTTTGCTTACCATCCAAGCCATTCCACTGAATACGCCAAGCTGAACCTTTAATGTCTTCGCGTAACCCGGTTATTCCCGTTTTGTTCTTTGGATGTAGACGGTGACGCATTACACAGTTGGCAGCGTGACTGACAGAGACGAGATTGACGGCCCTGTTGTCGAGACCATCATTGTTCTTGTGATGTACGTCTTGTCCTTTTACTGCGGGTATGACAAAATGATGCATGTAGACTATTTTGCCCGAAATTTGCGTGACAGCATACCACACGCCATGCATGTAACTTGCATGAAACCGATGCGTTTTTAAGACATCGCGCATGTGGTCGGTGTTATCGCACTTGGTTTCCTTGTTTTGCGTTAGTACTACGCGCAAATGATCAAGCTGCTCGATGACGCTGTTGAAGTAAGAGTCTGCCATTAGTTGGATTTTAATAAGATTAGGCTTGATTTTATTGATTTTGTATGACGTATGCAAAAACAGTAAAACCTCACCGCGGGGACCCTCAAAACTACAACAAGCAACCCTATCCACCTTATGCGGCGAATTTCTGCATGAAAAAAAATGGTTAGTAAATGTTGACAGTAAGGAAAGGGGTTTCGTACGACTCCGAGCATACCCAGAGACATCTTGCAAAGGTTCTTTTGGTGGTAATGAGAAGGGTTTTGGTTAGTAAATTCATGAGATAAAAATGGGTGGCATACAAAGTTCCTTGCGTAGACGTGGATGCGGCCGGCGTGCGCCCAAGAGAGGGGGGTGTCGACGGCAGTGTTCGTGGGGTCCCACGACCAGGCGGGGGCGGCTGCGGGCCACAGCTCAAAGCGAATGTACGCAGTGTCCATGCGAGAAAAGTTGACCGAGCCAGAGTGGAGCAGGCCATCAACCTCAACACCGAACGGGTACGTTCCTGTAAGGAAAATTGCATAGTGTTAGTATGTAAAAATGCATAGCAAATGTATGACATACCGACAAACTTGCCGTGGGGGACACGGTAATGGCCACGCTGGGCGGGGAGGGTGCTCAGGTTCTCAACCGACAGCTTGACCGTACGCTGGTTGTTGTTCAGGAAGATCTGAGCAGACTGGTACGGGGGAGCGTGCATGCTCTGAGCAGGGAAAGAGAACGGAGCCACAGCGCCAGCAATGATTGGCGCGAATCGGACTCCGCTGAAATCCAGCCAATTTTTGGCCGTGATGGCATCTTCGCGCTGGAAGACGTACATCAGATCGGTTACAGGCTGGTTCCAGCGGATGTTGACCTGCTTGTAGGTGTCGGTCGCGAGGTAGCTCTCCTCACCGAGGTACTGGACCTGGGCAAAGATCTGCTCGAGCTTCTGGTTGGCGAACATTGCGCGCTCCGGACGGTCGAGGTACTGGAAGTTGCACAGGTAGTGCAGCTCGTCAAAGTTGGCTGGGGTCGTGACCGAACCGGCCTGGCCCGCACCGTCGCCATTCCAGCCGGCCTGGGTCAGCTGGTTCACCGCGCGGAGGGAGAGGTCCATGCGCAGCTCGTGCCAGTAGAGGCCGATCATGGGCAGGGACTGCTCCAGCCAGTTGTTGAACCAGAACTGCAGCGGGATGTGCAGCTTCTGGGGCACCAGCGAGTGGATCGCGGCCTGGGCAATGTTGTCGTAGAGACCGACCTCCTCCGTCAGCTTGTGACCAGCCTTGCGGCTAACCAGCTCGCGCATGTACATGTACCTGCCGCTCTGGGTGTCGAACTCGTGCTGACCGATCATGGCCGAGATCTCGTGGATCATGGCATAACCGATACCGTTCGTCCACGACGTGAAAGTGCCGTTGGTGATGCTGAAGTTCGAGTTATCAGAGTAGGTGATGCGAGGGAGGTGAACCGTCAGGTACATCTGGCTCAGCAGATCACCGGCACGAGCAACGGTCGTCTGGATGTTCGAGCGCCCAAACGCGGGGGTGTTGTTGGTGCTCTGCTCAGCCTCGCCTGACGCAAAGTTAGTGTGGCGCGAGTAGACAGCACGGAAGAAAGACACCTCACGAGGCGACATGGTGAGCATATCCTGAGGGCCCCTCAGGGCATTCTGGGTCTGGCAGCCGACTGATGCAGACATTGCGGATTAAGTTTTTGCCTTGAGTGTATTTGTTATTCTATCTTCACATAATTTTGTTGGGGTCTGACCGAGGAGTGCCCTTTGATATGACTGTTTCCAAAACCCTTTCAACCGGGGGGAGGGGCACACCCAGGAGTTCGGTCAAAAATTGGCCAGTCTTGCGATCGATGACGACCACTTCTCCCGTTCTCAACAGTTCTATCATGTGTTCTTGGCTCGGCACTGCCACGTGCTTGGCTCCCTTTAGGTCCAACTTTATAGTGTCCAAAGATGCGTTTGCAGACATGTTTGGACTTTAGTTGTATTATTCAAAGAAGACTTTTTTATCCCAAAATGTGCTCTGCAGGCGCATACGTGCAAGTGGCAATGAAGGGCCCCCAAGATGCAAAATGCCAAGCCACCGAGTTGATAGTCGTGACCACGGATTGGAAACTCGAGGATGCGGGGGGCAAGACGTACGGCATGTGTTTCGTCAGGGTCTCGCCGCCGTACGACCACCTCAATTTCAAGAGAGGCTTTTCCCTCCCGTGCCCGACCCATCAGAGATGTGCGCTGTTTGCCCTTGTGCTCGGCATGGAGATGGTCGACAGCATCCCTGCGGTCACCGAGAGGCCAGAGTTCGCGATTGCGACCAAAAATTCCTGGATCTGCGACACCCTGGTCAGGCACAAGGTCGACGAGTGGGACGGCAATAGCCATTGGCCAAAGCACACGGCCAGCGTAAAGGGCCTTCTTTTACGCGCACGGGACGTCATGGCCGAGCTTCCCGGCAGGTCCACGTTGGTGTACATCCCCAGAGAAGACGATGACGAGAATCACGTGGATCTCATCTCCAAAGAGGAGGATACCGACGTCGACGCCATCACCAAGAAGGGAGGGGGCCAACAGGAGATCGAAAAAGCGCTCAGGGATATGAGGATGCGGGGTGTCATGATCAACGAATTGATGGCGTCGGGTGCTCGCAGTTCCAGGGCAAAAGCCGTCTCTGGAAGAAAAGACAAGAAGAAAAAAAAGATGACCCCTGGTAAACAACAACAAGCCAAGGATGTCGTCGTCGTCAACAAGCCAGGAAAAGGAGATGGACCTCTCGGAGATGGAGACGCGGTTCGACCAGCTGAAGAGCATCGTGACGACCCTCCGGTCGCGCAATTCGCTGCTGTCGGACGAGAACAATGCGCTGAAGCTCCAGCTGGATCAAATCCGTGCTGAAATTGGTGGCAAACTCTACCAGGAGAGAGGGCCAATGGGGGATCTCGTGAAGTCTGTCGAGCAGCTGCGAGACACCCTCGCCAAGAGGATTGACGACAAGACCGTTCGCGACATGGCTTCCGGCAAGCCTCTCCGCGTGGTCGTCGCGGAAGTCGGGATTTCCGGGTCCGAAAAGCTCGCCCAGGAACTGCTCGAGAAGGGAGACATGCCGCTGACGCCCAGCAAGGAAAACCCTCGCATTGAAGAACTTTAACCACAGTTTATGTTAAATGCCCTGATCATGTCGTCTGGTTTTGTCGAGGCAGATGGCTGATCGTGCAGCAATTTGTTGCACGTTTCGCAGTGCGGGAGGCAACACTGTTGGCAACGGCACGTCTCCACCTGATCGATCCAAGTTCTGCAAAAGCTGCAGATATAAGCCGTTCCATGGTCGTAAAGACGCCACAGAATAAAGGGGCCGTCGTATAAAACTCCCTCTCGGCGTTCCATGCGTTTAAAAAAAGAGTAGTACACAATAAAAGATGTCAAAACATCAGGATAGATTTACAGCCGATCACGCCCTCGATATCTCGAGGGGCAGGCACGAGGCCTTTGAGAAGACCATGAACATTATCCGGAATATGATGGACAATCAGATCAGGGACGCGGCAAAGATGGGGAAACAGTCCGTCACCATTGAAATACCAAGGACAGTGTTTGGGAGAGAAACTTTTGACCTCATTGAGATGGGCAGGGCTTTGGCGGAACAGCTCTGGGAGGACAAGTTCTCGGTATCGGGCACTTATACTCGCTTTGTTGTCAGTTGGGGGGACAACAAGAAACCCCTGCCAACAATGACGACCCGGGTCTCACAACAGCAGGCCAAACCAGTCATCACACTCCCCACCCCCAGGAAAAGGATCAATTAAACAGGGACATAGGTCTTTCCATCTATGGTAATGGCCCCTCCTCCTCCGGGCAGAGCAGGGGTTGTCTTCGAAGATGACTTGTGGGCCCCTGCCAACCTCACGATGGCATCGATCGCAACCACGAACAGGATGCCCACTCCGGCAAACAGCAACATTTGCTTAAAGTCAAGGCCATCAAACGAGCTGCCGACGACAGTTTGTTGATTGATTGGGGCTGCAGCCACACTCGGAGCGGCACATGGACACATGCCAGTAGAACGGGCACAGGGACATTGCTTTTCCTCGTAATGAGGTGCAGCCTCGGGCTCTTGGTAGCGTCTTTTGTGATGGTGTGCCGGAGGGGTGTAGTACTCATCATAGTCCTCGATTCCCTCTTCTGGAGCTTGAGGAGTGTAACTGTAACGAGCACGCCCGCGATTCATTTTTGTAAACAAATACTGTTATTTTTTCTCATTAGATGGTGTCTTCCTTCTTGGTACCGCGCCTCTTTGGGGCTGGGAGCTGCACCACGACATCATCGTCCGAATCGGCCACCGATTCTGTTTCCTCCTCTTCCTCTTCCTCCTCCTTGTCAGAGTCTTCTTCCTTTGTTTTGAGAGGAGTCTCTTCCTTTGGAGTCGGCTGCTGCAGGTCTATCTTCTCGTCCTTCTTTGCTGCTGCTGGCGCGACCTCCTCCTCCTCCTCCTCTGATATGCTGTCGCTGGGTGGCTGCATCTTGGGCTGCGGGGGGACCTGGCGAGTTGGCGTCTCCCGTTCCTCCTTCCTCTGCCTCTCGCGTTCCTCAAACATCTTGCGCACGTGTTCGGCATCCTCGCGAGTGCGTGGGTCGCGGGCAATGTCTTCGGCCTCCCTCTCCATCTCCTCGCGCATGTTCTTGATGTGAACTTCTGCGAGGATCTGCATGGTGACAAGGCCAAACTGAATCCACGGGTTCATCTCCTTGCTCTTTGGCATCTTGGCGTAGATGTGCTTGAAAACCGCCTCGTAGAGGTGTATCTTCTCTGCCACGGCCTGCTTGGCTCCGGTGAGCTTGAGACCCATGCCAAACATCTTTGCGAATGGGTCGTATTGGCCGTTGAGCTTCTCGATGATGCCAATGATGGAGATCCATCCGGTGCCGATCATGCCGATACCCATGATCTCGTCGGCCTTGCTCTCCATGTAATTGCGCATCTTGCGCAGCAGGGAAATGGGCATGCTGAATGCTGGGGGCTGGGGCGGGAGGATCCCCATCTTGGCGTAATCCTTGATCTGCTCGATGATCTTCATCTTCTCAATGTACTCATCCTCCTTTGTCTGTTCCTCGTCCTCCTCCTGGAAGGAAGAAGAAGCTTCGGACCCCATGATGGATTCCTCTTCTCCTCCTCCTCCCACCTCTGAGGCCCCGACCGAAGAAGACGCTCCGTCGCTGTCATAAGAGGGTTTTGGATCTTTGCCGTGCTTCTTTGGCGGCTCGTCTTCCTCTGTGCCCCAATCTTCCTCTTCCTCTTCCTTTGGTGGTGGAGGAGGGCGTTTCTTGCCCCTCGTCGGAGGGGGTGCTGCTTCTTCTTCTGTGGAATACGAGGCTGCACTCTCCCAGTCTTCCTCTTCCGTGGGTGCCGGGCCCTTTGGCAACGTGCTGCGCATTGCGCGCGCAAACTGAGGGTTGTCATCTATGGCGCCAAAGATGTTCTCTGCCGGCCGAGCCTGTGGAGGGGGAGTGGTCGCGCGGCGCTTGGGCTTTGGCTGGTGGTGATGGTGTTGTTCCTTTTCCCTGACTGTCGTCGGTTTTGGAGGGGATGGCGCTTTGGCCTTTGCAGGTGCAGGCGCAGGCTTTGGACTCGGGGGAGGAGAAGACTTCTTTGCAAACATTGGGGTGTCGTCGTCCTCGACAACCCCATCCAATGCGTCCTCGACGGTGGTGTCGACCACAATTTCCTTCTCGTCGGGCCTGACAGTGTGGACACCAACGTCTTCAATCTCGGCCTCACCAGTGTTGACTTCGACGTCCATTTGAAGATATTATTGTGTTTCTTTTCTGACGTTGTTTTTTGTTTGGGGCCACCCACGCGGATCACAGGGAGCAACAGGACCACACTATGGGGGTGCTGGGTTTCTGGGGGAGCAGGTATTTTTTCTCAAACTTCCTACACTTGGTGCAGTAGACGTGTTGCGTGTACATTGGCAGGTCCATACCCGGCACGCTCTCGACGAGGGGTAGGTCGATGCGGATCTCGCCATTGTTGAGCGAGATGTGCATTTTGCGGTGCTCCCCCTCGGGAATGTCGCTCTGGAGCATGCCGCACATGCAAGCCTTTGCACCGTTGATCGCCGCGGTCTTTGATATGCCGGCAAACACCTCGGTGGACCAGGTGCCCGGATGGGACCAGGTTGGGCCGATTGCCGTCGTTGTGGCTTCTTCGGGCAGCCAGCACCCGCACACTGGCGGGTCGACGAGCGCGGGGAGGTCAATGACAAAGCTCCTGACCTGCGCGCAGGATGGTGGCTGCTGCTGCTGTGCGGGACGGGAAAACGCGGATTCCTCTGTGCGGGACGGCTTCTCCTTGGTCAGGAACTCGAGGGCCTTACGCATGCCCGCGCCAACCTTGGCTTTCGTGGAAGGTGCAGGCTTCTTCTTCTGACTGCGAGGGACGCCAGCGTCCGAACGCCTCTTCCTTGCTGCGACGCCACCCGATGCCTTCTTCATGCGGCTTGGGTTTTTTTGTTTTTGTATGGACTGAATGAAAATACGTGGGATTGTATTCACTTTTTTATCGATGACGTCACTCGATATGAATATCAATGACGATGGCAAAACTCACTCCTCTATTTTATCCGAATCTGGAGGGCCTGGAGGAAACCGGATGGATATCGCAGAAGAGGAGGATGACCTTACCTTTACCTCTGATGGCGAAGAGGACGAATCTATGCCTCCAGCCCCCATACCGGCCCGCCCTGATAGCTTCTCTGCCACGGAAGCGGCATACAACCCCGGGCATGACACTGCCCCGCGGGAACCTCCTCCAGATATGCCAGATTTGCCGGGCACGCGCACTGCCCCTGAGCACTTGCGTGATCTGTGGCAGCGTTGGTATCCGGGGCGCGAACCCGGCCAGGTAGAGTGGTCCGGTATCCCCAATATCGAACAGTTGTACGCGTCCATGGGGCTAAATCCGAGCGACCGAATCACGCCCGAATCTGTCAACGCCAAGTTCAAGGAGGCGAGCACGGACGCGGCGGCCTGCCTCAACGATCTGGACCGTTCAGGGGACCTGCGGCGCGATAACAACGACGCCATGATGCGGCTCATCTTCCGCAAGATAGAGGCCGCGCGCCAGATGCTGCTCGGTTCGTGCATGCTGTGCCAGGCCGACACGATGCAACCATCGGACCTACCTCGGGACGACTTTGGACTGTGGCGGTTCATACCCCCGGACGCTACCGACGAGGAGACCCCCAGCCCATCCCAGCGCCTGCGCATATTCTGCCTGACCGACTGCATGAACTCTGGTTTCCGGAGGTACCGCGAGTCGTTTATGCAGAGGATACACACTGCCGACGGGCGCCCGACGTGCGCATGGGGCGTCGCCATCAAGATCGCAGATTACGTCAGGGCCCTCTCAAGCAGGCGTCTCACCAACCAGCGCGTGTGGTTTGATCTCACCACGGGCCCCGGTATCTCGGCGGCAGAGGGGCTGGTAAAGTACTTTATGTTCTCGGACGACCCCGAACTGCCGTGGCTCGAGCCCGACAGGCACGTGTTCTCCTTTCGCAACGGGGTTTACCTCGCCAAGGACGAGCGCTTCATCTCCTACGACGTAATGCACGTGTTCTACGGAGAGTCGTCATACCCCGTCGCGTGCAAGCATTTCGACATGGACTTTGACCCGGCATGGCTCTCGGTCGAGGACCCCATGAGCATCCAGACCCCCGCGTTGGAGAGCATCTGGGACACCCAGAACCTCAGTCTCGATGTGCGTCGCTGGTGCTATGCCCTGATTGGGCGCCTGCTCTACAATGTCCGCGAGTACGATGACTGGCAGATCTTCATGTTCCTAAAGGGCCTCGCCAACACGGGCAAGTCGACGCTGCTCAACTACATCAAGCTCATCTACGAAGCCCAAGACGTGGGGACCATCAGCAATATGGTCGAGAAGCAGTTTGGCATCGGCCAGATTGCGGGTATGAAATACTATTTGCACCACACACTAACCACTGCATCATCCCACAGGAAAGTTTATCGGTATCGCGGATGACGTCCGTTCGACGTTTCAGATGGACCAGTCGGATTTCCAGAACATGGCCTCGGGCAACTCGGTCCTCTGCGCGGTAAAGCACAAGGAAGCCGTGGTAATCGATCCGTGGACGACCCCCATCCTCTTCTCGGGCAACGAGCCCCCGGGATATCACGACAACTCTGGGAGCTACGGTCGCCGTATGGCCGTCGTGGCGTTCAACTATGGGGTCGACAAGCCGGACGGCTCCCTGTCCGAGAGGCTCAAACAAGAGCTCCCGGCCTTTATCGCCAAGTGCAACAGGGCCTACCGCAACATGGTCCGCCGCTACGGTAACCAGGGCGTGTGGAACATCCTCCCCGTCGAGTTCAAGAATCAGCGCGCAGAGCTGACGGCCACGTCAAACGCCCTCATTGGCTTCCTCACCTCGGCGTTTGTCCGCAAGGGAGAGCGCCTCTACATGCCGCTCGACGTTTTGCGCGCCGCCGTTATGGCTCATGCCCAGAGGAACAACCTCGTCAGGCCGCAGTGGGGTGGGGACTACTACCGCGGGCCTCTGACCGCCGAAAACCTCAAGATTGGCGTTGCCGTTCAGCGCAAGTACTACCCGAGGCACACAAAGACCCGTGTCGACGATATCTACGTCTTTGGTATTGATATCGCGGCAAACTGCGTGGACGGATCGGTGCCGGGGAATGCGGCGGACGCTTTCATGCAACCCGCAGCCGCAGGAATCATGCCAGCTCAGGGCGCCGCCGTCAGGGGCCGCCCACCTCAGATGGGGATGAGACAGGCCATCCTCATGGCACCTCCACCTCCACCGGCCGTGCCTCCGCCAGCAAGGGGTGCTCAACCCGCCCTCAACCCAAGGAAGAGACCCAGAACGGACCCCGACCCAGTAATGGATGATGACGCACCAATGCAATAAACAGAAAAAAACTCATATCTGACGTGTGCGATAATTCATTAGTTTGTTGTAGGGCAAAAATGTGCAGGACCATCGTTGCGTTCTTCATCATCCTCTCAGCTTGCGCGCTCACCGCGGAAAGTTGTTACGCCGCGCCCGGGTTTTTCACTGGCTGGTGCCCCGCAAACAGGGCCATTGTCGGACACCCGAGCATGCGCGTCGCCTACTGTTTCGAGATCAAAGGCGACATGAACATTAACTGCGAAGTCTTGGCCTCCAACTACGAAGGAAAGGGCGTCGGGATCTGGGGAAATTACAACGTTGGGGTCATCACCGACGGAGACTGCGTCAGGATGTTCTGGGGTCGAAACGCTGCCGTGCCGTCGGTCCGTTGCTGGTCTTATGGCACAGGAGTCCACTTTAATTACCACACCGAATAAAATGTTACCGTGTTCTTTAAAAACACAACATGTCTGCTGCTGATTTTATGAGAAGCACCGGTCAGGCTGCGGCCACCGGGATCATTGCCTACAAGGCGCCAAAGCAGGCAGCAAATCTGCTGATCGTCGAAACTGTCATTGGGGGCATTGCCCTGATCGGAGTTCTGGGGGTCATTGGTTATGCCATCTACAAACAGCCGGCCGTTCAGAACAGCGCGGTTGTGAAAAAGATGAAGGCTCCTTTTGTGAGAATGGGGAGGAAGAATTATTCTTACATTCCTACGGATGACCAATAAAGGATCACCAACTAATAACGCTTGTCGAGCGCGGCAGCCCTGCGGTAAACAGTGTCTTCTTCCTCCCACATGCTGGCGGTCGCGTCCCAGTCGGTCGCGGTGGCTCTCATCGGGGCGCTGCGCGCTCCTCCAGCAGAGGATCTACTGATGGCAGATACCGCCTTGGATATCGTCGACCTGGCAGCGGTGACGGGGTCTTCCTTCTTGGTGACCATGCAGATGACCGCCGCGACGGCAGCAACTGCCACGACGCCAACACCAATGTAAATCAGAGTCTCTTTTTCCGGCATTTTTTTGTTTTGCAAAAGTACTTGTTGTTATTCATCAACCACATATTTTGTTCAAATGTGGCTGGTAGTGGCATACGAGGGAGTGCCGTCAGGGTTGGTGCCGTCAATTACATGGTGGACACGACGATCTTTTGGGTTTGTGGGCTCGTGGACGACAACGATGCCCGGCGTTGATCCAATACTTTTTGATTCGACACATCCCTGCTTTTCAGCGTAATCGGCCGATGGCGCATCATCAACAATCTTGCCAATCGGAGCCCCCAGATCGACCACTGCCTGACCCTTCTCCGCCATCTGTTTCTTGGCCTCATCGGCAGATGGTAGATTCTTGGGATCCTCGTCGGGCTTCTCGCGCTCCACGGCACGCATCATCTGAGCGTCGCGCTCGATCGACTTTTCGATGAAGAACTTCATGAGGTCCGCTCCAGTCCCGGCATCAATGACCCGGCCCGAACGCTCGATGCAGTACTGCATGAGGATGTTCATGACATCCTGCTCCGAGTGCATGATCCTCGACGCAGAGTTCTCTCCTGCACTCTCGGCCTCTGCGGTCGCGGCGGCACGCTTCTCCTTGACCTCATCCTCGTATCCGAGGAGAACGTCAGACTTCTCGGGCATCTCGTAGTCGGGACGACCAGTGGCACGCCTCATGGCATCCTCTGCCCTCTTTCTGTCGCGCTCCTTCCTCTCTTCCTGTGTGTGTGAAACGTGCATAGTTAGTATGTGTGAATACATAGCATGATATTACATACCATTTCTTTCTTGCCCTGTTCCATGCTGTTCTGGAGACCGGAAACGATGCGGGTCAGCATCTCATCCGCGTACCTACGAGTGACGAATGGCTTCTCGTCTTCTGGGAGAGGGACCATGCCCCACTTGTACATGTCAATGACGAAAACATCAAACCTTGGGTCCTCGTTCCTAATGAGCTCTGCGTGCTCTCCGGCCCGCTTCTCGTCGGGGAAGGCGCCAGAGAACTTCATGACCATTCCTCTCGGACTCCTCACCTTGGTGGCCCCATCCGGAGTGGCATAGGAGAACACGAGGAAGTTCTGTCCGGGCACTCGGCGAATGTCCCCGGTGGGCATAATGTGCGTGACCTTTCCCTGGGCTGTCCCCACCGAGCCGCCCCCGACCTCTGGGCAAAACTTGCCCCTCTTTTTTTGCAGCTGTTTCTTGAGAGCAGTTGACGACGACGACATTTTGCTTTTTTGTTTACAACGAGTTTGAAGCATATGCAATGTGTTTTTATTGACTTTTTGGACGCGCTTTTCATGTCATCGCGAATGGGTCGGCACTTGTGCGTTGGCGACTTGTGGGGGGTTCTCTTTGTTGGTCGCGATCTTCCGGGGTCGGTAGTTCTTCCGTGTCCTCTTCCGGGGCCCTCCTTTGATGGCCCCGCGGGGCGGTTCCTATCGATGGAGGGAGTGGAGACCAATCGTTGCAGAACGTCATATCGTCGCGGATCGTGTTTGAAAGCAGCCACCTAAATAGCAGACTCGCATCCGATCTTGGATTTCTGACAGTGTAGAGCGAAGAGATGTCCGTGGCACCCTTTGGGTACTGAACGCCCAGTACTTGGTAATGCTCGTCTGAAATGTACAAGGCCACCGTTGCATATGCGGTATCATTGTAGTCATTTCGGTAAATGTTGCCTCCGATTGGGTCTCGCAAGTCGACCACCTTTTCACATTGCAAATGCGTGCCACCACGGTGGTCGTCTCTCATGCGGTGGACGGCAATGGACAGGCCGGGGAACATGTATTTAGTTATAATCTTGAGCATGGCATCCGCACCCATCACGTTTTGCATAATTAATTCGTTGATGAAGCGAATCGCGTCTGTTCTGTCCACCCATACATGTGTGCCACGGCCATATATGCGCAATAGCTGCCGCAATGTCGCCTCGTCAAGAGCGGGATTGCTTAATACGTGGTACGCGTTACCATTGCCACCCGTGTTGCCCATCATTTCCAGACCAAGCCGAAAACGAACAATGGGCGAGAATGGAATCATGCGTTCACCTCCAGCCACAGGAAGCCACCGAGTACCATCCCATTCGTAAACGCCCATCGCCCCATTCACGGTCCATGTTGGGGGGTCAGGCCTCGGAGGCCTAATGATCATTCCCTCTTGTGGATTTTCTGGGAAAGTCGCTTCATTCCATAACAGCGGTAATGGTTCCACTCTTACACGATCCACGCTGACCCAGTTACCGTTGGTAAACTGATAATCACCACCAATGCCCCGGGATGCCCAGGCAGGATTTGGGGGGGCTGGGGGAGTGCTTATGCGTTGTCCGATCCGTTGGCCGGGGTCCGGGTTTCCCGGACCATCAAAAACCGGACTGAGCTCGGATTCCGCATTGGCAAATTCGAATCTGTAATCAGCGGTCCTTTCGCGCGCATCAACATTGAAATCACTGATGACTTCAACAATCAACCCGTCCGGTATTATGTATCCTCCCGTGGCGTTTGTGGCATACAACATTTCGGCTGCTTCTTTACGCAAATCCTGACCAGTAGTGTTTGAATGGTATCTTGCGCACATCCTTCTGCCGAGAGCGTCTGCCGCGTGACTGCATATGAGATTGAACGCGAAAGCAACCCCATTAAACATGCAGTCATTCCCAACTCCAGGCATGTCAAAGGCCACGAGGGTTGTGTTTGCCGGAGGATTGCACAGTAAACCCGTAAGATTTATAAAAGCATCCCCCATAAACAAAGCATTTGAAGGGATCCTCCAAGCTTCCATCACTCTTTGACGCCTTCCTGGCGGTGGCGGTCGTCGTCTCTGCCCAGGCCTTCCTCTTCCTCCAGAGGGAGGAGGTCTTCCTCTTCCTCCAGAAAGAGGAGGCGGTGCAGAAGGCCCGCGACGTTGGGGGCCAAACGTAATGGAAGTCTGTTCATTGAACAATGGCTGGCCCAAGGACAAGCGATTAAAGAAATCTATGACATTCCCCAGTGGAAAACTGTCTGGTATGGCCCCTGATATCTGTCTGGCCTTGTGGTAACCTGAAGGTATTGCGGCTCTGGTTCGGGCCTGGTCTTGGGACCTCTGGGTGAGCATAGTTCTGCGCGCCTGGTCTCTGCTGTCATCCGCGAATTGGTTGATGGTGAACGTATCGGCATTCCATCCCGGCACAAGAGGGCTGTCGAGATCTGCCAAGCGCCCCCGACCTTGCATTTCTTTAATGAAAGGCAAACGACAATTTTTATTTGTGCTTTTCGACTCCTACAGAAAACCCGCGGAGGTAGACCTGCATCCTCTTGATGTTCTTGGGGAGGTCCACGCAAGCTCTCGTGCTCAGCCTTCTCCTTGGTATGTATTGGAGATAGGAGCGTACCAGGCGCATACGCTTCATGACTTCGTTCATGAGGGGTTCCAGGGTGTCCATGTACTTGCTGGTCCTGGGGTCCTCTCTCCATATATCCAAGTCCTTGCCCATTGGGAACCATATCCCCAGGGAGCGCGCCACCTTTTTGCGACTGGCGAGGGTCGCCTTGTCCATTACGGTCCTCTCCCTCCTCCTGGCCCGAAGCTCCCCCAATAGGACAGAGAGGGCATCCGACATGGCTTGGTCGTCGTTGATGTTTGGTGCGATCACGTTGGTGACGGCCGAGACGGCAGCGTCACAGTCAAACTTGCGCCACGGAGAACTGTATCTCTCGTCTGGAAAGGAAGAAGAAGAGGTATCGTTCTCGATGGCCTCCAATGCCGCCCTGTAGGCCTCTGCCCTCTCGTCGCCAAAGGATGCCCTCACCCGGTCAATGGTCGGGAATCGCCTGAACTTTGCCAAAGTTCGCTGGTACGCAGACAGCCCCTGGGTGTTCTCTTGGTCCTGCCACGTGTAGACCATCTGACACGCATCTTCCCAATCCTCGTCCGTGATTAGGCGATCGACGGCATCTCCTCGGTACATGTCTTTGAGGGAATCGATCTGGGGGTCGCGGATGAGCACTCCGGCATCGTAGTCTGGTTTTAGGAGCCGGGAACACAACAGACCCACGATTGCCTGTTTTTCGTCCATTTTATTATGAATCTTGGTCCTGCGGAACACCCAATTCTTGTATGAAAGATTTCCTTTATTCCAATGGAGGGTGCATGAGCGCATCCGCAATCTCGTCCTCATCGTCCTTTTTGGGGATGGGGACGGGGGTTTGCTGTTCTTCCTCGTCGCTGTCGTCCTGTACTGGTTGGACCGTCCTCTTCCTCTTCATCCTCATACCGTAAGACGATACTCCAGAGGAGGAGGCCGGCCTCTTGTTGGCCCCCGGGGGCGGGGCCGGGTCCCCAATGTCCTCCTCCTCGCGGGGCGAGATGATGTAGGTGAGCACTCCGATCTGCGAGTCGTAGACGAAAGCGACCGGGTAGTCGGCGCGCAGCAGGATCGAGATCTTGCCGCACACATTCTTGGCCTTGGCGACGCGCTGCATGAACGAGATGGGGTACCTGGCGGCAACCGGCCACTGGCTTGCCTCGGTCCTCCTGAAGAGGACGCCCGAGGTCACCTGCTCCTCCACTGTCTCTTTCTCTGCTTCCTCTTCCTCCGGCTCTGAAGACGAATCCTCCGAATCTGTCTTCCTTGGCCCCTGAGGCGTGTCTGCCCTTTGCTTCTTGCCCCCGCCTACAATGGCAGCCGTCTCGCCCCCACGAGCCGCAGGGGCGGCTGGCTGCTGCTTGTCTGAAACTGTAAACGTGACCTTGGACATGAGCCCATCCGCGGTCAGGGTGAACGTGTAGCCGTCACAGTAGAGACTGACCAGCGCGGGATTGGGGTCCGCGGACGAGAGGTCGCGGATCATGTCGTGGAACAGCGAGGAGGACATTGTTACGGCACCGTACCACTTGAGCGAGTTGAACTCTTCAACGTCCACAATGGGCCCATCCGGTGTCGGCAGCACGATATCGGCACGCGAGTTCTTGTCGTTGTTTTGCACGTTGAAGATGAGCCTGTCTGGTATTGCGGGATCGATCTCGAACGAGATGACGTCCCTCGGGCTGGAACAGCGCAGGTGGGCGGCGATCGCTCTAGTTTTGACCGAGACCTCGATCGGGCGCGGACTGTTGAAAGTGTACGATCCACCGACTGCGCGGATGCTTTTTGCCACGATCACGTAGCGGAATACGACGACCTTGGGGCTGTCCTGACCGACAAACTCGAGGCCTTGTTCGCGGAAGATGATTCTTACCTCTCCTATGTAGTCCCGAATGCTCTCGAAAACGGCTTTTAACCTGTCTCCTTGGTTGGTGATGAGCTTGGCAGACATGTATCGTCCGAGGGGGGGTCTTTAAAACAAAACACACTGACGCGTTTATTTGAATCTCTGATTTCAAGAGGCGGGTTGGTCGGGGAAGGATCTGGGAATCCACATGAGTGACGTCTCTCCCGCTTCATTAATGTCCTTGATGTACTTGGCCTTCTTCATGAGGATGGTGCGGTCAATCAGAGAGGGTTTCTGGTCCACCGGCATGGCCTTGACTACCTGGAACTGTCCTGTCTGCTCGTTGAGCAGCTCCCTGTAACCCGGAGTCTTGAAGACGCCATGGGTGTAAGCGTGTTGCTTCCTCCGGTACCAAAATGCAAATATGCCCGCTGTGATGGCTGTAATGGCCAACACAATCAGAACATAAGTGCTCCAACACATTGCCATTTTTGTTTTCTTTGAAAAGGTGTATTTATTTTTTGGTGGATCACGAGCGTGGGGGCAGGTCGGGGAATGACCTTGGGACCCAGAGGTTCACTAGTTCACCGTTAATCCTGTCCGTGACATGCTTGGCCTTCTTCATGAGGATGGTGCGATCAATCAAAGAAGGTGTACGGCTCTGTGGTATGGCCTTGATTATCTGAACTTGGTCCGTGTAGTTGTTCAGAATTTCTCTGTAATCCGGAGTCCTGAAGACGCCATGGGTGTACTTGTACTGCTTGTTCTTGTACCACCAGGCAAAGATCCCTGCCGCCACAGCCGCAACGGCCATCACGATGAGAACGTACGTGCTCCAACACATTGCCATTTTTTACTCGTTTGTATTGATTTTTTTACTTGGTGGCAGCGACCCACAGGACGCCCCCGTACTTTTCCTTCTTTTCACAGTTAATGTAGAGGATGTGGTTGCCAATGGTCGCGCAGATCAGGGGATCTCCAGGCGTGATATCTTTGAAAACCAGCGGGCCGAGAGAGCGGCACATCCTTTCGGTCACCGTGAACGGCACGTGCGCCTTTTGGAAATTGAAACCGTCGCGCACAATGGCGCTGCACACCGCGGCCAATGGCTGGAACCCGACATCGTAAAAGCTGACCAATCTCTGGCTCGTCTCGTCCCGAAGCACGGCGCCCGACACGCTCACATACTCTCTGTCCGTGGCCAGTCTCTTTTCTGTCGGGAAGAACAGGTTGTGGAACGGCAGGGCCCCCGAATACTGCTTTACCAGCGCTGCGGTTTCCAGATCCGGGAATGTGATGTTGGCCTGTGCCGCCAGGTCCCAACGCAGAGAGCGATTCAGGGGCCTCGTGGGGGCCTCGCCGTACGGCGCGCAATCGCATCCGATGATGATGCCCTCCATCCTCCAGGAAGAGAGGGATTCGTTGTGCGTGGGCACCATGACTCTGTTGGGGCCTTTGGACCTGTCGAAATCATGTTCCCACGCACACGTGACCACGCACGGACCGGGAGGGATTTTCACCACTGCAATGTAGGGCATGCCGGACATCTGCTGGAGGCCAGTGTCTGCAGATTCGAAACTGACCGGTACAACGTAACTCCTCATCATGCCGATCTGTTCGGATTTGCGGTTCCAAGAGTCCATGGCTTCGTTGATCGGTGTGAGCCCCATCGCGCTGATCATGCCGGACATGTCCTGGGCAACTGCGGGGACACAAAAGGACATTAGTACCTCCTTGTCGGTCGTATGGTTCACGACTATCTCCACAGCTGTGAGCTGGCACTCTCGGCCCCCAGCGCCAGCCCCCATCCTGATGGGCGATGCGAGGAAGTGGAGGGCGTCGATCGCGTCGCCGTATTCACTGGGACTTATCATTTTTTACTTTTAATACAACAGGTCCCATTAAGTGGTGAAATAATAAGACGCGTAGCCTAAACACAATCCAACTTTTTTACATGGCTGATCCTCTGGGATCGGTAAGGAGACAGGTGAACACTGTTTACACGGCCGCCGTGTATTTCAATAGTGTGGTGACTCTCAGCGTTGGGGGGGACCCGATTGCGTTTATCGGCGGGAAACTGCACAACTTTATCAACTGTTTTGTCGGTGCCGAAGCTTATGATGCCGACGCTGCTATTGGGCAGGCTTGTCCTTACGAAGCACGACGTGGCGCTCTCCAGGAACTTGCGCGTCTGGTCGGTACAAGGGGGGCTGTCACCCTTTTACCGGATCAAACCATTCCTCGGAGGCTTCGTGGATGGACAAAAAGACTCCGAACCGCATTTACAAATTTGGAACAGAGGACTCCTCTATCAGAGGCAGAAGTGACAGCCATCAATGCCGTCTTTGCAATACCTGGTATCGTTACTCCACAGTTCCCGGACATTAGGACCGCGAATTTCAGAGGTGTCCAGACCATGCTTGTCGAGGATCTAATTCAGCTGCAGATTGATTGCCTTCACGATCCCGCTTTTAATGCTTTTTACAATGCGAGTGGCATACCACAAGCAACTACAGCAGCACTCGCGGAATACAAAGCAGAAGAGTATGGCATCAGAATGTCCGCATTGTGGAAGGAAATCACATTGGCGTGCATGACATTTCAAGCTGTTACCCAGATCAGACTTTTGAACGACATCAGTTGGATCCCGTTGCTCGCGCATTACGCAAACCATTACATCTCGACTTGGATGGAAAGATTCCTCGGACTGTGGGGGAAACTCGTAAGGCGTGGTTTGATTACTGATGTAGCAACTGGGGCGAGCCGAGTCTACAGGGCGACTCAATGTTTCATGATCTATCGGATCATTGTTGAAGGGACCAACCCTGACCTGGCAGGTTTTTGGGATGCCCAAAGACAAGCCCCCATCACACCCGAAGACGTTCGCCATCTGGAGGGTATCACAGCCATATATGAGGCTTACAGAACGGCTCCGGCAAATTCGATCGAGTTTATTCGAGGCGTAATAGCCTATGATGGGGCCCTGTTTCCGAATAACGCCGACCATAGATTTTCGAAATACCTGCTGCACATTGGTTACGCAACAAGGGGACGAGACTTGCTTGAGAAAGAAGCACTCATAGAAGGTCTCAGCTGGGAGGTTTACACCCATTACAATTGTCCCAGGCGTTTTGTGACCGAGTGTGCTCAACTACAAACTTCAAGGCCATACAAGGATGGTACGGTGCCCCTCAACTACTTGAACACCATCTGCGAAAAACTCAACGCGTGCATCTACCTCTACAATGAAGCCATATGGACTTCGGACGATGGTGGTTACACATGGTCGCAAAATGGTGTGGATCAGGTGCAGAGGGCAGTGGCTAATGGTGCTGCTATTCTCGACGAGCTCGATGCTTTCGATACCCAGATACGTGGTGGATATATGGATCTGTTCATGTATGCCGAAAACCTGATCAGGTTCATGACGCATTATTTCATCCACGCACGAGTGGATGAACCAATCATGCAAATGGAAACCCCCGACACTTTACTCTACAGGGCCATATTCAATGGCAGCGGCGCGGAACGTTGTTTTACGGACACAGTTACGGCCTACGAATCATTATATGCCGGGGACTATGATGTAACTCATGGGTTGGTATTGACCAACATGTCTGATGCTACCAGGGCAGCTTTTGGCATTAGACCCCGTGAAAGCCTGAGACGACGTGATACTGAAGGAGGAGGTGATATGGACATTGGACCAGCCCCAGAACTTCGCACCAATACCGACGCAGCAGAAAGACAGCGAGTTAATGCCATGACCAATTTTCGTCACGAAGACGTGTACAATGGCAGGCGGATCATGCGGTTTTTCAAAGAGAGGCCACCAGAGCAGCTCGCCACTGCAATGCTGGGCACTGCATGCACCGGGCCCAATAGGGCTGCTGGTTGTTACGAAATCACGGCCCCCCATCAAATCACGATGCCCGACGGCACGACGGCCGTGGTTCAGACCAATCTGCCGTGTACCGATCCTGCGGCTGCAGTCAAGGGTCTCTGCAACTTCAAGACCATCCCGGTGCCGTGGGAAAACCCAGTCGGCAATTCTGAGATATACAAGGTCTACAGGGCCCTTGACGTCGGCGCACAGATCAAACTCCAACTCCAGAGGGCACTCATACGCTATGGTTATGCTGCCGCCACCCTTCCAGTGTATTGTGAAAAGGCTCTGGACAGGCATTTCTCGGCCCTTACCAACATAATGGGGGATGGGGCGGACATGTTTGGGGTGGATAACATCCCTTTGGCTGTTGATCTCGCGAGATCGCCCATAATCGACTGGCCTGGTGATGTTCATGTCGAATCCACAAACCAAACTGTGGCTGGATTGCAAACACGAGCAAACGAGCAGCACGCGCAAATTAGAGACTTCTATTCGTCCATGTCTAGTTCTTCTCGACTCGTGGATGAAATGACAGAGAACTACCTGAGACGCAACATTTGCCCCCATTACTCGCGCATGCTTCCTCGCAGCGGTGTTCGCATACCGGCAGACCTGCAAGAGGCTTTCAGGAAGGACGTGCCCGCCCCAAATGTTGCAGATGCCACTGAGCGCCGAAACACTTTTTACCTGACCACGGCGCCCGTTGCTGCCGGCCAGGCAAACCCCAATTTCCTGGTACCGTACCCCATTTACTATGTCATACCGGGGACCGTCAACACTATCGCCAATCGCGCTTACCTGAACGAGAAGTACATTGGCCAGGATGCGGCGGGGAAACGCCAGCTCATGATCAACAGGGCCTCTGGAATGTTGCTCAGGAGCATGCAGCATCTCAGAAATGCCATGGTGCTCTACGTGCTGGCCGCCACCAACCCAATGACGAGCAGGTTTACACCCGAAGAGGTCGACCGCCATCTTCGTCCCCAAAGACTTCCCGACCTTGCCGCGATCTCAAATGTGATTGGTGGAGTTCAGGTACCAAAGGGAGCCATGGCCTTCCTTACCGAAGCCGACAAGAATGCCATGATTGCACTCTTTAGGGCTTTGCTTGCCGCCTTCCAGGATGACGCTAGGGTGTCTATGGTGTATGATCAGATGACCGAGGCAGATCACATGCGGAACCCAGATGGTACCGTCGCCTTTGGCACGCCATACAAATCCGTCCCCCCATTGGGGGCCATTGATGGTTTTCCGAAATTGAATGCCTACAAGCGGGTCGCTTACCTCGAAGTCCTTTGGTCGTACTGGTACGACAACAACTCGATGGGTAAACTCCGCAAACGCATGAACTTTAGGGCAAAACTCGCCAATCCAACGGCCGCAATCACAGAGGCGGCCAATGCCATGCGCAGGGTGTCTGAAATTAGCAGGGAGTACGTCACTGCCGATATATTGGATCCAACCAGATACGGGTGGGCCCCGGCAGCTCTGCAAGGACTCACGATTGCTCATCTGCACGCAATTTCCCAGCCCCCACCACCAGTGGCACGTCCTTGAAAAAAATACTAAACAGTTTCTTCTTCTTCTTTGGAATACACCAATACTTTACCCTCGCCATTGGCATATGTGATCGCGATTTCTTCTGTAGCTTCGAGGTCTGTGAACACTATTCGTGGGTCGAAATCCCCCCAGTCTTCGACCGACAGATCCATCATACCATGAAATGTGCCGTCTGGCCCGACGAATGGGAGCAGCAGGTCCGTGACATCATCTTGATCTTCTCCTCGTTCGACCAGTATGATTTGTCTCTCTGGCGGGACCATGTCCCCTCTTGTGGTTGCGGCGGATTGCGCGGGCGGGAATGTGGGGTTTGTAGGCGACAAGTAGTAAGAGTATGGTCCGGTGCCCTTGTATGTGTACGTGACGATGATGGGTCTTCCACGTTCCTCTAAAGGCGTGAGGTCGCCCATGGCGAGGGCTGCGATCATTTCCGCAGTGACTTCCTCGTTTTCCCCTCCATCTTCACTGCCGATTTCGGCGCGTCTCAGCACGTAGTCTGACTCGAAGCGCCCAAAAAACACGCGAGCCATGGTGGAAACATATCGGTATATTACCCCCAATGTTGCCATACATGCCTCTCGCCTCTTTCCGGACTCTGGTAATAGAGTATCTAAATTTGTTATTGTTACGTGTTGCACTTAAAATCTTTATTCCTCCTCGGATGACGAGCAAGAGACAACGGTATGTTGGAAAACCAATGGCGACGCGATCCGGCCGCGGACTTTTTCCAACTCTCTACGTCGACCTCTCTCCCATGAGGTGCGGACCGCGCGCCCGCCCAGAAACGCTCGTCCCCGACATGTCGCACCCCATGCACGAAGCTGCGATGGTCAGGGTCAAGGATCCATTTGTTTACAACCCGGACCAGGCGGCTTTGGCCGCCACCCAGTGGGGGGGCTCCATGGAGCAACCCGAGGACAAGCCCTGGCTCAAATCCTGGTACTTCCCGACCGACGCGTTTGACCAGTGGCCCAAAGACCCCACTGGGCTCCGGTGTTGGCACTGCACCTACAAGTTCAAGTGGTCCCCATTCCCGTGTCCGAGATCTTTCGATAGGGTCGCGGGTCGTTTTCGAGTACTTCCCGGAGGATTTTGCGGGCCTTCTTGCGCAAAAGGGTACGCCGTGTACTCTTCGGGCCTCGGCAACCCGGACAACGTGTGTGCGATGATCGACAAGATCGCATTCCAGTACTTTGGGTACAAGACGCCCAAGGGCAACACCCCGATGATCCCGATAGCCCCAAAGAAGGAGATGCTGCAAAAGTATTGCGGGCCCAAGGGCCTCACCATCACGCAATTTCGAACTCTGTGCGCGCACGGTCGCAAGCTGACACTGTTGGACCCTGGGTTTATCACGTTAAAGCAAGTCATCGAGGCCGAGGACAAGACGGCCCAACTAAAAACGTCCGGGGGCCTCCGACGTGCGATTCACGTCGAAAACCCTGACGACATCAAGCCGACCGAAGACATGGTCAGGATCCGAAGACCCGTGTATGGAGGACGAGGAGCCCGCCCATTGTCGGAATTCTTTGGCAAGGGAAAAGTCAAAAAAGACTAAATAATATCAAACAACAATCAAACAAATCATGTCCTGCCCATTTTCAGTCGGCAGCGCCCATTACGGGGGGTCGTTGGTGACGAGAAAGAGACGCGCTGTTGCAACTGGGTCGTCCAACCTGACCGATGCAAAGATGCGCATCAGAGAATCGATATTGGGCACGCAGCGCAAGACCACCACTAAAAAGAGGGCAAGTCGTGTTCCACCCAAAAGGCGTGTCACTACGCGTTCGCGCCCAGCCAGCAGGAAGAAAGAGTACTTTTTAAGACCCGACAGGATGACCGCGGATACCAAAAAATACTGCAGATGTTTGGAAGCTGTGGGAGGCACGTACAGTGGCAAGGGGTGCTACGCAGCATGCAGTAGGATGAAGCCCGCCAGTATGAAAGGGGGGTGCGCAATGCTCTATGACTACAAGAACATGCCTTATGCCCTGAAGAAAGGGGCCGCTACAATACGCGGCAAGAACATCAAGGAATTGGTCGACGCTGCCCGTCGCGAAGCCGAGTACATGAAACACGCTTGAATCGGTCTCAAAAAAACATTGGTACTTGTTCAATACAATACACATGGACGAGAAGCGCAAGAGGGAAAAGATGGAGAGGGCCCGCCAGGAAAGGCTCGAGCGCGAGGAGAGGATGAAGACCGAAGTGGGCCAGAGACGAGAGAAGATGGCAGAGTTCTTTGAGAAGATGGTCAAGTACCGCACCAAGGAATACGACCCTGACGACGAGGAGCTCATCCACTACCAGTTTGTCGAGATATACCAGAACTTTACCAAGGAAGGCCCCCATCCCGGTGAAAAGTTCAAGAACGTGGACCTCAACGCCGACACTGGAGACCTGATCTTCAGGCTCAAGACTGGTGGCAGGCGCATGGTCGTCCTGGCCCTAGAGGTGCTGCGCATGCCCCAGAAGCCCAACAAGCCCGCAAGCATCACTTATGGTGGTGAGTTTGAACCCCCAAAGGACCGCGAGGAGGAGGATGTGGATGAAGATGGCGAGTTAATAATCCCCAAAGGTCGCCAATCGAGGATCTAAAACCAATCATCATCGTTTTTACATGCATACACATCGTGTGATATTTTGCACACCTCAGAGTTCTCGATGTTCTGTCTCCACACGCGCTCACTCCTTATAAAACGAGAGAGCCCCGTTTTTTCGAGCCATTCATCGACCTTTGATGTCGCCATGTGCGGTTGCGCAACCATGACTAACACAAAACGCTGTCTTGTCTGCATTAGGTGTCGATGGTGAAATGTTTCAATGAGTTCCACCATAAACCAAGGCATCTCCTTTTTTTGTTGTTTACTCTGTAAATATGGCGATAGAGATTTACGAAGGAACAGTTCCAAAAGAACTGAGCGACCTGCCACCCCACGATGGATACGTCACATTTTTGAGCGTCGACACTACAGACAGGCATGCCTGCATGAAAGCGGCGGTGGACTCTATGATGGGTACCTACGATGATGCTGCTGCCCTCCACACGCCGCACAGGTACCTGTTGCAATGTTTTCGCATTGACGACAGCGAAACCACGGTCATCGACTTTGCAATGGCCGTGACGAGGATCATCAGTGCGGGTCGGCTCGAAATTGGGCCACTGGTCGCGGATGCTTGGCTCTCTGTCTTTGAGAAGGCCGACATTGGGGGGCACAGGACAGTGTATGGCTTTGTTGTTATGGTCAAACCAGCCCTGACTCTTGCGGAATACTCTACGATGGAGGGGATGGATCTGGTGGAAGCGGTGAAAACAGCAGCCCCATTGGTCAGGGACTTGGTGATCCGGATATCCGACGGCGGCCTGTGTTGGCCGGGGCCCCTGTTGGATCCACATGGGGTGGGCCTCTACACGGACGAGAGTGGAACGCCCCAACTTGCCGTGGTTGTCGATTGGTCTTCCTGCATCATGGGGTCGGCGCCCCCAGAGCGAATCATGCCGCCGTTGCTCGAGAACTACAAGAAATTCTTGGACGAGGTCGACAAGACATCCCTTGAAAGACACAGGGACCTCTTTTACGAAGCAGTAAAAAGCCTTGTTTAATCTTTGCAAATGGCACCCGTCCTCTTTGCCCCCCAGGAAATCGATCAGATAGCGACCACAGCGGTAGTTCGCGGCCCAGGACCAATACCATCAGACATGTGCAAATGGAACAGTGTTCATAATAAATTGATTACAAACATTCCACATAGCCACCCGGCGGGACTGCCGACTTGCAGCTCTTGGTGACACCAGAGAACCAGCCCCACTCCCCATAGTCCTTGTCCATCCCAGCGGGCTTGCACCCAATCTCAGAACCGTTCACCGAGCACCACGAACCCGTGATACCGCGTCTGACGGGTCCCACACAGGCGCACCCATTGTTGGTGATGGGTCTGTGCTCACACGTGCCTGGAACGCACCTGGGATCACCGCGCACGTGTTCTATCCTCCCCCTGGGAGCGGCATCGCCAATCTCGATATCCACGTGATGCTGTTGTATGGCGGTGAGGCTATCGATGGCCGATGCTAATGCCCCACTTTCAACCATTATTCTCACCCTTTCCGGCACAACGGCCAGCAGGGCGGCCCACGCGGCTTGGCTGAGCTGGTTCTGCGACCACCAAGTGCCAAACGAGACGTAACCCGAAAAGTACTGGCAATTGCTTGCGACCAGCGAGTAGGTCAGGGGATCGCCCATCACATGCAGGGCCCTCATGAGCCTTGCCAGCACGACGTCAATCCTGTTATCGATCGGCGACTCCATCACTATCAGGCCCGTCCCGATCGTTTTCTCGGCCCTGGTCTTGAAATCGGCCAGAGTGCTCAGGCAGAATCTCTGCACCGCGCCCTTGGGCACGAAATAGCCCTTTTTGTAGCTCGAATCGGGCACCAAGAAGGTGCCGCCCACCTCGGCTATCATGCCGCCCCCAATGTAGACTCCGCAGTGCTTTGCGCTCGCAAGCACCTTCATGATGCTTTCCTTTATGGTTTGGGGTTCCTGTCCCTCTGCGGTGAGCTGTCGGTACCTCTCGTCCCCGATCTTGCTCCTGACAAGCGGTCCCGTGAAGGCCCCAATGTGGCATATCTCCTGTCCGGGAATCAGGCCGTACCTCTTAAAGTCCGGGGTATCTCTAATGTCCACACCTTCGGGAAGGTACACCACGTATTCGATCATGCCTCGAACAACGGCCCTTTCCACCTCTTGCACACCCTCCAGAGCGAAAACCTCTGGTCCGTGAGACTTCATTAGTTGGGCATACTGAATGGGGGCATCGTAGAGTTCCATTTTTTAAATACCCCATAAATATTTTAAATGTACGGCGGGTGGTTAAAAGATGTCCATCAGGATACCCGCCCCCAGACTCTACATCACTGGTGCAGCGTCTCGGCCCACGGTCGACAGCGCATTTGGCTATGATGATTTCGCGAGAGCCGCAGCTGAAACGATGCGTAACAGCTACGACCCCCTGCCCACATGCAATGCGAGAGAGTTTGCTACCTTTTTCAGCAGGAGAAACTATGAAAACCTCTACAAGTCCATTGTGGACAGGGCAGGAAACAACCCCGACGAGGACGAACTGATGGAGGCCATGTTTAGGGCATTTTCCATGGTTGCTCCCAGATCGGACGAGACTGATATGAGAAGGACTCTGTTTGACGACAAAACGATCATTTCATACGTCAGGGAGTGCAACAACAAGGTACTGGAAGACATGGTTGCCGATGTTATGGCTGGTGCAGAGCTCGAGGAACACTTTCGCAATCACAGATGGGGACCGGGTCCCGAATTTGCCGAAGACCCTGATATGCATTACGGAGTCGATACCAGGTCCCGACTCAATGCTTCAAGATATGATATGTCTCACATGTTATGTTAAACATCCAAACTTTGGTGTTTTCTTTGTTCTTTTTTTGCATGACGTTGTATCTCTTTAATGTCCTCATATTCTTCTTCATACGTGCTGCCAAAAACTGTCTTTGGTAGATCGAAATACCCAATGGGTACTGTTTTCACCAAACAGTAATCATCATCCATAGCCTCGATACCATCTCTAAAAGCAATAGCTTCAGCTAATTTTTGCGACTTTGTAGCTTCTGTAAAACAAAAGTGCGTTTCTTTGACCCTTTTGCCACTTTTGTAATAAGCATATGTCCAACATGGCGTTGCCCTATTCGGATTTTGCAGACGAATACCACGATGGTGGGTCTTGTTGTCCGAGCGTAAATTATGGTTGAGAGCTTGTTGCCTCTTTGTCAATAAGCGCATGTTACACTTACGACAATCGAGCCCTTTGCGGTTACAATGGTCCACAGTAAGACCATCTGATTCCATACCAGTTCTGCCCATAAGTCTATTGTGTAAAAACTGATGCCTCCCATCTATCCAAGCTCCAATGTAACACCGACGAGCATGGTAGCGATTTTGACGTAACTCTTCTCTAACTTGTTCAGTGTCGTCAGCAATACCAAACAACCCGCGAGTAAGCTCTATGTGTAGAAGCGCGACACCCATCCACACAAAACGCCACACTCGGTTCTTGAACCCAAGTTGTTCGATCTCGTCGACGTGCAGAGCAGGGTCTTCCATATTGCGACGACGCCAAATATTTTTATGAATCTCCTTCAGATATTGTATTATGTGCTGAGATGGTTTTCAAACACAAGCACGAGGCAGACGACAGCAAAAGCACGCCGTGAATGGGCAAACGCACACCCAAAACGCAATCCTAATCCACTGGAAAATTTTCCACATGGTGTTTTTATGAATCTTACTTTGATGACAATATCTTGCTCAACAACATGTAATTGGCAATTTTGCCAACCAGGTCATACGAGAGCAGAGCTAGTGGCGAATCTGGGTTCGCGTGCCCGTTGAGGGCCATGAACATTGCATAACTGCGGCGCTTGAGTGCCAAACGCGCAATGTACATGGCGTCATCATCGGCAGGGTCCCCCAACTTACCGTCAAAGAATGGCCCATATTCGCACATTGTCATGACCGTGTACTGAAGCATAAGGGTACCACTGACGTATACCAGACCGCGTTTGTGTTTGGATAGGTCGTGAATGGCTTTCCTGATGAGGTTGTTCTGGAGCTCGACCGAGACGCCCCTGCTCTCCACGATCTTCTCAAACAACGCAGCATTGTCAAACCTAAAGCACCAAGACGCCTGGCAATAGATGATCTCGGGGTCAAACGACCACGGTGGTTTGACAAGCTCGTCGAGCATGAACTGTCCTTGAGGAGAATAACAGTACCCGATGGCACAAGAATAGCAGACGTTTACGCTGGTATCCTCCTCTTGGGCTATCCACTCTTCCATCGGCAGCGAGTATGGCGGTAACGCAAGAGCTTTAACGACAGCATAGTTACCAACTTGACAGGCGCGTGCTAGAAAAGTATAACGCAACACCCTCTCGACGCTGCAAGTACCGGCGAGTATTCCATCTGGGTCAAAGTCCCAATCGTGCATCCCCCCCCGAATGCAAAAGAATTGTGATGACGTGTCTCGCATCACAAAATGAATATCAATGACGTCAGTGTTTGTATTGTGGTTTCGAATGCAATTCGACGTGTAATGGGTAGTCTTGTTTCTGCCCACGGCAAAAAGTGTCCCTGAGATGCAAACCCAGCCATTCCAGGGGTCCCTTGACAAGCTTTGACCGGGGGCCCCAGGGTTCCAGCGTGAACCTGGTCTATTACGTCAAGATTTCATATCGCATTCCAAATGGCCAACAACAACGCCACCAAGGGTTGGTGGTCTGACTTTATGGTCGGACAAAAGAGCATCGTGCAAAATGAAAGTTACTTGTCGACGGATGGGGTTGGTAAATCCCAGGAGGAGATGGCGATCGCCAACATGAAGGCGCGTCGCGAGGCAGAGATCGACCGTCAGCAAAGGGAGATACAAGAGTACTACAGACAGCAGCTCGAAAGAAAAAAATGATACCGCCATTGCAAAACTCACAAATGGAAACCGTTACGTCATCCGTCACACAAGTCGTCGACATGCTTCCCGCCTATGGGGACAAGGGGAAGGCTGAAGTCTTTTCGGGATGGGCCATCAAGGCCCTGATGCTCGTGGCCGCAGTCGAGACCGTCTTGGCTCTCGGGACCTGGGCGCGTTTTGGATGGACTCTGGTCTTTGAGCTGATCGTCGTCGTTGTCGGTCTGTGGATGAACCGCAACGGGTACGAGACCTTTGTCTGGGGGGCTGTCCTCGCCTCGTTTGCCGTCGGCCCGGTCGTCAGGTACTTTAAGGACGGTGTGTTGGCACTGTGGTAAATTAATAAACCAGTTACCAAACAAAAGAATGGAAAGTTTTATTGATAGTCTGTTACCGACAAAGGGCGTCGACGCGAAGAAATGTGCCCTTTTGGACTGCACGGCTGGCAAACTCTATGCAATGGTCGCGATCGTGGGCATCCTGGGTTCCGTCGGGTCTTGGGGTAATTTTGTGGCGGCAGTTGTCTACGAGGCAATCATCGGTGTTCTTATTCTGAGAATGTGTCGTGGGTGTCATTCGAGGTGGCCGTGGGTGCTCTTGTTATTGGCCGCGACTCTGCCAATCATTATAACGATCTCGTTCCTGATTGGCGCCCTGACCGACGAGTGATCATGAAGTAAAATGTATCCCCGCCATGCCGTCCGCAATGCGTGCAAGATTGTGCGTTACGGTATGAACCCGCACATGACTGTCGCCCGTCGCTTGAAAGTGAGCCAGCATTTCCCGAAAATGGTTGGGGGGCCCGTATCCGCGTCTTTCCGTAAAGAAGGAAGCCTCGGTGGTCAGGACATGGCCTGTCTGTCTGTCCACTGGAACACCATCGGCCCATTCTATTTCGGCTTGAAGCCGCAGGGCAGCATGCACACCCTGCAGTTCGCGTAAACTGAGGGGAGGCCGATTGGCCAACGAGACCATCTTTGGTCCTGGCCACGTGTATTCCAGTGGCTCGTGTCGGCAATTGGGACATCTTTGCTGGTCTCGCGGCAACTTTTTGAGACAAGACCAGTGAAACCGGTGGCCGCAGGTGGTAGTGGTCCATCGCTCCCCCTTGTTTTGGATTTCCTCCTCTAGGCAGATGGAGCACGTATCAGACATGTTTGAAATTGTATTTACACGTCATTGATATGTTATCAAAACAAACACGTCATTTTCTATTTGACAACTAAAATGGAGGTGGACGAGGAAGAGGACTTTGCCCTGGATGTTGAAGAGGAGGTCGATTTTGCACCGCCCCCGCTGCCAGACGATGACGATTTCGAGATGGCCCCTCCATCCAGGGCCTGCAAAAAACCGCCGTCCGAGGTCTACTACTTTCCCGACTTTACGTGCCCGCCGTCCGATGACGACCTCACGGAGATCAACATCCAAGTCATCGATATCGAGTGCCAACAGCGCCCCCGCATTCCCGAGTTGGACGACCGTGGCGTGCAGGAGACTCTGTCGCTTGTGGGCGGCAAGCCGTTTCGCGCCCCGGACGAGTATGGCAACCGCGGAGAGAATACATACCAGATACCGGTGCCGTGCATGCGCATCTACGGCAAGCTCAAGGACGGGCGCTCTGTCTGCGCCAACACTTACGGCTATTACCCCACCATCCAAATCCTGCTGTCCACCCTGCCGACGCCCAACATTGTCGCGGACGTTGTGGATGCCATCGAGAAGCTCCTGGTAGAATACGACAACAAGAAGCGCAAGGGCAAGCCGCGCGGCTCGGATTTCAAGTGCGTCTTGTGCGCCGAGGTCAGGAATGGGTACCCCATGTACCCATACGCAGAGAACCCGTCCCAGTTCATCGAGTTAAAGCTCGCGCTGCCCGAATACGTCAAGGCCATTGGCGAGACGCTCGTCGACTTTCCCGAGATGATATTGGGGGCCGGCACTCGCGTCCTCATCAAGCCTTTCATGTGCCTCCCCATCGTGGAAATGTTCCAGGCCGACCGCTTCATATCGGGTTACGGGTGGATCAACATCAAGAACTGGCGCTCCACGGACCCCAACGCCCCACGCTGCGAGCCGAGCAGGTGCGACATCGAGGTGGACGTCAACGTCGACCATATCACCCCGTTCAAGGACGACTCTATCGCGCCGCAGCGCCTGTTGGCGTTTGATATCGAATGCGCCAAGACCATCGGAATACCCAAGCCCCAGACCAACGAGGTCATCCTCATCGCCTGCATCTGCGCGGACTATGTGGAGGGTAACCCCGGGCGCAAGCGCAACGTCATCTTTCAATATGGCAGTTCCGACGAGCTCAAGTGCATCAACAAGGCGAACGGCGACCTCCACCTCCATTTCACTGGAGAAAACGCAGAAAAACGCATGCTAAACGCGTTTGGAGACCTGGTCCGCACTTATGATCCGGACTTTCTCGTCGGCCACAACCTCATCAACTTTGACCTGCCGTACATTGTCGAACGTGGCAACGTGTTGGACTGCAACGAGGATGTCTTGTACCTCGGCCGTCGTGGTAACTACAAGTTCTTCCCGCCCAGGCGCTTTATCAAACAGCGCAAGAACGGGGACAGCCGCGAGATGACCACGACAGACACCCCGGGGCGCACTCAGCTCGATACTCTACCGTGGATCCAGAGCAACACGCGCGACAATCGCAGCTTTAAGCTCGGCTCGCTGGGAGCAAAGTACCTGAACGACACCAAGATGGACGTCAGCTACACGATGATTGTGCCTCTATGGAAGAGGAGTGACGCGACTCGCGCCCGTCTGGCCGCATACTGCATGCAGGATACCGTCCTCACGATGGGGCTTGTCGACTTTCCGGGCAACAAGAAGGTAAGTTCTTTCTCCAGAACATGCGCTCAACATACTGAAATAGGAACCAGCGTTCGACATGGTCAAGAATGCCATCGAGGAGAGCAGGCAGACTCGCGTGTGTTGCCCTCGTCTGCTCAGGGCTGGTATGCAGGCCCGTGTCTGGGGCCGCCTTCTCGAGAAGATGAAATCCCCGCACTTTGACGCCGACAACAACCCTGTTTTCGTCGAGTACGAGAGGCCGAAAGCGCGGGACAAGGATGACAAGTTTGCCGGGGCAGAGGTTCTCGAGCCGTGCCGCGGGTTCTACCCCGGCTATGTCGTGTGCGGCGATTTCCGTTCTCTCTACCCGTCCATCATCATCTTCTGTGCGCAGTACATTCTGCATTGTCTAACAGTTTACTTTTGGCAGTAAACATATGCTTCTCGACCCTCATCGCGTTCACCCGGCATATGGACCTACAGCATCAGAGCTCGCCATCCGGCTGCAATTTCGTGGACCCTGGGATCCGCAAGGGCCTGTTGGCCCAGATCGAGGAAGAGCTGATGACAGAGCGCGACGAGGCCAAGCGTATGATGAAGACGACCACCGATCCAGGCAAGAAGGGCATGTACAATAACCGCCAGAACAAGATCAAGCTCATCTGCAATTCTGTCTACGGCATCCTGTCCGCCTCTGGTGGGCGTTTTGTCCGCGTGGCGCTCGGGCTCGCGGTCACGTCACAGGGCCGCCTCATGATCATGAAGTCCAAGGAGATTGCAGAGTCGCCCCAGTTTAGCGAGTCTGTCGTCCGGACCATCTACGGAGATACGGATTCCATCATGGTTGCCCTCAAGCCGCACATCACGACGGACGAGGAGGCCTTTACCGTTCTGGTCTACATTTGCGACGTGGTGACAGAGTACTTTGCGTCGCTCTCTGCGAGCAAGGCCGTCCTTTTGCAGGCGGAAAAGATCATGAAGCGCATGATCCTCATCAACAAGAAGCGCTACATTGCGGCCAAGGTCCTGGCCACTCGGATCGAGAGGGCCCCCGGGCCAAAGGGCCCCGGTACTGGCAACGTCACCAAGATCTCGGTTGGAGAGGCAGAGAGGATTGCCATGGGCGTCGAAATCGCGAGGCGCGACAACTGTCTGCTCGTCAAGGAGACCATGGAGGAGATTGTCGACACGGTCATGCTCAAGAACGACCAGCCGGGGGCGCGCCAGATCATCAACAATGTGCTGCGCGAGCTCATTGGCGGCAGGACAAACATTGGGGGGCTCGTCATCAGCAAGTCCATCAGCAAGTCGGACTACAAGAGCGACCCGCTCCAGGTCAAGCTCGCCATGCGCATGAAGGAGCGCGATTCCAGCTACGAGTGGGGTCTCGGAGAGCGCATACCGTATGTCATTGTCAGCCGCGACCACAAGAACCTGTCGGATCAGGCCGAGGACCCGCTGTGGGCCATTCAGCACGGCCTCCCGCTCGACACCAAGTACTACATTGACAAGCAGCTGTCGGGCCCGATATCCAGGATCTTCATGTGGCTCCCTGGAACGACAGAGCAGAGCTACAGGCAGGCCATCGCCGCGACAGAGGAGAAGATCAGGGCATCCCACGGGGATGAAGTCGCGACAGAGGCGTACGGGAAGGACCTCAAGAAGATCATGGAAAAGATGCAAGAGCACGCGGCCAAGATCCTGTTTGGCCCGGGGGCATTGGCCGCGCACCCCAGGAGGGTCGAGGCGGGCACTCGCGGAATCGCCGCCTTTTTCAAGCCCGCCGCCAAGTGCAGGCGCTGCAAGATCGTACCCGCTCTGCCAGAAGCAGAGGGGAAGGGTCTCTGCGGGGAGTGCCAGCCGGGGAGCGCGCGCTGCATGGCGTTTGGGTGCCACAAGTCGGTCACCAGCGAGTGCGCAGTCGACGTCCCGGACATGTACTGCTCGACCTGCTCCCCCATCATGGGCAAATGCGTCACGTGCGAGCGCGTGATGCCGATAGATCCGGCGAACCAAGGTCTCTGCGAGAACTGCATGATGGGAAGGTGCTACTCGTGCGGCAAGGAAGACTTTGACACCAAGGGTGGGGTCTGCAAGGAATGTTCCGAATTCTCCAGGATAAGGAAAGCGGGAATGACCGCTTCGGCCACTGTCGATATTGAGGACCTCAAGCGCCAGGCGGGCGAGGCAAAGCAAGAGTGCTTCATCAGGTGCGGGGTCGTCACCGACGAGATCAACTGCGTTTCGAGGGAGTGCACCACGCTGTTCAAGCGCGCCACCCTTGCCGTGAGGATTGCAAACATGCAAAAATAGGTTTTTCATTTTGCCTTGAATTGGTCTTTGATGCTGGAGAGTAGGGCCCCGGCGGCCCCCAATCCGTAACCGATCATGCCGGCCTTGAAAGCGGCGACGACACCTCCCGAAACAGCGCCGAGGGAAAAGATGCCCAGGGCACTGACGACCTTGCTTGACGGCCTGTAGGTGGTGACACCAGCCAATGACTGAATGTCAGAGACGATCTCGATCCACATGTCTCTCATTGTGAACTTTACCCAGTTGTCAATGGCCATTTGGGTCGTCTCCTCCAGCTGCACTTCGGAAGGCAGTATCGGCAGGAAAACGGCCCTCACCCCTTCCTGATCCTCCACGATACCGATCGAACCGGCCCCAATGCGCATGGGTACCAGGCCATTCTTCTGGGTGGCCACACGTTTCAGCAGATCACTCACCCCAGAATCGTCCATGAACCTGGTCTCCATCCTCTCCCACTTGCTATCATTCCAGTTCACGACCGCCGAAGCGACCACCATGGCAGAGCTCTTCATCTCTGGCCTGTCCAACACGTATTCAGTGAGGGGCATCACTCTCTCGACGGCACTGAGGGGTTTTGTCTTGACGAAACCCGTCTTGTTGGCGCCCCTGACCTTGGGGAATGGATTGAAGGCCTCCCATCCGGGCATGGTAGAGTACCAGCGGCCCGAAGAGCTACAGACCCACGCTTCCTCGATCTGCAAAACATCTCCCGGCATGTTGGACATGTAATCTGATATGCGCCTCTTCCAGGCGTCATAGTTGACTGGTTCGTTGACTATCTCTACGCTGATCAGGGAATTGCACAGCGGGTCGCATAGCCCCACCAGCGCTGACCCGGGCGATGGCGACCCAAAGAAGGTACCTCCTCTGTCGCCCACTGGTATTCTTGCACAATCCATGTCGACGATACCACCAATCTGCGCCTCTATGGCCTTGAATGGTCTTTTGGTACCGTGGCCCACAATGGGGCGGGACTTTATCTCAACCTGTCGGGTGCCGTCCTTTGAGAACACTATTTCGCCCTGAATACGGTTCCTGGGGGTGAATGCCATTTCTTTTACATATTCAGTTCGATATATTTTCTGCCCCACCATATATGATGACGTCATAATTAATGTCCCACATTTCATGTCCGGACAATTTTATTGGGCTCCCGGGTTCAGCCCCAACGAAAAAGTTCTATTTTTAGATCCATATTGATGACTCATAATTAATGTCCCACATTTCATGTCCGGACAATTTTATTGGGCTCCCGGGCTTAAATGAGCTTTTCAAAAACGAAACGACACTCCGAAAAAAAGCCAGCGCAAATCTAAAATAAGACATGTCAGAACGCGTCATCACAACTCCTTATGGAGATATGTATTTCATAAACCGTAAACCCACCATCTGGGAGAGGTCGGCTCGATATGTCTTTAACTGTGGGACAGAGGCCTCTCGACACATGAAAAGGGTTGTAGACGAACAAAAGGAGCAAGGATGGTATCTGACGTACATAAGCAATAACAATCCTGATATCATTTAAACAACATCTGCACATATGGCAGAAGGCGACCTCGTGCCCTTTCTCTTCAACCACGGCATCCTGGGCGACGTCCTCTTCTGGATGGGCGCGAGCCCTTACCTCTGGACGGATCTCCGGGCAACCTCCAGGGCCGCGCGGGCAGCAATCCCCGCGCCGCCGAGGCCAAAACTTGAGAACGTGGACGAGCTCCTCTGCATTGCTGCAGATGAAGGTAATGTTCCCCTCTGTCACTTGGCCAAAGAGCGGGGCGCGAACTACTGGAACGGCATGCTCTACAGTGCCGCCGAGGCCGGCCACGTACATATCTGCCGCCTCGCCCGCGAGTGGGGGGCTACGGGCCGTGACGAAATGCTCCGTCTCGCCGCCCAAAACGGCCACGAGCATATCTGCCGTATGGCCCGTGAGTGGGGTGGCTCACAGTGTTGGGATGATATGCTCCGTTTCGCTGCCTGGGGCGGTCACGGATCCCTCTGCCGCCTGGCCAAAGAGTGGGGCGCGACCGACTGGGATGCAATGATGTACCATGCTGCCATTGGTGATCACGAACCCCTTTGTCGCCTGGCCAAGGAGTGGGGCGCGACCGACTGGAACAAAATGCTTCTTTATTCCGCCCGGGAAGGCCACGTATCCCTCTGCCGCCTGGCCCGCGAATGGGGCGCGACCAACTGGAACGAAATACTCCTTTATTCCTGCACCGTCGATGGCTACGTTGTCATCCGCTGCCTAGCCCGCGAGTGGAAAACGACCGTGTGGCACAATTGAAAACGGCATATTTAGACATTGTTTAAAGAAACAATGGCTTTTCCACCTTCTTGTTGAGTTTTTAGCATTCGCCGACAAAAACAATCTATTTTATGGCCGCTGTCCATGCAGACAGTAATGCCCAGCATCTGCCATGTAATCGCTCGTAGACTGCATACATCCGCCCCTTACAAACCACATCTTGACGCACTCTGAGCCAGAGTCCACCAAGTGCCTTATCCCATCCATGGACCCGATGAAATACTTGTAATCGGTCAGCACGCGGTCGCCACCGACACTGTCAAAGGATACTGACGGTTTCGTGCTTGCTCTCCTTTCCGGAAACCGGACGCCCCCCACCATCACATTTTTGGGCGGTGCAGGAAACCAGATGACCCCCGTAACGCCGCTAGTGTTGCTTCCCCAAGCAAAGTGCAACTCGTTGGCATTCACGAGCTTCCAGCGGCCACGTTCCATGACAGTCTCCACGTTGCCCATATATATAAATGGTTATGTATCTCTATTACGTCATTGTTTGATTTAAACAACAGACTTCCACCATTCAGCCACCTTCTCGTTGGGCTTGGTAAGCTTGGCCTTTGGCAGGGTCCCGCGGATAAAGAGGCCATTGAGCGAGGTGCTGCGGGAGAGCGCAGTGTAGAGCTGGGCCGGTTCAAAGATCTTTGAGGTGTTGATCTCGACATTCTCGATGGACATGCCCTGGCTCTTGTGGATCGTAACGGCATAAGAGAGGACCAGCGGGATCTGAGAGTGCGACATGATGACCTTCTTGCCCGACTTGAGCTCCCATTTGACCGGCCCCATTACGTGTTCCCCTCCCTTGTAGAATTTGACCACTGGGTTCCCGCTGCCCTCCTCGAATTTGACGACCCTGCCAGTCCTGCCGTTGACGAGCCCGAGACCAAACGAGATGTTCTTGACGAGCATGACAGAAGCTCCAACCTTGAGGATCAGGGTTTTGGGCGCCATCCAATGGTCCTCCATCTTCTTTACGACGAGCTCCTCCCCGTGATCGACCGCGGTAAAGACCTTGGGCTCCTTCTCGATCTTGTCCATCTCGCAGAAATTGAGAATATCGACCTCTTTGCGCGTCGAGTAGAGCCTGACAGTATCCTCGGGCAGTGATTCCGCGGCCTCTGTGATGTTCCTCCTGTCCTGAAAGGTCGCGATGCTCTGGGGGCTAATGTTGCCATGCCTGAAATCGTCGAGCATAGAGAGGAATACGGGCTCGGTCTGCCTGAAAATGTCCCTGAGAATGTAAACCCTGTTCTCGACGAGGCGGGACCACGTTTTGGTCTCGAATAAGAACTCCAAGTCCTCTGGGTCCTTCTTCTTGCGCTTACCCTCCGAGTCTATCTTGCGATCCACTGGAGGTAACTGGAAAAAGTCGCCACACAGGATGACCTGGATCCCCCCAAACGGCGCGGTTGGGGTTTCGCGCAAAAAGCTCCCGATCTTGTCCAACTTCTCGTACAACTTTGGCGAGATCATGCTGCACTCGTCAATGATGAGGGCCATTGTGCCCTTCCAACGCTTTACGGCCGTGCGGCACCACGGCTTTGAGCTCTGCAGGTCCTTGAGTATCTCCGCAAGGTTCCCGTCGCCCAGCCCAATGCCGGCAAACGCGTGCAGAGTGGTGCCCCCAATGTTGCACGCCGCAATACCCGTGCTCGCCGTGATGTATACCGCATCTTCTCCGTATTTCTTGACCAGGGCCCTATGGATGTAGCCCAACAGGTAGGACTTGCCCGTTCCCGCGGCTCCGGTGAAGAAAAAGGATTCCCCGGCGATAGCCTTGTCGAGCACGAGCTGCTGCGACGGCGAAAGTGGGTGTTCGACTTCGAGTTTTGCCCGTTTGACCTCTTGCACGGCTGCGGGTGGCTCCTGCCCCTCGACTTGGCTGTCGCAGGTCGCCCTTTTCATTCTTTGTTGCTCAAAAAATGAATATTGGATGACGTGTATGTGGCTTTATTTGTTCTAGTACGACTGAGTGTAAAAACCGTCAACTGTGGGCAGGACCTGTTTGAGGATCACGAGCTTGCGTTTGATCGCGTCAAAGTCAATGTCGATCTTGAGGGGTTCGGCGCAATCCGGGAAGAGAAAGAGGGCAAAGACCACATCCCCATCCGAAATGGACAGGTCCTTGCCAAAGGCGTTCGATAGCATGCACTCTGCCTCGTCCTCGTCCTCGTCCCCGGAAGCAGAGACCATCTTGATGTACGTGTAAAGCGCAGTGGCTTCGCCGAGAATGTTGCCGGGCAGGATGGCCCTGAGCTTGCTGCTCATCGGCCCCCTGAACTTTTCCATGTAGACGGGCAGAGTCCCTGCAGCGTCGTCCTCGCCCCCAGAAGCAGAGCCCAGCCACTTCCACTCGCGCTCGTTTGACCACGGGGCGATCGAGAGCGTCCAATCGTCGTCGGTGGCTTCCTCGTAGGTTTTGGCAAACTCGTCGATCATATCGATGGTCTCTTTGGAGTAAGCCCTCATCTCCTTTGTCTCGAGGCAGAGCTTGGTAATCCCCTTGAGGAACACGGGAACAGAGCACAGCGCTTGGATGGTGGACATTTGTTTTTGAAACAAAAAAAAGTGATGACGTTTATTTCATATCAAACCCCTGGAACATATCAAAACACGCCATGACGTCACATTCGTGTTTGTTGGGTCCCAGACAGTGAGGCCCATAGCATTCCCTTGTGATAATGACATCCTTCTTCTCCCCGCACTTTGGGCATATCTTGTCCCACGGCCCCCACGACGAGGCTGGGGTCCCGACTTTTCTGCGTATGTAAACCTGCCACTGTCCCTTGGGGGTCTCCTCGGCATAAGTGTAGGGATCCTTTGTGGTGACGAAACAACTGTTGTCCTCCAAATCGAAACTGAACCCCCTGCATTTGGGGTCGGCAATGCACTTCCTTTTGCACGACGAGGGATCAGTGTTATAAGTAACCGGGCCAGTATCGGCGACCTTGTAGCTTGTAAAGGTGTCGAAATCACTGCCCAACTTTGAGATGGGGGGCTTTAGTGCCATGAATACGATCAGCCCCAGCCCCCCGATGAGCAAGGCACCGCCCAAAACGATCTCTACTTTCATGGATTTTTTAATACACACACATACATTTTCAGTGTGCGGCTATTTGTTTGAGGCACTCTGTCAGGTTGATTCTGTTCTGCAGGAACCTGTTCACTATTGCCTGGCACCTGTAAGCTTCTCTGGATTTTTCATTGCTCGAATCCAAAGGGGGCATCACGACGAAAAACCCGGGGAGCCATGGAGAGTCCTCGAAACTGACAGAGTTAAACGCGACGGCCATGGCTGCAAAGATGCTGGATATGGGGTTCTCGAGCACGCCCCCTCCTATGAGGGTAAGATGCACGTTTGTCGCCTGCAGGTCGCGAGCAGCCGACAGGGTATTGATGTACGCGGCCATGAGGAAGATGTTCATCCACACCCGAGAGTTGTAAAAGGTCGTGTCCAATGTGGACGTGAGTACCTGGTGGATTCTCTGGTTGAATCCAGAGGCCTCTCTCCCCAGAGAGTCGCGCGTGATCAGAGCATTCTTGACGACCACGGCCCCCACGCAGTTCACCAGATCAAAGGCTTCGCTCGCAAAATTTGGCTCGTTGGCGTTTGTGATATCGGCCCACCCGCCCACAGTTATACGCACTCCCCTGGAATGGAGCTTTTGCAGCATGTCGAGGGGCCACCGTCCGCTGAGGAGCTTGGCGTCCGTGTATTCTCCCCCTCTGAACAAGTACCTGCGGGTGACGAGGTCCAACGATGTCGGGAGGACCGCAGCGGGACCCTGGGTGTGGTCGTCAAAGTAACTCGACAGCATCACGGATTCCGGGGAGCTGTCTGGCATGGTCTGCTCGAACGCGTGAAAGTTTGAAGCCACCTGGAAGACTGATCCGGGCGGAGCCTCGCTCTCCAGTTGCGAAATGCCCCCATCTTTGTACATTACGCCGAGACTCATGTTCCTTGGGAATGCGTGATCCATCAGACAGGGTCGGCATTTGCTGTAATACAACTGCGTAGTGCCCGGTTTGTGTCTTGCCATCCTGCGGGCCGCGGCCCACCCGTTTGTGCGGCCAAGCTGAACCAATTGAGCCTCTGTGACCCCGAAATTGCCGAGGGTTAAATCGAACCGTGCAATCATTTTTTTGTTCAAGGCCATTCATATTATTGTCTCCGCACAAAAGGTCCAAGAAAAGAGATATTTACGAGTTGAAAATATCAAGGCGTTGACCAGCGTTGACCCCTTGGGGCCGGGGGCCCAATAAAATTGTCCGGACACAAAATGTGGGACATTAATTATGACGTCATCACCGATATATCAAATCACGGTTTTTGGGTGCGATCGACGTCGGTCATTTTTTGGGTGCGATCGACGTCGGTCATATTTGGTGACGTCATAATTAATGTCCCACATTTCGTGTCCGGACAATTTTATTGGGGCGGCGGGCTCTGCCTGACGAAAAAAGTTCTATTTTTAGAGCTCCAGCCAATATTCAAATTTTTGAAAAAAAGTCTCTGGAGGCCGCCGCCCCAATAAAATTGTCCGGACATGAAATGTGGGACATTAATTATGACGTCATCATACCCTTTCACCATTCCAATTGACCCACGACCCGCCCCCTTTGCTGCAGCACAGCGTGGACTTCATGGTGGAAGAGGGTGTTAGCGCAGCATCCTTCACACTGTAAGCAAGGTTCACACTAAAGTTCCTCGCCATGTTATCGGTACCGCCATAAAAGAGCGACTTTAACCTCTCTTCCGACGCGTCATAGTTGGCCAGCGTCTCTGTGTACACGCGTATGATGTCGCTCTCGAGTTCGTGCAGGTTGACAGTGTCAAAGTAACCAGCCAGGAACGACATGATGTTGCAAAAGGTCGCGCAGTTGCCGAAATTGCCTCCAATGGCTGCCACGTCCTCCCGGAACTCTGTCAGACCCTCCTTGTCACCACCACTGGTCTCCAGGTCGGCATTGAGTATGGCCCAGGATTGCATGGAACCCTTTATGCTGCCAATTCGCTCCGCCACAGAGGGCGGAGTGATGGTCTCCAACTTTAGCCATCTGCCCAACTTGTTTACCATATCGGCGACAAACACAAGAGTCTTCTGGTAATACTCCCCCTCGGTACCGTGCGGCTCGTAGACTGCCCATGTCAGATCCCCTCCACCCAAAAAGGAAGTAATCCGTATACACAACATGTTGGCGTGATCCGGGTGCGATATGGGGGCTATTACGAGGTAGGATGCCGTTTTTGTGAGCTTCTTGTAGTCTGTAATAGCCTCTGCGATTCTCATGAGCCCCCAATCCATGCCCCCGTCAGTCACTTCGATCTCCTTTGTGATGAATATCGAATCGCTCATGCCGGCACAGTGGCTGGCAACTCCCTTCCACGCGAGTTCGCCAAATGTGTAACAGGAAGGGCATGAGGCAAACGAGTGTTTCTTTGTGTTGAGCAACCCTTCCCGGTACATGGCCTCGAGAGTGTATCCAATGGGGGCATCTTCCTTCACGGTTATCGGGCCATTCATGCGCTTCTTTTTGTTTTTGAAAACAAAGACTGCCTCTGCCGTGCGAGAAGACATGACTCGCTGTTTATCCTGAATGATACACTATTTTGGCGGGGGAGATTCATTAACAAAATCAATGCTTTGCTGCCGTCTCCATCCCGACGCCGTACTGCCTCGCAGGGCTACCAGTGGTTCCGTTGGCTATGATCTGTCAAACATCTCTGCTATCACTGTTCCCGCGAGGGGGAGAGCCGTAGCGCAGACTGGCATCGCCATAAAACTCCCCGAGGACCATTACGGGAGGATTGCCCCCCGTTCGGGCCTCATGAAGACTCACGGGATCGATGTCGGGGCCGGCGTGATCGACAGGGATTACCGCGGAGAGATCTCGGTCGTCCTGTTTAACCACAGCGACACGCCCATGGAGATCAAGGCGAGCAGCAGGATCGCCCAGCTGGTCATCGAGAGGGTCATCACCCCAGAAATTCTGCTTGCGCCAGAGGAAAGTTGGCGCCGTATGTGTCTCGAGGAACAGGACAACCAGAGGGGCACGTCGGGGTTTGGTTCGACTGGTTTCTGATGAAGGGGGTTTATTGCTTGTATTTTTCCAATACATGCGCAATAGCACATATGACCTTGACCAACTCGCCATTGTCTGGTTTTGTGGCATCAAAGGACTTTACCCTGATGGCCTCTGAACCGTGGTCGAGTTTGATCCTCTCTGGGGCATCATCCACAAAGACCACATGGCCGACCTCGCAACCCATGTTGCGCCTGAGAATGTGGGCGTCCTTGACCGGGTGAAAGCCAGAGAACTGCTTGCAATCGTCACCGTGCAGGTAGACGGAAGGCTTCAGGCCAAACTTTGACGCCAGAAACTCTTCGATGGGTTCGGCATTGATCTTTTTGCGCGAAGTCCACATCACCACCTTTACTTTGGGGTCGTGGAGCGTGATATTGTAAAGGTAGTTGCACAACTCGAGTAGGTGTGGCCTCATGTAAACTCGCTGTCCGGATGGTATCACCAGGTCGTGCCCTATGCCATCCGGCACCGATTCGGACTTTTTGCGCACGTCTGCAAGGACGCCATTGATATCCAAAACAACCGTCACCGTCATGGTGTTTTTCTTTATAAAAAAAACAAATCGTGACGTGTGATATTCATTTTTGTTTGTTCGTCCAAAGATGGAAGAGGCTCTTTACAAGGTGGGTCGTGGGCGTGCAAAGAAAAGTCGCGCCGCATCGTCGACGACAACGATGACCAAAAAGCAACAGCAGCGTCAAGCCTCATCCGGCGAGACAATCAGCTTTGCCGTCATCATAAACGATGACGGGATACCTCCCAGGGTCAGGGAGATGTGGAACGACCTCTCTGAAGTGTACCGCCGGAAGGTGCACCAAGTCGTGATCGCCGAGTACCCGGGAATCCCCAAGGAATACGAGGCCTTTGTTCAGTTCATGGACCACTGTCCGCCCCGCAAATCTTACCTCGCAGTCGTTACGGCAAATACAAAATAGAAACTCTTTTAATGGTGCCTGTGGCCACCCCCACCGTGTCCGTGTCCACGTCCCCCGTAATACCTCCCTCCGCCATAGTATGGGAGTGGATAGTCAACCCATGACCATGGTTGGACGATTGGGGTCGGTTCGCTCTTCACGATGGTCGTGACCTTTTCCCCTCCCCCGCTCTTGTTTGTCAGGACAACAGTGACGACAACTGCTGCCGCAATGACAGCGACACCTGCAATAACTAGACCGATCGTTTGGGTCTCTGGCATTTTTTTTGTTTACATGTATCAAAATATTATTTGTTTTCATCTCACAAGGAAAACATGTCAAACAAAATACTCATTGCCGGAATTGCCGTCGTCGCGGTGGGGGGTATCGCCATTGGCCTCATTGTTTGGAACAACAACAAAAAGGAGGAGAAGGTCAGCGCGTCAGAAATGAAAGTTTCGACCTCGTGGGGCACCCCGAGAGCCGCATCGGGCGCGACTGACAGCCTGGGTCTCACTGTTTACCCCGAGATGTACGAAACCGGTCGTCTCGACAAGCAAGACGCGTGCGCCTGGGCAGGGTGCATTGGTGAGCTCGATGCCAATGGTCGGTGCACGGGCTGTCCGCAAATGTAAATCATACGTCATCAAAAGATTCTTTCATTTTTCTTGCAAAAGCGCAAATGGTAAGGGTGGTTTATGCTCGCGCCTCGTATCGCATCTGCGAATTGTTGGCCAAATGCATTGAGCACGGATCCGTAAGCTATCCTCCATGGCCCCCACATCAGAACGAGGAGATCATGCTCATCGATGTAAAACCGTTTCCCCTTGGCCCTCTGGAGGGGATACCAGAGTCTGTCCGGATTCTCGTCATTCTCGGGAGCGTCGAACCGGAAGAGATTCATTGTCACATTGACAATGTCGCCGACACGGCAGCCGAACTGCATGACCTGTTGTTGGCCGCTCTTTAAACAAAAGGTTTTTGCATCCCCAAATTATACCACAGAGGTTCCCTGTCAAAGGATAGCCTGAGATTATCAATGTCTTGTTTTTTCAGATGGCAGGCTTCGCATAGATAAAACTTCCAACCTTTGACCATGAATCTGTGGCTAATGTTTGAGCTGTTGCAAAAGACACATTCCTTCATTTGTCAAAGACCACTGTCTGCAGTCTTCTTTTTCTTCTTTGGAGGTTTTTTGCCGTCGGGGTCAGCGCCTTCGGTTTCCTTTTTGGGCTTTGCAGTCCTCTTGGAGCGCCTTGAAAGCTTCCACACTTGCTTGGTGCCGCCGCATTTGCTGATTTCCTCATAGATTGCTTCTGGGTCGGTCACCCCTCGGGCCATGAGGTCCTTGATCTTTTCCTTGACGACTTCTGCTGTGGCCCTCACTTTGAGTTGCTTCTCGGCCAGCTCGAGGAACTGGGAACCCTTCTTGATGCCGAGTCGCTCGACGTCTGCATCCCTCATGTATTGGATAATGAGTTCCCGGCACTCTTCCATTGCCTTTCTCACGCCCTTCATTTCCTCTCGGGCTTTCTTGAGGCCATCGTCGAGACGAACGAACTCTTTTACGTTGGCTGTAACCTTTTGAGGGGCTGCTGCTTCTGTCATTTTCGTTATTGACAATAGATCTTATTATTTAGGGATAACAATGATTTCTTATTTGTATCCTCTGAAAGGATCTTTTACAAATAGTAGGCCGACTTGATCTTGCTCCAGACAGTGCTCCTGCGTCCCGAATTCACAGCGGCTGGGTTGCCATACTGGCCAACCATGGGCGGCTGCGAGACGGGGGTCTGCCTCACAAACTTTGGCGCGCAAGTTCCGCAGGTCGTGGTCTGCGATCCGGGCTCGGTGGGGTACGCAAAGCTCGCCCAAGAGACCTCGCTCGCGCCCACTGGGGGGTCGCCAGTGATCTGCCCATACGCGGCCTCTCCACGAATGTCCCCGACAATGTTGTTTCTGGTGGTATAATGGAAACTGGTGGGACCGAAAACGTCGGCGCCCACCATGGAGACGGCGGATGGCTTTGCGGGTGAAATCTCCAAATCATAAGGATCGTCCTTTTATGGCAGTATGGTTAGCATTATGGAAGGATTGTTAATTCAAACGTACAAATGAACGTCGGACAGAAGCCGCTAGCGTGTCGGGTGCGAACCGTGCAAGGATGGAGGTATTGTAAGCCTTTTCCCAGTCCGCCCCCCCACTGATACCTCCAAAGTCCTCAAATCCGATAATGCCACCAGCGCCCGGAGGGATAATGCCTGCCTGAACAGGGCCTGCCCTGCTTACGTATTCCATAATTTGGATTGTGAGTTTGATGTTTGTTGTAACAACTCTTATATTTTATTTTGTGTCTTTGGAGATGTATGCAATGGGGGCTTCTGGGTCAATGTCCACCGAGGCGTCAAAGTACTTTGGATTGAGTTCATGACGGGATGGATCGTATCCCTGGGGTGGAACTGCGGCCAAAACATAATGAGCTTGCCTTGCTGTCATCATGTTTCTGACATATATTGCCATATATTTGGCCTCGTCCTCGTATTTTGCAACAGAAAAATTTCTGTATGCCACCTTGCCATCAGGTCCTGTCCAATTGGCCCTCCAATAGTAAGCGCGGCCACCTCGATTTTGTCGTTGTTTGCTGACTCCTATTGTACCACTCCGAGGCTTCCTGGTGGTATTTACAGCATTTACCTTTACTGAAGTGACGCGCATATTGCATGGGCGACAATCGAGACTATTGCGGTTATAATGATCGACCACTTCCGGCTTCACGGGACGCATTAGCATCCGATGAAATAACAGAGTGTGCAGCGTCCGGTTTCCTGGGTTGCGGTATCCAGATATCGCGTAACCCTTTACGGATTTTGGAGATGTTTCCTTGCAGAATCGCCATGGGTGATTTGTTAACAAAGTACGAACTTCGCCACTGTCCACAGTCATTAGACATTGACCACTGCCGATGTGTATACGCAGCAAACCATCCCGCAGACGTTCGATTTCGTTCTTTGCAACAATGGCATCCATTTCTCTGTCTTTGCACGGTATAAGAATAATGATGACGTTGATGGATATTCTTTGTTTTTGATGACGTGTCTTTTTCACTCTCAGTAGACCACTGCGCAAGTTGGCGCGGCACCTGCGGGCCCGCCAGCGCTCGGCAGTTCCGCAACGAGCTGGAACACGTTGAGGCGGACACTGAACTTCCACAGCTTGCCGAGCTTCTTCCTGTAGATCCACGGGATGTGGACGACCGCAGTCCCCGAACTGCCCGGGACAACTTCTGCCGGCAGCATCGTTGGCAGCGGTGGCTTGGGCATGTACTGGAAGATCTCGGTGCGCCCATTGCCGACGACAGTGACCGAGGCCTTGATGCTCGGCGGGTACTGCTCTCCCTTGGTTCCCATGCCGACAAACATGATCGGGGTGAAGTTGTCCGTGATGGCCTCGACCGTGTTGGGGTTGGGCGAGTTCCACTCCTTCTCGATGATGATCTCGATGCAGCGGGTCTGGATCTCGTCAAAGACCTGACGCAGGTCCCCCATGATCGGGTTGGCCTCGTACTCGCGACCAGTGCTGAGCAGCGTGGTCACCTTGCCGTCTGGCCAGGTCGTGATGCCGGTCGGGAGGTGCATGCCGTTGGGCGTGTTCAGCATGAACGGTTTGGTGGCCGAGCGGACGGCCCCGGTTGCTGGGTCGGTCGTCTGGTAGATGTAGGACATGAAGAGGATCTGCCCACCACCCTCGCGAGAGGCCTGGGGGTCCTTGGAGAAGGCGATGAGTTTCTTGTCAAAGACCTTGTACTGGTCCGGGTAGATGATGTGTGGACTGCGCTTGATCTCCTGAACCACAGGAGTCTGCACGGGTGCAGGGGCAGGAGCGAGCGGGGCAAACAGGTCGACCAAGCCCCCAGTGGCGGCGTCAGGGGCCGGGACCGGGTCAGTGTCGTCTGGCGCCTTGTTGAGCTTGACGTCGGGCTCCACGGCTGCCGCTTCGCTCTCGGTCTCCTCCCTGGCGCGTTTCTTGCTTGCCACTAGAGAGGATGTCGACGGCGCGGCTGGGACCTGCACCTGCAGGGTTCCTTGGAGATCACCCGTGTTGAGTGCGACTTCCTTCTCGGCCGCCGCGGCAGCAGTCATGCGCTTCCCCCCAGCTTTGCTCATTTCTAAAGACGAAATAAAGTTGTGAATAACAATGACATCATACCCTGGTTCACATTAACGATACCGATGACGTGTAAAAAACTAACCGGTTGTTCAATATCCTTCGGGTTTCTTGACAAATGCCCAACGGTCGTGTTTGCAGCCACTGCACGGTCCCCTGATCGCGTACGTCTTGCGCGCGATAAAGCAGACCAGCTGCGATTCTTCTGCAACGAGGGGGGTCTTTTCGCCCTTGGTCTTCTGGCATGACTTGCACAAGGCCACTCGGCGTTCAACAGGAATCATATCGATGTTTTCCGCCACAACCTTGTACTTTTTCTCCTTTACAATGGGCACAGAGCTGGGTTTCTTCTCTTCAGAACGAGAACGGCTGCGGCTCTTGACCATTTTGTCTGTCTGACAGAAAGGAAGTAGTGTGTACAACCCCCATATATAATTTTAGTTGCATCAAAGCACCAATAATGGCGGATTGCGAGTACGAAATGGGAGGGACGGACGGCCCGGTTTGTGCGTGGTCTCCCGGGGCCTGCAAAAGTTGGTGCAGGTCCAATGCAGGCAGGTGGGCCCCGACCGCCCTATCCATTTTTGAGGAAGTCAACGATGGCACTTTTGCCGGGTTCGGGATCCACATTGATATGCTCTCGGTGCCGTTCTTGCGCTCTGTGCTCCACGGAAGCCTCGTGGACGAGCATGTTGCCGATATGCACGCGGAAACCATGGAATCCCTCGGCATGGACGGCGTGTTTGGGACCGGTATCGTACTGGGCAAACAGAGAGACGACCTCCAACGGGGGATAAGCTGCACCCTGAACGTGTCTGGTCTCCTGAAACCGATCAGGACAGAGGAGGACAGGGTTTTGGACCCTCCCAAACACGTCGTAGACGCATGGGAGAACTGGGAAAGCCCCAAGTCTGTGCTGGGCTGGGACATCAAAACCCTAAAGGTGTCTTCTTCAGCAAAAGCAAAGTACATTTTGCACAGGATGGACCGGGTCATTGACGACGAAGAAACACCCCAACAAGGAGACCCACAGACAAGAGTTCAAGTCATAGAGGCCATATCCAAGACGATGGGGGACGATATGACCAATCTGCGCATGGTAAACTCGAGGCTCTTCTACTCTTTCAAGTGCAGCACCCACCCGTGGCCGTGGCAAAAGAGGAGGGCATTCGCCACTCTGTTGGGGGTGCTCACCAAAAACATGAATGGCGCGCTCTTCACTTCCCACGTCTCGCCCAACACCCTAAAGTGGACTTTCTCGGCAATGGGCCCCCAAACTTCGTGTCGCAGCGGAAACATCCACGTGACTCTCAAGAGACCCCCTCCGAACGGGTCTCCAGAGCTCGCCTGGGGCTCCTCGATCCGTACTTCGATCTCGATCGACGTTGATCCGAAAAAGGATTTTGACTCTATTGGTATCGAAGTAATAACAGCCTGGTAAAAAGGATGCTCCGTTTCACCAGTTGGACCTCTCTTGCCGCTCACATGCGAGCAGAGACTGGCTGTTCTCCATACTCTGGTCGTGGAATATTCACGGTGAAGAAAGGGGAGACAAAGATAGCGATACTACGCAACGTCGAAGGCTATTGTTCATACAAGGACGAGTTCTTCTATCCGAACAAGTGTCTTTACACTCTCGAGGGCAGAGTTGGCGATCAGGATCGGGGCACCAGAGCAAACAAGTACCTCACGGACGTGGCGGACCGCCTTTACATGTACGGTGTTGACCGAAAAAAGAAGGTTTGGTATTGGTTTGGGGAGGCGATCAGGGTACCAGGAAGGCCTCTGGAGAAGCTTCGGCATGTTGACGACCTGGGCAACGAGCGCGACATTTACAGAATCGCCTTGGAATTCATCTACTGATTTACTTCTTCATGGCAAAGTAGGCAATGGCGCCAATGGCCACCACCCCAACCACAACACCGCCAACAATGAGACCAGTCTTGCTGTTATCGCTCATCTCGTAGCCAGCAACGGCCGTGTAGGGCTGATCACGTTCCACCGATACTAACCTCTGCACTCTTGGCCCTGCACCGTAGTGATAAGGACCCCTCGAAACCCACCCTGTAGCGTAATGTGCTTTCTTCCTGCCCCACATGGTTTAATTATTGTATGGTGCCATGACTACCACATATTTTTACGCATAAATGTCAAGGAGGGCAGTTGTGCCTTTCAAGCCCGGCAAAGGTGATCACGACAATGAACCGCATGGGCGTCCACGGTTCGTGGCCCAAATTTCGGAACCCGGTTTCGCGCCCGTAGAACTATTTGACGGTATGACCGTTCTGGTACTCAAAAGATGCGAAGGAGAAAACCCGGCGGATACATACGGACGCGTCTACAATTTGAATGTGACACGGCACATGCAGAGTGCTTACGAGAGCAATGGCAGAGCACCCTTGCGTTTCATACCCGAAATGCAAATGATATTCCCATTGAGGTGTTTGAAGCTCCCCATGTACGCTTCCCCAATCACTTTGGACCTCGGGGAGGTCATAACGATAAACCAATCTCAGAGCCCGGCCACTGGAATATTTAAGAGTATGATGTGGAATGGCGCGGGGGCCACAAATGTCTGTGTTGGGTTGTCATCGTGGAGGTCAGTGGCACCCACAGAAGCAATATTACAGTTTGCATGGCAATTGGTTGTACTGAAACATGCCGCGGAAGCTTGGAAAGCAGCTCCCAGGATCTTCAAATACTGGGCGTACAATGATATGGCGCCAACCGTCATGCTCACTGGTGAAGCAAGTCCGACCTCTGCATTAGTGACCATTTCAATCTACGAGAAATTCGATGCCACCTTGGATGTCTATCTGAGGAATTACGTCCGGTCACTGCTCTCCATTGCAGACAAGGGAACTTCAATGTACGACTACATTGACAACCTGGTGGGCACACTGTCCGGCCTAATGCATTCTTATTTACTTCAATGCACGCTGGGGGATGTTTACACCATCGCTTCGCAGGCTTCAGATTATGTTTTGTTCATGCACCCCAAAGTTGGAACGCCAAACAGACTTTCCGTGATTGGCTGGGCCCCAGATAAGATATTCAATAGGCAAATGCTAGATGTGGATATTGCTGCTGCTGCAACAGGCACCCCCTTTGCGCCAGTGGATGGCGGGAGGCATCGTCCCAGAGATCCGGGCCAGGCCAATATGTTCAAGACGCTACTGTTAAGGTTGAGATCTCAGCAGATGCTTACGATTAGCATGTATGCTTATCAGCTTTTCCGCATGGTACTGCTCAATGAGCTTGTGGATGTGATGGAAATCCTCAGAAACGAACTCTTGCGCAACATCTACGCTGATTCTGCAACGGTCACGTTGGAATCTTATGATGATGTTACCGAAAGGATACGGGCAATGGCCCAGCCGGACCTCACACAAGAAGACGGTGTCATAAGACCAATGGAAAAATATTTGTGAGGGTTTTCATTTCTTTCTGTTGGTCCACAGCAGGTACCCCAGACCAATGATGACCAGGGGGATCACGACATGATATGGTTTTATCCCCCCCGAAACACTCCCCAAGAGATCACCCGATCCGCACGAGGAATCCGAAAACGCCCCATCCCCATTCCTTGGCGCCTTGGTCGCATTGTGTACCACTGGTGTTGCTCCGCACGCATACTCTTCAATGTTGCAGGCATTGACACCCATCTTAAAGTAAAAGAAATCGACCCCCGCGCATTTCCTGTGCTGGGCGGGCCAATTGGTGTCCCAAGAGTTGCGGCCAACCCAATAAGACGTGCCAGACGCCGGGTCCTTGCCCCAGCCAATGATCTCGATGGCGTGACCGCCCGCCCCAGAAGTGTCCACGTCGGGACTCGGCTCGTAGATGGTCAGGCCGTCGTAATCGATAAACTCATTGTAGCAGGTAAACGTGCAGAGAATGGGGCCCTCGTTGTAGATGTGGCTCTTCATGTTCTGAATGTTACGCTTGTTGGCCGCATCCCCCGGCTCTGTGATTGGTTCCGAGATCATGAACGCTGATTTGCAGGACACGCTGAACCCAGAGGAGGGATCCACCTCGGTGCAGGCCTTTGGGTCGGTATCTGTGGCGTCGTACGCCCTCGGGTACTGATCCCTCGCCATGAGGTTGATTGGTTTGTTCTGGATGCTGTTGATGACAGTGTAGGGATCGTTGCCCTGGCAACCCGTGTTCTCCACCCCGTTCATGTAGTCCCCGCACTCCATGATCTGGCGCGTGCTCAGGCACGCCCTGACCTTGCCGTTGGTCATCAGGGTCACGCGGTCCGCCATCATGTGGGCGAGGGAGAATGCCCAACACGAGCCACAGCCACCCTGATTCATCTGCTCCGAGAGATCGGAAGCGGCGTAGCAAAAGTTCTCGGGAAGCTTTGCTGTGGACTTTAGTACCCTCAGGGGCAGATTGGACTTGCCCGACGTCGTGGACTTTACGGGCGGCATCGTGAACTTGGTCTTTGGATAACGAGAACCGGGACTGCGCAGTTTGGGGCCGCCCGGGTGCGCCTGCAGGCGATGAGACCCGTGCGCCATCATGGGCTTGCTGACAGTCGTCACGATGGTCTTGTTGGGGTTCGAGCCAGAGGACGCGGCCACAGTCGAAAGAGCTCCTCCCACAGCCGTACCGGCAAGTTCGCCGACGGCCGCACCACCTCCAGGGTAGGTGGAGGCGTACCATTTGCCAGTGTTGTCCCTCTTGGGATCCCAGAAAAGATCGTCGGCCATTTTTTTAGTATTGCCATTGTATTATTTTTCAATGAGGAGGGGATATTTCAGAGATGTACTCGGCGTACTCTCTCTCCAGCATTATTGGGAGCATGTCTCTCGTGCTGGTGGGTTCGTAAGAATCCCAGGCAAAATCAGAGATCTCGTCCATGGATGTCATCAGGGGCGGTTGGATTACGGCATAAACCTCGGAACCTGGCCCGCCCACCTTGAACAGAAACCCGACTTCTGCGGGGCCAATGTGCCTGGGGACGTATTTGCTGTCTTTGAACCTCGCTATCAGTGCCTTTACGAGTGGGACCACGCCAAAAGTTGCGGCATCGTTGGGGGCAAAGTTAGTTCTCTTGCTCCACTCTAGAAACTCTTGCATTGTAAAGTAGACAAAGCCCTTTGGGATCGCCGCTGAAAGGAAGCCGTTTATCCCCGGCAGCGATTCGACCTCTTCGATCTTGCCGGTATTCGGATTCTGATAAGTGTACTTGAAAGACACGTCGTCTTTGCCGCATAGCCATGCCCCAGCATACGGGATGACCAACATGCTGGAGACACCCTTCTGGTAGGTTGAAACGGCTCTATACTGCGCAACGCGGTTCCTCCAGTTGGCCACCATCTGGTCCTGCGCATTCTCTCCGAGATAGGTGATGTTGAGCAGTACCCTGTTGCAGACCTGCTGCCCCGAAATTTGGGCACAGGTGTGGAACAACATCCCTGCGATCATCATGTTGTTGATGGGCGTGATGTTGCGTTCGGGTTTCCAATGGAGCAAACAGGCCTGGTCAATCGCAAAAGTGTTCTCGCTGTCCGCCTGCATCATCAACTCGCGAAGTTTTGAATTGTATTCTCTGCCTGTCGGCACCAATGTCTTGAACACGACAGATCCCGCCCCTTTGTTTGGGTCGTAGACCTGTTGTACGGTAGTTTTTACTGGGGGTGGCGGCGGCGCTTGGGGTACAATTGCGGCAGGAAGGATTTCTTCTGCTGGCAGGACCACGACAGGAGTTTCGACGACCGGGGCTTTGATCTCGACCCTAACTGGTTGGGTGACCTTTGTCGGTGTTTGAGTCACCATCTTGACCTTCTTTGGTGCCTTTTTCGCTGCGGCGACCAATGGAGCCGGGGCTGGCGGAGGAGGGACCGAAACCGGAGCCACTGCGATTTTTTGGGCCAACTCTTGCTGCAGCGCAACCTTGAACTGTGCTCTGCATGGGGTCTTTTTCCCCTTCCCAATCCTGTTGAACCTGAGTTGGCTGACTGTCTTGGGGTTTACAAACCCGCAGGTGCCATCCCCATACTCTGGAGGTATAATACCGCGATACTTTAATGCGAGCCCCAAATCTCGTATGCTGGCAGTTTCTGGGTTTATCGGGGGCCCGCCGCGAGGGCACGATTGAGCCCCGGCCAATGCGGCTTGGATCAATTCGGATTTCACGACCGGGAGGCCCGTCGTGGGGCTGATTCTGGGGATTGGTATGCGGTATTTGCGCATGAAATTCTTGATCCCATTGACAGTCATGGCCTGCAAATCCTCATGGGTCGCGACACATGGATCGATCGGGTTTCCAATCGGGCGTCTCGGGTGCCTGGTTGCGGTGTTGGATGCTGGGCGCCTACATTCCGACGGGTGGGAGCCCAAAAGGGAGAGATGGGCGCATTTTTCCGCTTTTGTGGCGAAACACCTATAAGGAACTCCGCTTGCCGTTTTGCGCGCCTTGCACTTGGCAAGGCCGTCTCGCCTGGTCTTTGGCATGGAGGTCGATTTGTTATAAACGTCAACATATTTATTTTGATATTTGACGTCACTTACATTCTTGTTGAATGGAAGAGCTCATCGCTAACGGCATCACACAGCGAGAGTTAGCGGAAACCGCTCAGTACATTCTCGGTGTGGGCCTTGTGCTTGCGGATGACTTTTTGGCGCACATAGGACGAGAGTCTCTCGCCAAAATCGACACAAAGGCAGCATATATCGTGAGAATCAACAAACCGCTCCCGGCTTGGTTCTTCCTCTACGGTATTGGCATCACGTTCTTGCCTCTGGGCGGGTGCATCAAAATCAGGAGCATCAGCAAGACATTTGCCGAACAATGGGCCCTGTCCAACATGATGAGAGAGTTGGATCCGAATAACAAGTACAAACTGCGGACGGAATACATGTTCATCGACCTCAAGGCCACCGATGGACGTATTGTTCAGATACCCACCGACGAGGACATTGTCAAGTTGCACACTCTGTGCCAAGAGGTGCATTCGACCACAGGGGCAAAGCCCAAAAAGGGCGTGTGGCAGCCGCATCATCAGATCGCGAAAAAGCCGATGGCTGCCGATGTCAAGATGCGCCGGGGGCTGAGGACTATTGACCGGCGCCGGTATTCCGACGCTGGGCTGATCCCTCCGCCCTCGCGCGTTGCCGAACTCAGGAAGATCCAGGCCGCCATCGAAAAGAAGTTGGGCACGGACCCGACCATTGACGATTCGGATAGGGAAGAGGACGAGGACGAAGGCGAGGTAAAGTGGGGGCCAGAGAACACGGGAAAGGATCTGTTGGGGAAAATCCTGTTTGCCATAAGGGCCAAGGGTCCTAGCAAACCGCTTCCTGCTCCTGCTCCCGCGCCTGTGGAAGACCTATTCGGAGATTACGACGAGCCAGAGTCGTCCTCCGAGATGATGGGGTCCGGGGTCGAGACAAATGGCGTTGCACGCACGCAGCATCAAGTTCAGAAGACAGCTTTGCACAGACCGAAGAAGACGAATTTGCAATCAGTGTTGAAATCGATGCGAGCGCGGAACCGAAGACAATGCCCGCGGCGATCGGATACATACCTGCTAGTCCCTCCATCAAGTGGTGGTGGTGATATGGAAGACTAAATGCAGCTTTTTTCTTTGCATCCGGGCAATACAATTTTTTTCAGATTGAGAAAGAGAGCACCGTGATGTCATCCTGAGAGCCCCTCCTCTTTGCCATTTCGACCAAATCCCTGGCGTCCCCATTTGCCGCGTCGAGTTCTGTCCTTATGGCCGTGTACCAGGCTGTCGAGAGCGGTTTGTGGGGGATGCCGTCGAGATATCCGTCCGACGTCACCAAGAATCTGATGAGATTGCCCGACCTGCGGGTGACCCTCGATACCTGCGGGTACACCCTGACCACCGAATTCACCCTCTTCAGATCAAAGTCGCCAATGGTGCTGTAAAGCTGCAGCCCACCCCCGTCGGCTTCTCCGGGAAACATCATGTACTTTGCCCCATTGGAAGGGCCCCCAATGTACGCCTTCCTGGTCCTCCAAGAGAGATCCGAAGCCGCGTTCAGAATGGCCTGCGGGGCATTCGAGGCGTTCTGAAGGTGGAGGGCGTGCGAGGTTCCGTCGTCGTGAAAGGCGACCACCATGCTGTCCCCAACGCCGAACATGTAGCCGGACCCAGTGTCGCTGTCGATCAGAACCCCCGCCACCGTGCAGCCCGAAGAGTCGGCCGCTTTTAAATTCCTTTTCACGTCCGCGTCCAAGTCCTCGAGTGCGTTTCGGATGGCCTCTGTGGCCGAAGAGGCAGTGTCAAAATCTCCATTATCCAAGATGTAGGAGAGAGTTGTCACCGGCGTTTTTGCCGCCACGCGCCTTGAAACTTTTTCGCCGTGGTCGCCGTGGCCGTCGCACACCACATAAGTGTGTACCCTTCCCCTGTTCAAAATCATCGCAGTGTCCTGGTTGACCCTGTGGTCATCTCCCGTGGACGACGCGTATTGGGCGGACATTTTTCCGTGTTTGACAAATATGAAAGATTATTAAGCCCAAAAAGTACAATATGCGTTGTTGTATGCTTGATTCCTGATTTCAGGGATCCATTGCGCGAAAAACCGACACTCCTTCAGCGGGTCATGCAGTGGCAGAGGATACCTGGGGCACCCAAACCACGCGAGATCTTGGAATTCAATCGTGCCGTAGAACACGGACGCCTCCAGCGAAGTGCCTTTTGCGTAGACTGTAGACGCGTGGTCGTGACACGCTTTTTGGATGTGTCTTCTGACATCGGACCACCTTTCAAACGTTCTCATGTTGCTGTGCACGGGCTCGTCGCCCGTGATCCTCTTGTAGGCATCGACAGATCTCTGGACAATTTCCATGTCGACCCCGTACATTCGGGAAAGGGCTTCCCCGGTATGGGGTTGGTAGATCATGTGCTTTTCAGCCCAGACCTCTGCGCCATCGAGACTATAGAGGACGAACGCTACTTGCTCGACAATGTTGATAACATTGCCGAGGATGAGCGCCTCGACGTCGATTACAGCGTAATAAATCCGTCCGCCGGGCAAAGGCAGTTCTGGCTTTCGTCTTGTTAGGGATGGAGGTCTTTGTCCACTTGATATATCCTCCATATATATGTGTGTGAAATGAATCAACAGTATTGATGACGAGGGCAGAAAATAAACCACTGTTATCTTTTTCACCCCCACCCACCAATCCTAGTAATGGTGTCTCATGCTTACGTCGCGTCTCGATGGGTCGGGGTCGGGGATGGGGCATGGCTCGCCATAATCGGGCACGTACCCTCCGAACTTGTTGGCGATCCACCTCCCCATGTGCCTGTTGAAACCCAGAGCTATGGAAAGCGTGAAGAACATACCCAAAAACCCAGTTATGCAGCATATGACAGCCAACAGTATTGACAAATCGTCCTTGTGCATTTTAATGTCTGAACAAGAAATGTGTAAAGTATGATTAATATTTTTGTCTTTGTTGGGCTACAAAAATGTCCTGTGATCAATATGCGGGATGCGATAATGGCAGGGGCGTCGAACCCGGCAGCCACCGGCGCACCAAAACGTCTCTTGTACACACGGATGCCTTTGTGAGGCAATTGTCCCACCTGGTCGTTGACAGGTCGGCGGGACATCTCGCCGGGGCCCCCGTTGAACCGCCAGATACGTTTGATGGCAGGAAGATATGGAAGGGTTTCATGCATCCCGTGCGTGACCAGGGTAACTGTGGGGCTTGTTGGGCCTTTGCCACGGCCGACTGTCTGGCCATCCGTTTGGCCATCGCCACATACGGACACCACATGCCCCGTCTTTCTCCTGCACAGATGGTGTTTTGCAATTTGGGAAGCGAGACAGAGGCCGAACTCGCGTTGGGCAGGGCGCGACAGGGCATACCGTACGACTACACTCCGGCAAAGCTGCGTGCTTCGGAGCGTGCCCTCCAAAAAGAACAGGTCGCAGAGGTTGGATGCCAGGGGGAGACTCTGATTGCAGCGTGGCAGTACGCCTTTAGGTTTGGGCTCACCGAGGAGGGCTGCGTCCCCTACACGGGTGGGTATGTGTATGGGACCGACCTCAGATCTTTTAACAACAGCGATGACCTCCCAGCCTGTTCGGACATTCTTGGGAGCAGCTACGACATGTGCCCAACGACGGGCAAGCCGGCCCAGAGGCACAGATGCAATTCTTACTATTATGTCCCAGGCACGCCTCAGCACTACCACAATCCGGACTCTCTTGATGCCGAGGGCGCGCCCGACACTGCCATTGGTATGGATACCACGGGCATCCAAGAAGAAACGACTCTGGCTGATGTTTATTCCAACCGAGAATTGATTGGCATCGGGCCAACAGAGGAGGGCGGCACGGAAAAGGACATTAGGCGCGAAATATATCACTGGGGGCCCGTCACCACCGGGTTCACTATCCACAACGACTTTCAGGAATGGGATGGCAAGGGGGTGTACACGTGGGACCACACCTCTGCGGAGACTGGGGGCCACGCTGTCGTCATTGTCGGATGGGGCAAGGAAGAGGATACTGGCTTGGATTACTGGCTGGTGAGGAACTCTTGGGGACCTTCTTGGGGCGACAATGGGTACTTTAAGATCCTCAGGGGCGACAACGAATGCGGCATCGAGGAGAACGTCGTCGTTGGGTTCCCGTATCTCCACGGGTTCCGCCTCTACTGCGAGAGACCGTTGCTTTCGATCGACGACGACCTCAGGTTGAGGACGATCTGGGCCATCCTGCCGTCGGGGCACAAGGTGACCACCGCAGAACGTATTTTGGACGGGAGGTTGAGGGCCGATGTTGTGGATTTGGACAGGCACCAGTACGAGTCTGATTGGTGGCCCAATCTGGCCACGTTTCTTGCGGGGAAACCGTGGCAAACAGAGTACCTTTTGCAGCGCAACCGTGCGGTCGCCCTCATGCGGCCGAGGAACCAGAAAGAAAAGGCGGCTCTCTACCACGTTGGCATTGGGTTGGCGGTCGGTGTCGTGTTGGCAGCCGGGGTTGGGTACTTCTTTTTCTATAGGAAAAAAGAAAAATCCCTTGTTTAGACCTGCGTGAGGACCAGTCTCTTCTCGGGCACGACGGTGCACGGAGGACGAGGATCTTCGATGCTCCACGCGTGCGATACGTCGATCATGCGCTCGGCGGCAAAGATCTTGTCGTCTTTTGTGCGGACGGCGACTCCCTCGCTCTCGTCGACCCACGCAAACCCAAACGGGAGTTTGAACACCCCACCGTAGGCGATGGGTCCGTAGATGATCTCTTGTACTTTGAGTTCGCCGCCCTCCATTGCAGTTAAATACAAATTTGATGACGTTTAAAATATATTCCCTTGTTTGAACACGTCACACATGGCTTTCGAGTTCTTTGGTCCACTGCCAACGACACATCAGGGTGTGTTGGCACCAGAAGACGACGTTCGAAATTTCACATCAATGCCAAAGGGGACATTCAGAGCGCGCCCCACCACCTTTTCGGATAACTTGGTATGCAAGAAAGACCCTGAATGGGAGGGGGCCAGTTGTACCTATCGCACCGAACAGAGAAAACAATAAATCATTTTCCATGTACTATTTGCGTGAAACCCAGCCTCATGTTCAGCAATATGGGGGGACACTGCCCCCCAAATCTTGACAGAGAGGCCTCTGTGGTCGACTCCCTTGTCGTTTCTTCTGGGTGTTTGCCAGTCGGGGCCGTAAATGCGAGCCAGGGTGGCTTGTGGATCCTTGGGCCCCATTACCCTCGTGCCGAAAGATGTTGGGTCTTTCAACATGGCTGGGGGCAGCACCATGGAAGTCTCCAATACCAGGGACCTGTCGACCTTGCCCCACAAGCGTCCCCCCAAAACACCCTTGTTGTCGTCATCCAAGACATAGATGTCAACGTATGCCTGAGGGTGGCGTGACGACCTGACACGCAATAGTCTCTGGCTTTCTTCGGTCAAGCGCACGCCCGGTTTGCCCCGGAACCCCCTGACAACAGCTTCCCTGTCCTTCTCCGTGATGCATATATCACCATCCTCGTCGCCATATATGACATCACCCTCTCTCACGGCGCCCAAAAGCGTACCGTAGCAGACAAAGTACGTTGCCCCAGTGTCGTTCAGTACGGGGATGACCTTTTGTAAAAGGTCTCTGATACGGGTCTGAAGAGCTCGATGGTCCGCAAAGACATAACACACTGCCGCACCGGTCAATAATGCACCCCCTACAGCCAAAACAACCCTCGCCATTTGATGTAGCTTTTTCATTTAAAAAGTTTTGTGTTTTACCCGAGGTGATGACGTCATAATTAATGTCCCACATTTCGTGTCCGGACAATTTTATTGGGCCGCCGGGCTTGGGCGACAAAAACTGCACCTTTTGGATTTCCCGCCAAAATTTGAATTTTTGAATTTTAAAAAAAAGGCTTTTTGGCCGCCGGCCCAATAAAATTGTCCGGACATGAAATGTGGGACATTAATTATGACGTCATCAATATGGAGTCAAAAATAAAATCAATGTTGTTTTTTGTGGCACACCCCAATGACCACTCCAATGGCTATAGCGAGCCCAGCACCGAACACTGCCGTACCTATGATGGCACGCACTTTGGCCTTGATCAAATTTTTCTTTTCTGCTTCCATGGCGTCCTTGTACTCTGCAGACATGACCCAGGCGACGGGTTCCAAAGTGTTGTCGGTCGAATGTATTCCCACGAGACCAATACCCCTCGAGCTCTCGCGTGTTAGCCCCTTGGCTACCCCGACCTGAAGCAACCCCTTGATGTCGATGGCGGGATCCATTTCTTCCGTGTGGATAAATATTAACAAGTACTCTTTACGCAAGCGTGCGTTATGCAAAGACACATCATTATGTGAGGGCTGAATTAATCAAAGAGAAATGGAGCCCCCGATGATCCGCGAGCGCAAGAACGCAGTCATTTGTGCGGACGATGTCGAACCCGTTTTCGACGAGAAGGTCTCTCACGATGTGGTCGAGAGGTGCCCCAACGGGAAGATCAAGGGGAAATCCACGTCCCCCATTTACGTGATCATTCGGATCAATCTCGATGGGGTCGACACTGACGCTGATGTCCTCGGCTACTCTTACGGGTCTGATTACGGCTGCCCATTCATGGAGATGGTGGCGGCTCGCGACGCATTCGGCAAGTTTTGGAACTACAAGGACGGCAGCCCATGTTTTGACCCCATCAAAGACGATGGGAGCGAGAGGCCCCTCCCTGATGGCAGATTCTTGATGTGGGATGAGATAGAGGAGGATTACGACGGGATCCCATCCGTGACCATCGGATCCCTGACCATTTACGAGGCCAAGGAGGAGACGAAACCGGGTGAGCCAGATAACACTGTGCGCCGCCCAATCAGACGCTACAAGATGATGCAGGCGCAACCCTCTCTCAACGATTTCATGGCGATCGAGACCACTGGAGACAGGAAGTTTCTCCAATAAAGGGCTTTTCTAATTAAACATATTTATACTTGAAAAATGGGTTGGAAGGCAATAATAGCAATCGGGGTTGCAGGAGTGGCAGCCTTTTATGGCGTGTCGTATCTCATGATGCGAAGGCGACAGAGGCTTCATCCCGTGACCGCTTCGACCGTGGAAAACCTAAAGTGTCGGGCGCGCACTTTTGATGTATTGCTGACGAGAAGCTCAAAGACCCTGGCTTATGCTCAGGGTCTACTGGAAGGAGACAGCTCTTATAGCCATGCGGCACTTGTGGTGCGCGGGGACGATCTCACCCCCATCCGACAGCAATGTGTACATTCTGCAGGCCTCGGCCACTGGGGTGAGCAAGCTGACGAATGTCGAGGATATGATGTGCAGTTTCCTGGGGGACAAGATCGATCTCGGGATCCTCGCCAACGAGCACCGCATCTACATGGAACCGGGGGGCCCTGCGGAACCTCGTGACAAAGTACGTGGGCAAGCCGTTTGACTGGGGTGCGATGATGTCGAGCGTTCTGAGAATCATGCCATCGATGGACAAACGGGACGCTTATTTTTGTTCCGAGTTGGTGACTGCGGCGCTCAGGGATGCGGGGACGCTGCCGCAGGCGGTTCGACCCGGCACCGTCGTGCCCGTAGATTTTGTCAGTGCGGACAGAGACGGGGATGTCCCCTCGGACCTCTTTCAAACCGTCATCCAGATCTTCAGGCGTTGAAATATGATGACCAAAACATAAAAATGCAGGGTCAGTGTTCCTACTGCAACAATTCTTATCCTCTTGGGCACATGAAACGCAGTGGGACGTTTTATTGGGTTTGCGCCGACTGTTACTTTGCCTACAGATTCTCTGATGGGACCATGCCGCTGCCAAACAGGCAAGACTCCCCCATTCAGTGGCCGTCAGTCACCACCACCACTACCACAGGACAATAAATCATAAAAACGTCACCATAAGAATCACATGGCCCATCTGGATCCGCGTAGGATTGGCGACGTGACCTGCAGCGATATACCTGCAATATGCGGCGAGAACGGATTCCCGGGTGCCAACGCCGATGGAGTCCTCAAGAAAAAGGTTTACAAAGTACAATCGCAAGACACTCCCGCCACTCTGCACGGGAAAAAGTACGAGCCAATCGCCATTGCCGAGTTTTGTTCGAGGACCGGAGCTGTCGTTTCCTATCCCGGTTACATCCTGAGCAAGACCCATCCGTGGTTGGGCGGCACCGTGGACGGCATAGCGACGATGCCGAGGGACATGACGTTCAACGGGATCACCATTCCTGCTAATTCTCCTGTGGTCATCGAGGTCAAGTGTCCGTTCAGCCGTCAGATCAAGGAAGAGGAGGTACCTGGTCAGTACGTCGGCCAACTGCAAGGCTACATGGAAATTCTCGACATGGAAGCCTGCCTATTCATTCAGTACAAGCCCCCGGGACCGAGGAGCAAGGCCAAATTCACCGTTCTCGCCGTTCCGCGCGACCGCGTGTACATGGCGATCAGGTTGCCTTACCTAAAGAGGTTTTGGGATAGGCTCAACATCTACGGGGCGTACGTCAACGCGGTCGTCACGGTCATTCAGAAAGCGTGGCGCCTCTATCTGGCCCGGAGGGCGTTCGACATGGCTGCGAAAAGGAAGAGGAGCATGAGTTTCAGCTGTGCCAACATGGTGGGAAAGATCGCGGGTTTTCTGAAGAGGAAGGAGCTCGACGAGATCAGGGCCGCCGCGTTCTGCTTTGCCGGTGGGGACCTCGCCCAGGTCTGGGTCGATTTCAATGGGGCCGATTACGGACAGAGGCGCCCCATCTCGTTCAATGCGCGCAGGCCCATCGAAGCCGCTCCTCCAAAGCACACTGGGGAATGTTTCGTTTCCATGGACATGTGATGTGTCTTGGGTCACTGACAAACAATAAATACAAATGTCTAAAGAGACAAATATGACCTCTACCATACCAACAACAACAAGTGCCCAAAAGATAAGAGTCAGCGCCGTTGACCCTGGGCATGTCAATCCGGCGGCTTGGATTGGGACTTTACACTTTGACACCAACAAAATTGAGACTGACTGGGGCGTTGCCGGTGCCGACATTACTGATGTCGCCGCCGAAACTAGGGCCTCCTCTTTGAAAGGTTCCAAAGGAGGGCCCACGATATGCGAGGTTGGGGCTCAGGTGGGCCAACTCATCGTGAGCAAGTGCGAGGAAATGGGCATTGACGACCTGGAGGGTATTGTTGTCGAGACACCATCCACCTTTAACGGTAAGGGGGCATTTGTGAACGTTGGCGCCGCAGTGGGCGCTGGGGCGACGTATGGCTATCTGTGCGGCCATGGTGTCCGCAATGTGAGGATGAGCCATTCCAGGACCAAAAGCAAGGCGATGGAGTATTTTGCGGAACATCTTGGGATCACTCTCGAACAACACGTTCCAGGGACAGACAAGGCTGCCAAGGCCAAGAACAGGCTCATCAATAAGCGTAATGCCAAAAAGGTCATCACTGAACTGTTAAAGTTCTCAGACGATGCAAAGGGGGCTGCTCTCTTGGAGCGCCATCACGATAAGAAAGACGACATTGCAGATGCCATTCTTTTGGCCTGCGGTTTGGGGCTTGATATGCAACCAAAGAGGAGGGTATCTGTTAAGGGTAAAAAGAAGAAGAAGTCCACGTAAAACCCAAAGTAATAAAAGTGAGATCCCACCTTCCAAAGGACAAAGGACAAAGGAAAAATGGTCAGCAACGCGCTAGAGTTCAGCGTCAACCTGTCTGGGACAATGGTCCTCTTTATCTACATGACCACGCTCCTCTTCACTATGTGGGGCATTGAGAAGTTCATGAATCCACGGACCTTTGTTATGAATGGAGTCTATGTCAACCCCGACGAATTCGAGTCCTCTTCTGATTCTGAGGAAGAGGAAGGTGAGACTCAAGAAGAGGCAGCCGTACCTGCCCCTGTCGCTCAGGAGCAAGAAAAGGCAGAGGCCCCCACGCTGTAAAACAAAGAACACATTTTATTGCGCACCAAATTTGGTTCGGGGTGTCATGTCGTCTGGGGTGAGGTTCAAAGCCTTTATCCTGACCCTTTCCAATGTGAACGCCGGTGCAGCGTCGCTGTAATTGAGACCGCGAATCAGCCTGGCATCCTTTGTTGGGTTCGCGGCCACCAAAGTGTTCAACAGCGCGAGGTACTCTCTTGCCGGCAGTTCTTGAGGGTCAATCGGCTCGATGACAACACTCTTGTAAATGTTCTCATAAGAGGACACTGTGTACGGGTTCACGAGTGGTATGATACTGTTTATGGTGATGTTTGCCCCGTCCTCCTCGTGCAGAGTATCGACCAGTAACCTCGCGACTGCAGTGTCGCTGCACAGCGTACCGGGGTATTTCAACCCACCCATTTGAATGAGATAACTCGTGTTTGGGCCATCCCCCACTGCTTGCAGCTCGCCCCAGGCATTGTAAAGACGGACATTGGCCTTTGGAGCCACGTTGACAATGTGGTTGCTGATGGAGAGTGCGAGCCATGCGCCCCAAGTCGGCCTGTCCCTGCCATTGACCACGGTGTCCTCCAATCTGACAAATCGGCCAATATCCTCTCTGTTCTGCCTCATGCCCATTTCCGCGAGAATCAGGGGCAGTCCTTTTTTGTAGGCGTAAACCATGTCGCCCATGCCGTCCGAGTCGCCGAGCAAACGTCTGATAAAGTTCATTTTTAATGATGAATCGTACATTAAAAATGGATGAGCGTCACGTGTGCCATCAATGCCTCTCACCGACAGAAGTGCGCGCCGGCACCTTTAGGGTGTGTTATGTGTGCGGGTTAGTGTGGCATTATTGCGATATCACGCTCAAACTAGAGTATTCGCATTCACACGACAAGTGTCTGGAACAGGAGCCAACTTTGTTTTCTTGAAGAGGGGGGAGCAAATTTTTTTACTCGTCCATGTCAGAGCCGGAATCCGAAGACGCAAAGTGGTCGTCCTCTTCCTCGTCTTCCTCCTCTTCGGAATACTCGTCGGAAGACGATTCGGCTGTCTCGCGTGGCTTGCCGATAAGTTTCCAGAACCTGTCGGCGTCGGCGTCGTCAACCGGACAGAGCTCCTCGCTCCACAGAGAGCAGTATTCGCTGATGGTGCGGTCCAACGTGTCGCGCTTCTGGCGCTTGCGCTCGACCGCGGCCGAGTTGTTGCCGGGGGACTGCCTGACAACGTACTCGGCAAACTTGGCCCTGGTCTTTTCGAGCTTGTTGATGATGCCCCACGCCTCTGGGAAGCCGACCGGGAAGCGCGATTTGCGCCTGGAACGAATGTTGCGGAGGCTGACCTGGGCCGAATGGAGGGCGGCCTTGCGCGCGAGGAGAGCCTTGTACGCCGCTTTGGCCTCGTGGTCGTGAGTGCGGACCCCCGCCAGTTTCGCCAACTCTGAGGCGTTCTCAGAGAGTTCGGCGGCGATGCCCTCCACCGTTGGCGGTATGGGGGCCTGGCCCGGGAGAGCCTTGGGGAGAACCGGAGCCGTGTCCTCGGGGAGCTTGAGGCAGCGCAGGACCTCACAGCGGCGCTTTTCCGAACCCTTGGCGTTGAGGATGCACGCCTTGCACTTGCCGCAGACCGGTTTCTTGCACTCTTTGCATTTGCCGCACGCCTTCCGCCTGGTCTTGGTCTTGATGAACGCGATCACGGGGAGTGGAGCGACGAGCGTGGCATCCTCGGTGGTCTTCTTGGCCCTCTTTGGCGCGGGTGGCTCGGCGGACAGAGGGGGCGGCAGGCGCTTGCCGGCAACGACCGGGTGGACGTAGACGGGGGCCGCCGGTCCCTTGCCGGAAACAGTAGGATGTACATACGGCGACGCGGCGGGGCCTTTCATGGCGATCCCCTTCCTGCCGGTTGTCGGATGCTGCGACGACGCTTCTGCCATCCTCCCGACACACACAACTCCCAGGAAAAAGTTGACAAATGAATCGCAGATACATAGATGACGTATGGTTCATATTTTCATATATTCATACGTCATCAGTATTGGGTCGGTGGGGTTGCCGTGACTCATTATTAATTCACAAATAACGAAATGTGTGATCTCGAACCCAACGGCAAGACTGTCCTCGAGCGTCGCTACCTCATGCGCGGGGAGGACGGTACTCCGAAAGAGACGATCGAGCAGATGTTTCTCCGCGTCGCGCAGCACATCACAAAGCCCACTGGTGAACCCGGCAGCGAGATCGTCGCAGAATGGACGCACAAGTACTTTGACATGATGTACAACCTCGAGTTCCTGCCCAACACTCCTACGTTCACTGGAGCCGGTACCGCTCTGGGCCAGCTGGCGGCGTGTTTCGTCCTGCCGATCGACGATGATATCGGCAAGGAGAGCCCGGCCGGCATCTTTTCCACGCTCAGGAACGCGGCCCTCGTGCAGCAGAGTGGCGGGGGTATTGGCTTCTCGTTTTCGCGCCTCAGGCCCGAGGGAGATCGGGTGGCCAAGTCCAACGGGCAGGCGAGCGGGCCGGTATCTTTCATGAAGGTCTACGACGTGGCGTTTGGCGCCATTGCCCAGGGCGGTATTTGTTGTTTTAATCAATGCCATTCCATTCACACCCTTCCATAGGAACTCGTCGCGGGGCCAATATGGCCACTCTGCGCGTCGATCACCCCGACATTCGCAAGTTTATCACCTGCAAGTCTGTGGAGGGCGAGCTCTCCAACTTTAACATCTCGGTCGGCATCACGGACAAGTTCATGGAGGCGTTTTCCAACCGCGCGAAATACGACCTCATTAACCCGCGTACTGGCTGTGCGGTCGCGAAGGTTGACGCTGTGGAGATCATGGATATGATTGTGACCAACGCGTGGAAGAATGGCGAGCCCGGGCTCTTGTTCATTGACAGGCTGAACCAGACCAACCCTCTGCCGCATCTCTACACTATCGAGACCACCAACCCATGCGGTGAGCAGGCCCTTGGTCCATACGAGTACGCATTCTTTACTTCAAATTTAATAGAATTACACACAGAAACTGCTGCCTCGGTTCAATCAACCTCGTCAAGCACTTTAACTCGGCGGGGGTCGTCCTGTGGGAAAAGCTGGCGGATACCGTTAACAAGTCGGTGCGTTTCCTAGACGATGTCGTGTCTGCCAACTCGTACATTCCGTGCGTCCCAGAGCTCAAGCAGGCAGCTTGGCGCGGTGCGTAGTATGAAATATGGCATGTGTTTCACCTTTTATACACAGGAAGGCGCATTGGTTTGGGGTTCATGGGTCTGGCAGACTTGCTCTTTGCGGTCGGCGCAGAGTACGGGAGCCTTGCGGGCATCATATGGGCCGGAGAGATTGCCGAGTTCATCCAATACCATGCCATGCTCGCCTCAGTGGACCTTGCGACAGAGCGCGGGCCGTTCCCGGCCATCACCGGATCGATCTTTGACCCCATGAACCTGCGCTGGTCTCCGCCGACCAAGCCCAAGTTCATCGCGGAAAACTCGTGCCTTCAGCTGGCGATGCCCTTTATCCTGAGCAACAGGCCCAAGCTAGACTGGGATTTAGTGACCTCGGGCATCAAAAAGTGCGGGATACGCAACGCCGCGCTTACCACTGTTGCCCCGACCGGGACTATTGCTACCGTGGCCGGAGTCGAGGGCTATGGCATCGAGCCCGCGTTTTCCCTGTCCTACAGCCGCAGGGTCGCGCAGTCCAATGGTGGCGGAGGGGCCGTGATGCTCAACTACGCGAGCCGTTCGTTTGAGAGGATTCTCAAGGGATGGAATATTCCGATGGGCAACCCCGAAGTTCAGGAAGCCCTGGCAAAGGGCAGCATTGCCGGAGACGAGAGGTTCCCAGAACAGGTTCGCCGCGTCATGGTGACTGCGGCAGACGTTGCGCCCCTGGGGCACATCCGCATGCAAGCGGTCGTCCAGAACTACTTTTCCAACAGTATCTCCAAGACCATCAACCTCCCGGCGGAAAGCGGGAAAGAGGCCGTCTACGAGGCTTACATGAACGCGTGGAATCTGGGTTGCAGGGGCATCACGGTTTACGTCTCTGGTTCTCGTCAGACCGAGGTGCTCACGGCAGGCACGAACACCAAGTAACTGTCTCAAAAAAAGCTTGTGGGCAAATTTATTGGGGTTTTTCTTAAGCAATCACCTGCATCTTGTGCGCCTTTGCCAGCTTGACGCCGAGCACAATCGCAGTGATGCCGAGACCGGCAGCCACGACTGAGGCGATGATCATGCCCATCTTGGCGTTGCGGAACGTGTCATAGTTCATCACCGCAAAAATAGGCTTGTCGCTGGGGGTCTTTCCGTAGAAAGCCACGCCATCGAGGGCAACATCATTTGAGTTGAGGCAGGTCGTTGTGGTTTTTTCGTAAACCATGTAGTCATTGATAGTGTCGCCGAGGGGCTTGCAGGCAGTGGACATTTTCAGAGTTTAGGTTTTGTAATGGGTGTCAGATTTTTTCATGCGGTAATTAATATTGCCCCCATTCACAACCCAAAACCCAATGGAGGCGCGTAAGGATCTCACTTGGGCAGGTGCTCTCAATATGAGTGTGGATCAGCTCATCGCCTACATCAGATGTCGCAACTCTGGTATCCTGAAGCAAGAGGGAAACAAATGGCTCCCAATACTGCCTGAAGGTGAGACGTACGCGGATGGGGGGGTCGATAAACCGGGAAAGATTGACTACATAATGGCTGCCATGAAGCGCAAGAAATACCCCATTGTAAAAAGCAAACCTGGGCCAATGGCAGTAGAACCAGCGCCCCCGCCAGTAAGGGAAGAAACAGCAAGCAGGCCAATGGTGGTGGAAACAGCGCCCCAGCCATCAAGTGAGCCATTACCAGTCGATGAGACAATGACAGAGGCAGAACAACAGACCCGCAAACAAAAACCCAAGACCAAGACCTCCCCTAAACGTCCCGTACAAAAAACCGAGAAACCCAAGACCAAGACCTCCCCTAAACGCCCCGCCGAACAAGCTACCGCAGCCGCAAAACAAGCTATCGCAGCAGTGCCTGTAGTTGAACAACCGGTTGTCGCTCCATTGCCCGTGGTTGAACCCGAAGAACCATTGGCCGAACAACAACCAATCATGTCCAAACAAGCTACCGCAGCAGTGCCTGTAGTTGAACAACCGATTGTCGCTCCATTGCCCGTGGTTAACCCCGAAGAACCCGCCCCATTGCCCGAACAACAACTACCGATCAGTCCGGAAAGAACTATAAAGCCAGAGGCCAATGCACCTCAGGGAACCACAAAGCAAGAAAGTAACGCACCTCAGGGAACCATATACAAGGAAACCGATGAATTCCTCCGAGAAGCGGGGGATGAGATCGATTACGACTCTGACAATCTTTAAACTCTCAATAAAAAAACCTTGTTGTTTGGTTTAAAAATGGAGATGAGTAGTGCTACACGTCGCAGGCACTTTATGGGGTGCGTCGACGCGTTAAATCATAATTCGGTTCGTGAATTTGGTGGGGCCATCATTGACTCGAGAGAGGCCTGGGAAGCGTTCAAGGGTCTCCTGGGTCGATCTGGTTTGGATGAGATGACCGAGGGGATCAGGAGAGTTTACGGGAATGCCGACATTAGAAGAGAATTGGCAGACCAGGAGGATGACAGGGCCTCCATATTGCGAAGACATGCAAGAAAAGAGATGCACATAATAAAGAGACGGGAAAACGTGCATCGCAGAGATCCTGCATTGCCGCAGATAGTGATCCAACAACCTCTGCCACCAGTCCCAGTACCCGCAGTCAGGCTACCGCCACCCATAGTCCCAGTCCCAGTACCCGCAGTCAGGCTGCCGCTTCCTATAGCTCCACCTCCTGGCGCACCGCCAATTCGTGCAGAAGTTGCAAACATTATAGCAGAAGTGAATGCCATACGAGATCAGATACACGCAAGACAAATTGCAAGGGCAGCTCCACAAGCACAACCACAGATACCAGCGTTCGAGATTTTCAGACAGGAAATCGAGAGGAACGGTAGGCTAGACTTGCCATTCCCTGACGACATGCCGCCCACCCAGATAGAACAATTATTTGCAATGATGCGCGAATGGGGGGAATGTCCGATATGCCTGGAGAACGTGGCCAAGAGGCACGGATGGACTTGTGTTTGCGATCACAAGACTTGTGCCAGCTGCATGGAATTCTTTGTGATGAATGCATTGATGACCAAGGTGTTCCCAGTACTGTGCCCGGGTGGGTGTGGTAATGCAATAGACCCTCGAAAGGTGCTAGATGTGTGCTCCAAAACACACAATGGCGTCTTGAATGTGCAAGAGTCCATTGTTCGATTCAATTCCATGCAACTTGGGTCCACGATTTCGGTCGTCCCGAGTACCTCGAGCGAAGTACATACGTGCCCCAATTGCAGGACCATTGTTTTTGGACGGGTGAGCAGCACTCTGCCGCTTGCCAGGTGTACCAACCCATTTTGTGCTTATCAATTCTGCACGGATTGCAAAATACCGTGGCATCACGGAGTGGCGTGCATGGACAGGGCAAAGGACGATGTCGCGTCCACCGATAACATCCAAACCAATTCGAAACCATGTCCGAGGTGCGGGCGGAGGACGAGCCATTTCAGGAACCATCGGTGTCACCACATGACCTGCCTGTGCGGATACGAATATTGTTACGAGTGTTTGGAACCTTGGACGGATCACGGGGTTGGGAAACGGCAGGAACGCTGCCCTCTGTTTTGCAACGACACCTGCCATTGCGTGCTTTGCGATGAATGCAAACCGGGAAAGAGGTGCGATCTGTGTCACAATGGGTGTCCCAGATGTATTGTATAGTTATTTTTCTCCATATAACATACTCGTGAGATACAACCCTCCATTTCCACTTGCCGCGCTTCTCACCAGTTTGTCGACTGGAACTTTTTTCGTGGTCGCGCTGGAATCCTCAAATGATTCAGTGCTGTAAAAGTACGGTAGTGGCAGCAGGCCAACGACCAGCCACAGTTTTCCGTATGGATCCTTCTCGAATCTCCAGGCGTAATGCTGGGTGTCTCTTCCTGCTGTCGAAGTTGGAGAGGTGAAATCCACGACATTTTGCACCACAGAGTCCAAGACTGAAATCAGCGGGTACGCGTGCCTCTGATCCTGGGGGATGGACTTGAACAAGAGTTCCAAACTCGCTGCCCAGAGGCCCTCCACGAGGCAGAACGCGTAGTTGCTCCCATTCTCGCCCTTGCAGATCCATCGATCCTTGACGACCATTGGTTCGAACAAAATCATGGCCTTTGCGTCGGCCCAGCGCGGGGGGTTGGGCCTCCTGTTCATGGCAACTGTCCACATCTCCACGACTGTGGGGTCCGTGCCCAGGTTCTGGACGATCAGAGTGTCGTTTGCGCCATTCCACACGCTCAGAGAACAGGCTGCGTACGAGTGGGTGTATCCCACAATGGTGCTCCACAGTCTCTCGACATCGGGGATCGCGACGGGCTTCTTCTCCACGAAACCGTGATCCAAGAGGCACTTGCCCGGCAGGCCCGTCCCAATGCAAGCCTCGACCCCCGCATAACCCCCCGATTTTGTGGCTTCGGGATTGCGCACAACAACGGGTGCGGAACTGAGGAGCCCTCCATTGCGAGCCATGCCCCTTTTCTTGGTTGTCAGTTCGGCGCCAGTGGTGATTCCCAATGATCTGTTGATGGCATCAATGTAATCTCTTTTGACGGGCTGTTGTGATTTGACGCCTCTGCCGGTACCTCTTGTGGGCAGAGGGATGCGTTTGCATTCCATGATGTCTTTTAACTGTGGAATGGACATGTGCCATAGGTTGCCCACCCGTTCTTCCTTCTGTCCTGGTCTTTCCATTTGGTTTTACTTTAAAGATGAGAGAATTATATTCAGATGGTTTCTTCCATTGCCATTTTCTCAGACTTGAGGGCGACGGCGGACATCATTACGTCGGCCACCTGGTCTTCTGCGATGAAAACCCCCGTCAACGGGTCGTGATATGGTTGGACGTCGCGCTTCTGCCTGTAGAGCTCCTCGGCCAATTGAATGGTGTTGTACGACTCGGAAAATGACGGGCAGCTTATCACAATGTAGCTGTCCGGGGCCGCATCAGGGATGCCACCTTCTTCGCCTTCCCCAGATGCCGAGATGGTACACTGAGACTTTGTGAACTCCAACTTGTCCGCGTTCGTGGCAATGTCCCTCTTGTTGAATTCTCCGCGAAAGTAGACAGGAGTTGCCATGCGGTAGGAGATGTTCTCGATAAGCCACACCCCAGTGTGCAGGTAAGCAGCGATGTGTTGCGCGTCCGGTCTGGTGAGACGCCTCAGAAGGGTTCCAACGCATGCGGCCCCCATCAAGACAACCTCCATGCGAGGGTTTGTCAGTTCGTTGGAGCTGTTGTACACGCCGCAACGCAGCCGCTCCCCCTTTGTGAAGGCCTCGGGGCTGGTGATCGTCGCTCTCTCCTCTGGATTGGCGATGAGGGCCCTCCAGTAAACGTGGCCCGTGGTCTTTGAAACGTCCCGTTGGGCAGTGCCCAGGTCAACTATGACCCCCTGACCGAGGTAAACCCCCAATCTCCTGATCTTGTCGATGTGGGATTCGTCGTTTGCCCTCCACACCACGTCGCCCGCACACAGGGGCCATGTGACTTTTGCATCCTTGGGCCCCAACCCGATCATAATCCCATCGGGGATACCGAGCACGTGTGACCTGAATCTGGCGATGTCAATTATCTGTTTCAGATCGGTCTCTGGCGTCTTTGGTGGTTCCCTGTTCTTCTGGTCCAATATGTCTGTCTGTGATGGGGGGTGTGGCGGTAGCGTGTTGGCTTTTGCGCTCGCGCAGTGCGAAGACAGAGGGGTGAGCCCCTTTATCCACTCGCCCCCTTCGGAAAAACAAGCAGAACGATCCATTTGAGTATAATGTGGATGTTACTTTTTTTTGACCTTTTTGACTTTTAGTCAGGAACGTGATCTTTTTGCTTTGGGTTCTTCTTCTTCTTCATCTTCATCCTCCACGGCCCGCTCGCGTTTTACAGCGAAAAAGGTCATGGGGCCTTTGGCTGCGGCATTAAAGGCCTTGGTGAGTGCTCCTTTGGCCATGACAGACACCAGCGGAGGCGTAAATCCGCGAGGGTTTGACCGAATGGTCGAAAATGTATCCCAGTCGGCCTTGTCCAAGTTGTAGCCCCCCATCTCTGCAGCGACCATCTGGGCGGCTTCCCCCGAACGTTTCGGCATGGCCAGGCATACCCTGGCAAAAGTATCCACGAATTTGAACGTAAAAGTGTGCATGAGCTCGACGGCCACCTCGGAACTCGAGACGTGGGGCACCTGTCCCCCGAAACTCGCCGACATGCGTAATCCGATATCGTGAACCTGGCGTTCCATCTTGCGATTCGCAGCCATGCGCGATAGGACGGTCGGGAATTCGGCACGGCCCATGAGGGGCCCGCCGGCAAGAGCCGCAGGCCTAACCGTGGCGAAATGGGTGTAAAGGTCCTGAACGTCCCATACCCCGAGGCGAAACATACCACCTTCGATTACGTTGCCAATGGATATCGAATCGGCCGCCATGGCAAGCCTTTCGAGGCCGCCCGGTCCATCTCGGGATAGCGGCGTGGCCTTTATGTAGTTCTCTGCGACCATCAGCGGCACGAGGGACTTGTCCATGTGGTGCATGCGCTCGTAGAGCGGGAAGTTGATGTACTGCAGGGCTTTCGGCCCCGCGGGAGCGGGGACAAACAGCTTGGGAAGTATCTCGAAAGCGCCCAGGGACCTGTCGCACACGAGGCCATCTTCGTTGCGTGCCACGGCCAGCGTGTTTGACTTGCTCGCCATGTACAACTCGAGGATGGCCTGCCGTACGTCGCAATTGCATGCGGCGGCGAGGGCCCTCGCGGAACCAATGTTGAGCTTGCCGACGAGCTTCTCCTGGTAACATATCCCCATGAGGTACGCGGCGACCTGGTCGGCGGTTGGCCTGAGCATGCGCAGCTGCAGAGAGGACGCCGCCAACGGTTTGATGGTTCGGTTGTAACCCTCTCCCGCAATGCAGATGACGGGGACCTTGGACTTGCGAATGTACTTTATCAGTTCCGCGAGCCCACCCTGGTCGCAAGAATCGGCCTCGTCGATGATGACGGCTCCCGGGTGGTGCGCATTGGTCTGTCCCGCGGAACGAGGAGTGAACGAAAGTACTGGCCTCGAGCAGAAGGCGGCCCGTATCGCCTCGATGGTCTTTTTCGAGCGTTTGTTGATGCAGTTGAGCTCCAGGATATTGGTCACGCCGGCCTCTTTGCACGCCAGGCGGGCGAGTAAGGTTTTGCCGCATCCCGGGGGGCCGGTGAGCAGCACCGTTTTCTGGGTTGTCGGCCATCCCTTTATCCATTTAAGCAACGTGTCCGGCGTACCGCGCGGCCCCACCATCTGGGCGATTGTTTTGGGAGCATACTTGACTGTCCACTCATCCTCGGTCATTAACCCTTTCTTGGCGAACAAATGTTCTGTGGTTTTTTTGATTTTACATGACGTAATGCCCTATTTCATATGTGTGACGTATGATTAGGGTTTTGTCGGTTGGGCGCAATTCTTCCAATGTGGGTGTCTTGTACGGGTGCGGCTCCAGCCTCTCGGCAAACTCAATGTTGATCAGCTTGCATATCCTGCGATCGTATGGGGGGCCCATCCAAGAACTCGAAATGTAGTTCCACACGCCGATGCATTTATCCCCCGCCATTACCACGCTGTAGTAGCCAGAAAGAGAGCACAGATAGGAGAACAGCTTGTACTCCCAGGGCTGGAAGCGCTCGCAGACGCGTGAAAATGTATTGTCGAAACAGATCGATTCCGAGTTGATGGGGCACCACGCGTAAATACGTATGCGCGAGTCTTTCGGGATGGTCACGATCTCCATTTCACCGTCTGATACCGATGCGAGCCATTCGTCGGTGGCGGGCACCATAATTTTGAGTTTCCCGAGAAAGAGCTTGCACGCGCATGTGGACTCGCGGATGGACGCGATCGGCGTGACCATTGATTCCTCGACCGCTTCCAAAATCGTGCCGTGGGTGCATATCCCGGGAATGCGACCGCCCAACCCCGTTCTGGCATATCTGACGAAGCGTGCGTCTTGGGGTATGACTTCTGCTTTCTCCGCGACAAGATCCCTCGAGTCAAGAACGAATAACTCCATGTCGCCCCTGAGTTCCCTCTTTACTATCAAACGCACCTCCTCCGCCATCCTTTTTTAGAGAAAAAGAAAAATAACTTTATGTGACAAAACATTTGTATTTGATGGCGGCTTCAATTGATAACTTGGAAGTTAACGTTACGGGTGCTGGTTTTAATTACAACCCGACCCTCAGCGGACCCATTCAGGGACCGGATCCCGTTCACGCAGCAGACCTGACAACAAGGTCCTGGGTCCTGGGCGCCATTGCCGGCGGGGGTATTGTCTACACCGCAGACCCCCCAATCTCGGTCGTCGCTGCAAACATTTCGATGACTCCGGCCGGCCTGGGTGCTTTTGGTTACGTGACCACTGGAGCGCAGTCTTTTGCTGGGGTAAAGACTTTTAGCAACCTGCCAAAGATCCCCCTGGTCCCAGTCGCAAACACTGATGCTTCAAGTAAGGGTTACGTTGACACCACCGTGGCCGACATCATATCCGGCATTGGGGCGATGACCGCCACGGCCCCTCTTGACCTCTCTGCCGGAGTCATATCCATGCCACCGGCTAATTCGGGAGCTTCCGGGTATCTGACATTTGGCGCTCAGGACATTGGAGGTGTCAAGACCTTTTCAGACCTGCCGACGATACCGCTGACCCCCCTCGCCAACACTGACGCGGCGAGCAAGGGTTACGTCGACTCCTTCATTCCCTTTACCGCAAAGACAACGCCCACCCTGTCTGGCCCGGTGCCAAATACGGTCGTTACCCTGAAATTTGTCAGGGCCAATGGGTTTGTGCACGTCTCCTTTTCGGGACTCGGGAATACCGCGCAGAATGCGAGCGCCGCGGTAACTCTTGACGCCACCGCCGTACCGGTCAGCTGCATACCGACCAATTACACTCAAACGCTGATAGAGGCTGGGGATGCCGGTACCTATGCCGCAGCGTCCTTTACTGTCAATTTGGACGGGTCCATTAGCATTTACAAGATGAACGTGCTGGCCGGGGCTTTCAGTGGTGCTGGTGCTCTCTCCCTGACCAGAACCGGGTTCACGTATGCCGTGAACAACCTTTAAACAACAACAACAATCCTTTGTTCCTTTGACGCCAAGAGCGCAGCGTTGATTGCCTCTGCTCTCTCTCTTGGTCTGTCGAATGACCATCTTTTGCTCTCGTTGGAAATGTCTCGAATGTACTTTGGACAATGCCACAACTTGAGAACGGCCATCATCTCGGTCCTTTCCTCAATGGAAATCGAGCGTGTCTTTAGCATTTCCGGGCATGCTGCAGAGATGAGCTCGAGCAGTATCAGGATGTGGTCGGTAGTCGGGTACGCCTTGACGGGGATCGGTGTGGCGCAATACGACGCCCCGAGAACTTTGCAGATGCCCGCGTGTATCCAAACCAGCCGCTTGGGGTCCTTGAGAATTTCCGGGGTCTCTCGATGCTGGGGCGGGCACGATGCAAACGCCAGGGCCAGGATGTAAGCCGTGTGGGCCTTGCAGATCTCGACGCCGCACAACCCCCGCATGGCCATGAGCGTGTGGCCGGGGTTGTCGAAATTGATGATCGGGGTCGCCCCCCCGACGAGGCCCAGGTTGAATTCCATCTCTGGAGTCATCTTGTAGTGCTTTGAGAATTCCTGGAAGAACCCCGGCATCGGAGGAATGTACTTTGAGCACGCGTCTGTGGCGTTCACCATCATCCCGCGCGGTTCGTTTAACGAGGTATCGTTTGGCACCCTGAGCGTTACCTTGCGGCCTTGTGCATTTACGATAGTGAATTCGATATCCGTGGCGATGATGATGTGCTGTAGCCGACGTTTTTTGATCATTGGGGTGTCAATGAACCGACCACCCACAGAGTCGGTCGTCCGGCGCTTGTTGAACACATTGGGGGATTCCATCTGCATTCTATGTGTTGGATAAAAAAAGACAGAAATAAATTTTTTTATTCCTGTTTACGTCATCAATACTTCCCGGGAGGTACGCGTCCCGTGCAGACCGGACAGTTGCCGGTGCAGGCGCTGCAAGGATGGTGGGGGGCGCATTCGTCGCAAGGCAGGCAGCTGCAGTGATCCGAGCACATTAGATCGCAGTCGCATCCTTCCCCTCCCGGGATCCACTTTTCCAGACAGACGTAGCAGAACTGGTGGAGACAGTTCGGCCCAGAGCACGTCATGTGGTGGCACCCGTGGTTCTTGTAGTGCGTGATCGGCAGCGAGCACTTTGGGCACGCCTTGGAGACTTTCTTGAGATAAGCGCCCGAGACCACGTCTTCTTTGGCCCTTGCCGCCCCCGACGCCTCCTCGCAAGTGTGCCCAACATGGGCGAGTTCCTTGCACTTGATGCAGTAGAGTACGGCGCAGACCGAAGACGGACAGCGCGCAACAGTGTCGCCGCCAACGCAGCCCCTGGCCCAGGTATTGCACTTGGGGCACATTGACATCTTGTCGTCGTCCTTGGAGACTTGCAGAAACGCCTCCATCTGGCGGGACCGCGCGAAACGAGCGACCGTGGGGTCGTTCTTGACGGGGTTGTCCTTGGCGGCGAGCTTGAAGAGCAATGGGTCGATCAGGCCAACCGCGGCGGGCGGTATGCACGCCATCTCTGGCCAAGTGGACGCCCCAGCCAGATTCGGAAGGCACATTGGGCACTTTACGACGTTGCCCGTCGAGCCCAGAGTGACCGACACATGTTTCTTGATGCAGTCCCAACAGCAGGCGTGGTCGCACGTGTAGGTAAGCGAGTACAACTTGTCGACGTGCTCTGCGCAGATGGGGCATTCGGGCTTGCGCTCGTACTCTGCTTTTTTCCTTTCCGCGTCCTCTGCAGACTCGCGGAGCATACGGGAAATCCCGTACTCGTTAAACCACCAGTCCGCGATAGTGGCAGCGATATGCGGGGTAGTAAGCTCTGATATGCGCATGATCCTCTCGAACGGTTCTCCGGAAGCATGGAGTATGTCATAGACCCTTTGCGCGGCCATTTTGTCGCCCTTGAAGAAATCAAGGACCAACCCTTTCGGTCCTGATACGTCGGGGGGCGCTTGATGGCGTCGGGTGGTCCACTCTGGATCCGATTCGCTGTCCGAGTCGCCACCCCTCGTTTCGTTGAGTTGAAGGGCCGCTTCTGCTGTCAGTCTCGGCGCGGGCCAAACCCGGCGAGCTTGCCCCGGCTGAAGAGGCGGTGCGTGTTGGACCGCAACGGCAACCGGCGGCAAAAGGTGAATGCGGCGAAGACGTTGGACCCACGGAGTCTCATCTTCGGCAGGTACTTGCGCCTGCGCCTGTGCCTGCGGAGCGGTAGCGGCAGCAACAGGTGCAGGAACAGGGACGACAACAGGTGCAGGTGGCATGGGTTCGTCCGGATCCGTACTGTCGGGAGAAGAGAGCGGGTCCGGGTTACCTTCGCGAGCCCTTTTTGCGGCGGCTGCGGCGGTCATGGAAATCTGCCTCGGAAAAGCGGCGTGACGGCCCGCGCGGTGGTCCCTGATTACCCTGGCAACGTCTTCGGTCGTGAAACCTCCGCGGCGGTAGGCGAAATAGTGCCATAGAATAGTATAAGCCTCGCCTTTGGGCGCGATACCGGCAAGAACCAACTGTTCGCGAATGGTGCGCTTCCTTCTCCTCGTCTCTGCGCGGGCTATAGCGGATGGCGAGCGGGTGTCCTTTGGGGGGTTGTGGATTAAACATTTGGGGGGGGGGTTAAAGGTTCAACTCACCATGTTTTAAAAAAAGTGATGAAATCAATATGGCATACGTCAGGATTTATAAAATTGATGCGTGACGTGTTTGTGCTTTTTATTTTTTGTCATCAAAACAGAGATGTGGCCGCGCAAGAACGTCGATCTTTACGTCCACATCGAGTTTGAACTGCCGGATCGCTTCTATTGCCCCCTGACGATGGGGCCCTACCAGTGCCTCAACCGCAGCACCCCAATACCAGAGTTGACCGAGTACATTGGTGGGCTCTCGACCTTCCCGAACATTGTGGCGCGCATACAAATGGATGGCGGCACCTCGTGGCTCGTCTTTTTGTTCAAGGACTTTGAGCAGTTGGACGATTTTTGCAGGCAAATAGATGTCTAATGTTTTGCCCGCGCAAGCTCCAACTTTGTGATCTGCCTGTCCAACCTGTCTATTTTATCGGCATTCTCTTGAATGGCAGACTTTAAAAAAGCGACGATCTCTTTTGGCATGTAAATGTGTCCACAGTTGGGGCAGCATATGCTTTCTTTTACTTTGGTGGGGTCGGGATCCATTGTTGTTTTATAACTCTGCATCAGAATTTTTATCAGGCTCCTCTTGTCCTTTGGGCCCTTCGGGCTCCTTGGGGAGGGAAAAAGCCTTTGTGATGAGCGGGTTTGCCCGCCAAATCAGAGACCAGAGAGGCCCAATCTCGTGCGGGGGCTTCACAACACACTCGGTGGCCCAGGTCTTCCCGAAAAAGTTTTCGAGGTAGTCCTCGACGTCCTCCGTGACCGTCAGCTTGGTGGGCCCAAATGGTACGCGCTTGAACAGTTCGAGCTGCTTGAACCTGTCCTTTGGCCATCCCCGGCGCGCCATCTTGCGTGCGAGGGTACCTTTGTCATTGTATGGGAAGATATCTAGCATGCCATCGATTTTGACACCCCACCACATTGACTTTAGCTTGAACCCGTCTCTCTCCAAGACCTGTTTTGCCTCTTCAAAGTCGCTCTCCTTTACCCCAATGTCTACATCATCGTCCCACGGTATGATTCCGCCGTGTCTCATGGCGCCCAGAGCGGTCCCGCCATTCCCCCAGTGTTGGATCTCGGCATCGTAGAGCGATTGGGCCACCCTGTCATATATCTTGTAGAGGGCATCGTGGGTTTCGGTGCAGGCCCACGCTCCGGCCGGGATGTTGTGCTCCTCCTTGTACTTGGTTTCGTGGTGGTGAACCTTGTGCGCCTGATAGACACACATGCCCGCAAATACGCCCATCACTGTTGTGGCAACAACGAGGATGACCCATTCTTTTTTCATTTGTTTGTGTTTTGTGGGTCACACAATATGGGGGCTTGTCTTTACGAGGAACGGTGCTGGAGCCTCGCCGGTGGATTTGCCATGGCCGCCACAACGTCGTCTGGCCACGGGCCGTGGTTGGGGGCGAGGCGCATATTCTGCCTCCTGAGGTCGAGCGTGTCGCCGTTCAGGAAAACAACGTGCATGTTGGGCGGCGTCTGCATGATGAGGTCGTGCAGAAAGATCTCCTTCCCGTTCTCGTCCCTGGTGGTTGCGTAGCACTTTTCCGGCGCACGAGAGCGCCGCGGATGCTTCTTGCGGGGCGGGGCGGTATAAGACATTTTTTCTTTAATTGTGAATGACTTTTACGTCACACAAGTAAAACTGCACATATATGACACGTCACACAGTATAACTGTTTTCGTGCGTAACTGAGTATAAAAACGAATGGAGCCCAATCTCGAATTAGTCGAGCCCAAGGTCCTCGCCTTTCTCCACAGCGTGCCCAAGGACAGCTGGTTCTCGGACAAGTACGCCAGCGTGGAAGCCGTCGCCAGGATCTTGGCGCTCAGGGTCTGCGACCCGACCTGGGCCCCGCGCATCGGGTCGATACCGCTGACCGAGAACCAGCTCAAGATGGAGTCGATTGCCGCCCTTGAGGAGCTGTCCCTCGCCCTCGACATCGCCATGACCTGCGACAACAGCCGCGATGTGGCTTACGGGATCTACAGCTACATTACGCAGTCCCGCCTATCGCCCCCGACGCGACCCGTCGAGGAGGGCACGTGTTACGATTGTGGCGACCGTACCGGCCTGAAAGCCACGTGGCGTTTTATGCCCTGTGGCTGCGCTGTAATCTGCGGCTGCTGTGCCAAGCTCCGTTGGCTCGAGTCCTACACCAGGTGCCCGGCTTGCAATAAATGGAACATGGGGAAATTCAAACATGTTTGACAAAAATGTCCTTTTCTGCAGAGAAACGACTCGTGGCGATCATCACAGACCCCCAAATCAACCAAGGAAACAAGAGAAAGTACTAAAGCATCTCTACGCGAGATGATCAGGTTGTGGAAAGAGATCTCTGCCATTCGTTTCGACCTGAGTTATCGGACCAAGACTCCTCGCCATCAAGAGTTGGCATCGGATTTAGACTGCCGAGAGAATACATACCAACAACATCAAGGAGAACAAAGATTTTTTTGACAAGTAGATTTGTATTTTGCCTCCATTTTTGGTGGTCTTGCAGTGTTGCAGAGTAATGTGTGTTAACAGCACTTTTTTCCAATGTGAAACGTGTGAGCCGAGCACTTGCAGCAGTAAAGTGCGGCGCAGTGCGGATTGGTGCAACGAGCGGCCCACATCTCAATGTTCGAGAGGCCGTACGTCGGGGTGTTGCACTTTGGGCAGAAGACGCGAGTCGGGCGAGTCCCAGCCGGAACGGGCTCGGCAATGAACTCGGGGAACGCAAGCTGCTGGAGTGCCACCGCGTGGACGAGCGCCTCGTCGAGCTTGCCCATCGAGAGAACAAACGGGTCGATAAAGCCCTTGGCCGCCGCCGGAAGCAGGCGGGCAGCCTCCTTGTTGTAGGCACAGTGCTGGGGCGCCCCGGCAGACGCTCCCACGCAGCCCGGGCACATGACAGGGGCGTCCGTCCTCTTGGCGAGCTCGACCGAGTCGGAGACGACCTTCTCGAAACAGGCGGCGCAGCTGACGTGGCCGCAGGTCATGGTCAGGAGTATCGGGCGAGTCCCCGCGAACTTCTTGCACGCAACGCAGCAAACCTTGTTCTCCTCGTGCGTCTTGAACTTGGCTGCCGCCTCGGACGCCACTGTGTTGGCCTTCTCGACCTCGTGGCTGACTATCGAGTACTCGATCTGGGCCTCCTGAAGCGCCGCCTGGGCCGACTCGAAGGCAGCCTGCGCCTGAGCGACTTGAGCAGTGGAGTGGGCGAGCCTGGTGGCGGCTGCATCCGCGGTACGCCTCGCCCCCTCCATTGCGGCGCGCAGCGCGATCCCGATCCTGTCTTGCGTGTCGTCTGCGAGCGCGGGCGCGGGCGTGGCGACTGTCGGTGTCGGCGGGGGCGGCGCGACGACCTTGGGGCTCGGCTCCACCGGCGGCTGCTCGGGTGCGGGGAGGCGAATGTTGATGCTGACGCGCGGCTTCTTCTGCTCTGGCTCCTCCTCTTCAGCCATCATCGGTTGGTCGGGCTCGGTGCGCTTCTCTTGTTCGTGCTCCTCCCCATCCTCTGCCGTGAGATCGACATACTCGAGCTCTTCCATCGGCTGTGGCTTTGCGGCGGCACGAGGCTTGGACTTGACGGTGCGCCTGCGCTCATGAGTTGGCTGCGGCAGCGCTGGTGCCGCATGCGGCGCGATGCCGTAATCCCTGATCTCTTTGAGTATCTGCTTGTAGCGCGCACCCGTGTAGTTGGCCGCGATGAGCTCGTCCATCGGCTGGTCGACAAACGTCAACTCGGGGACCTCGACGGTGGGCCGGTACTTCCCGTAGAGATAGTTGCGGATCTGGGACCTCTCTACGACGTCGTAGGGCTTGCCACGGTAACCGGTCCACGCGTCCTCCTTGATGTAGGTGACCTCTGGCCCGCTGAGCTGCTCGCGGCTGATGAACTGAAAGGTCTCGTCGTCAAAGATCGCCTTGCGCATCGCGCTGCGAGCCATGCGGTACTTTTGCTGCTTCTGCGCCTCGAGATCCGGTGGGGGCGCCGAGGTTTGCACCGGCGTGGTCAGGTGCGAGAGCCCCATCGCCACGAGAGCCGTGTTCTGGGCCGAACCCAAAATAGCAGCAACGGCCGGGTTCATGTCGTTGGCGAGCGCCTGGGCGACGGGCGTGGGCGTGCCCAAGTCCACTTGCGGGGCGAGCTCCTCGTGCGGTTGATACCCGAGAAGGGGCGACGGGGGCGCCGAGGTGAGGCCAAGGCCCATAGGCGATGTCGGGCGCGACTGGTTGAAGGCCATGGTGAAATCGTCGAGGCTCTGTTGTTAATATGGTTTAGGAGGCGGTTGGCTCATAAAAAACAACATACCATGATTTTAGCGAAGGAAGAGGGGTGTTTGCGCTGTAGCTTAAAAATAAAAAAAAGCAAAGGACACGTCACACATATGGATTTTTTCCGTCGGTCACACAACCGACTTTTCTGTCACAAATATCCTGTGACGAAATTTATGCGAAATTTCATTCTGTTTTCGGGCATGAAAAATGCCCGCGCCGTGCCAAAAATAGATGCGCCTTCTGTTGCAAACAAAATGTGCCCTCTGTTTTAAACAAAAAAAGATGGCCGACGATGCCAGGCTGCGTGCCCTTAACGTGCCGGAGAGCGAGACGGCCCGCACAAATCGTTCAGAGTCGGCTTTGAGAATTTCACACCGCCTCAGAAGGGTCCCACGTGAACACGAACCTGCTCTTGTTCCTGCCCCGACAGCAGCAGCAGCAGCAGCGCCTGTCAATGACCCCGAGGATCCAGATAACAACGAAGGCATCAGTCAGGCGCAATATCTTGCATTGGCCAAAGATGAACGCGGATGTTTAAGGAGGACTCTATGCAGCGTGTGTATGGAACGTTGCGCCGACGTTGCCCTCATCACATGCGGCCATGTATTTTGCGGCACTTGTGTCGATGACAGTTTTCGACCGAACCCCCGGTTGACAGAGGCGCAGAAAGTCGGGGGCAACTTGTATGTGGCGATTCCTGAAGGCCACACGTGTCCCAATTGCAGAGATCCTGCCCAAGGTTTTGAACGTGTGCGATTCCCCTAACTTGCATAAAAGTACCAAAATATTATTGTGTATTCCTTAAATCAAAAAATGGATCAGGGCACAGGGACTGGTGTGGCTACTGACAGAATCATTCCTTACAATGGGCCCGACATTGAGATTGGGCCCGTCCACTATCCTCAGTACGCTGGGGACGCTGCATCCAAAAAGTACGTGGATGACACTGCCACGGCTCTCATACCCAATTACATTTCTCCTCTTGCGTACAACCCGATCCTGAATGAAGTTACAATTGCAAGTGCAACTGCTGGGCCTCCAGTGTCTCGCGCTGGTGTTGTCACGACTGTCGCTCAATCATTTGCTGGGCACAAGACATTTGCGGGCAATGTAATTGTGCAAGGGACAACTACTGTCATTACACCTGTTGCAAACACCGATGCTTCCACTAAGAAATATGTGGATGACAAGGCTCTGGCCGCGAGTGTTTCAGCTGCCACTTTGCCGCTCTACCTGACCGTCAACCCGGATACGAGCAAGACTGTAAACATTTACCCCGCTGATGGAGCCCCAACCGCAGCCGCTGGAATCCTAACCACCGGCGCGCAGAACATTGCCGGGGTAAAGACTTTCCAGGACGGTCTGGTCTCTGGGGTCACTCCGGCGGCAGGAGACGCGTCGACCGCTGTTGCTAACACGAGTTTCGTCGACACTGCCACCATTGGCCTGAACTTTGACGCGAATAACGGTTGGGTGAGCGGGACCTTTGTCGACCGCAAGCCCACGCTCCACAATGGCTTGGCTCCCAAGGTCTACCCGCTCGGTTACAACATGACAGATAAGGGCACTTACGACTGCAGCGGCGGTGGCTCCGGTGTTTACCCCGCCTACAATCCTGGAGACTATTACACTGTCTCTGTTGGAGGGACTCTTACGGACCCCGTCACTGGAGTTCCAACAACCTACACTGCGGGAGATTGGATGATTTTTGGGGGTGTCTTTATGAATGTCCCGCCATCCCTGCAGGCGATACTGCCATTGCTCTCATTCAAGGGCTACTATGATGCCAGCTCGGGAGTTTACCCGGTTGGAGCGTCTGTATATGACATGTACATCATATCGGTGACGGGTGTGATTAGCGCGACAACATACACGGCTGGTGACATGATGATCTTTCTGGGTGTTGTCCCGTGGATGGACATTCCTGCGGCGTACACCTCGGGTCTCTTGGCCGCCGCCCCCCAGGGAGTCTGGGATGCTTCCACACTCCTTTACCCGCCAGGAGCGCAAAATGGCTACTTTTGGGTTGCCACTGGTGCTGGAAAGATCAACGGGACTCCATTTGCTGTTGGGGATTGGATCTTATATTCAGACATTCGTTGGTACGATCTGCCAGAAGCCGCCATCCCTCTGATTCTGGCCATACCCCGTATCATCACAACCACCTTTACCATTCAACCGGGCAAAGTTCGGTTCACGATTGCCAGTGACGATGCCACGGCTGCCAATCCGCAGGCCACGCGAGTTTTGGATGTGTTTGCTGGAAGCTTGACTGGGGACATTGCAATTTTGGCCCCAGGCCTCCTCGTTCAGAATGCGATTGGTGTCTACGTGGACCAATCCGGAGTACTACATCTCGACAAGGCCGGCACAGACCCCAGTCTAATGTACGATTGGGTGCAGATCGCGACACTGTTGGTCCAATCGTTCACGTTGACTTCAGCGATTGCGATCCCCCCGTATCTGCCCGGGCAGTACTATTCCATCCTGAACATTGCCAACGTGAAGTGTCCCGTCCCCACGAATCACCAGCTGACAATGATGGAGATAGTCAACTACCTCACGCCGCTCAATTTGGGACCAAATGCGGTTAGTGCAAGCGCCAGCCCATCGACCGATCTCTCCATCCAGATCAGCACTGGTCAGTTCTGGGAAAACATGGCCGCCGTGATGCCGGCCCCCGGGGTCACCAACCGCAAGAATCCAAACGTCGTGACGGCCCCAGGCCAAGTGATGCCCCTAATGTACGGAACATGGATCGAATTCCCCGGGCCGTCGGGGTGGCATTTCATACCCCCTTCAACCCAGCTAAATGTCACGACCTACAACCCACAAGTCGGGGCTTCCCCCTGGGTGCTCACGACCATCCCCGACCTCTCTCCCGGGCCCCAGAGTTGGATAAACATCCCAATCATGTACAATTCGGCAGTGGGTGTTTACGTTTGGCAGTATCCCTCAGAGCTCTACAGCACGTCCAGCGACGCTCTGGCGCACGTGGGCAAGTTCATCCGAGTCAGCGGAGTGCAAGAGTTCAAGCTTCTCAACATTGTGGGTTTTGTCACTGTCCAAGCGTATGCTCCGGATCTGACCTCGACGTACGCTACTTTTGGCGGGGGCGAGTTCTTCAACTATGGCGTTGGTGGAGCTTCCGGGTCCGCGGGAGGTGGCGGTGGCGCCTCTGGCGTTTTCCAGCAGCAAAACGTCGCTTGGGTCGACCCGCTTTATGGCAGCATTGCCACTGGGACCTGGAACAATTCAACCAAACCGTTCCCCACTTATGATTCCGCGACCGCCCTGATCGCGAGTACCGACGCCCTCAACGAATACGCGGTCAAAGTGGCTCCCGGAGGGAACAATGATTGGGCTTCGTTCAAGGCCGTACCCTACATTAACCTCGATGGCATGTCCCCGATGGCATGCTGCATATCAGTCGGAGCCCCTGCAAATGCAGTCACACTCGCCACTTCGGGAGGCTGGAATACCGCAGCCACCTCCCCAACAGCCATCTGCTTTGCACACGCGACATTCACCAGGGGAACTAGTCTCAATTTTGATTTCTACACGACGGCACCAAGCACGGCATGTGCCTCCAGTGTCCGCCTGGAAGACATCATTATGAATCAGTTGATTCCAAATCTTACTCCTCCGCCCACTAATGTCAATGGGGCCACCGTGGGTACCCTGACATTCAAGAGCCGAAAGGGACCAGCTGGTACGGCTTCCACAGATACGCTCACGGCCATGCAACTCAGTTTGGACGCGAACATCAACTTGGATGGCGGTACTGCGATTTTCGAGAATCTGCAACAACAATCGAGCTACACGACCCATGTCTACTCTACCAACGTGAACACCACGGTCACTTTCCACGCATGCGTCATCAGTAACCTGAACATTCACGCGCCCGGAAGCGGTGTGTTGACGGTTCTGATTAACAGCTGTCTGATCACGGGGACCCTGACCATTGGTGCAAATGCAACCCCGGTAAAAATCGACAGGGCCTCCCTCAACATTGCAGGCAGTGTCGTGGGTTCGTCTTATACCGTTTACGACGATGAATTGTCTCTGACGATTCAGGCTTCATTGGCCGATGCAGTCCACAATGTCCTTCCATCGCAGCCGCTCAGTGGAACAAACCCGGTCATCGACAAGGCCAAGTACGATTATGACATGGCTCTCAAGGCTGGTACGGTCAACAGTCAGGCCGTCTCTTCGGGTTCCGTGATTGTCAGGGCTCAAGATATCCCGGCGAATGGCGTGTCGGGCAGCACATTCCTGTCCGCGACCATCATACCCAACAACTCGGCCAACACTTCGGGTACCGCTGCTAATTTGACTGCTGCATCGTCCCCTCTATTGCCCACAGGAGTGCAGGCCACCACCATCACCATTTCCGGAGTCACGCCCCCAGATACCAGGATTGCAAATGTTGGGTCGGTCAAAACTTATGTGACTGGTCTTGCCGGTGCCAACAGTGGTCTTGCGACTCTGGATGCCTTGGGTAAACTCACAACCGCTCAGATCCCCGCTTCTCTGGTTGGTGGAATGGCCTATCAGGGTTCCTTTGCCCCTTCAGGGGGTAGTTATCCTTCTCCTCCTACCCTCACGGCTGGAAATTATTGGATCGCGTCCGATTCAGGAACCGTACTCGGCGTTGCGTATGTCTCTGGCGATTGGGCAGTCTACAATGGTGGGGCAGTGTGGAACAAAATCGACAACAACAACGTGGCTTCCTATCTGTCGACCTGGGGCGGTTCATCAATGATCGCAACTGTGGGTACGATCACGTCTGGCAAGTGGGAGTCTGCTTCTCTTGGTGGTAAGATTGCCTCAAGTTATGGGGGCGTCGGTGATCTTGTTGGTCCTGGGATTGTTAAAGTGAGTGCCTTAGGAGTCTCTTCAGTCGCATCCCATCCAACAGACTACATCAAAACATCGGACGCCATTGACCTGGTTGCTGGCGGGGGCACTCTGGCCGTTCCCACGCAGACCTCGACCAACAATACTACCTATGCGGCCTCCACTGCATTCGTAAACTCTTTCAACTCTAGGGCAGCAACCACAAATGTCCTCTATGTGAACCAGGTTAATGGTTTGGCTGGAAACAACGGGTCCACTATTGAACAGGCATTCAACACCATTGCCAATGCCATTGCAGCATGTACGGCCCCGACGTCTTCAAACCTTTGGATCATCAAATGCAACGACACCACGTGCACAACTGGTTTCACTCTCACTTCATGGATTGGATTGGAAGCACCCAACACCACATTCACAACGGGTGCCATTTCTCTCGCTCCAGACAGTTATGCCAGGATCAAGCAGGCCACTGGTTGTACAATAACCTACAGCGTTACCCTGGGTACTGGAGCCGTCGTTACCGACCCGACGGTACTGTTGGCGACGAGGTTGTCCACAGTTTCCATTGTAGTAACAGCATCAGGGACAGCACCTGCCCTTCGTTATCTGTCCGCAAATCAGATCGACCTAAATGCTGGCGTTTCGGGCCTGACAGTCAACGATAAATGTTCCATGTTCCTGTCTTGCGACAGGTTAACTGGAGGGGTCAATATCACGGGAGCGAATGCAGTGTTGGACGCTACTCGCGTGGGGGATTTCGCTTCGGCAACATGGGCACTGACCTCGAGCCCCACAGTGAAATACCCGCTCGACCAGCTTGGCAACCTGACTGGTACGGGTCTGGTGAAATATGGGGGGACGGGCACATTTTCTATCGGATCTCCGGGAACAGACTTTGTGGGGACTGGCACCACATTTGTATCATCCCCTGGTCAGGACGTGACGGTTGGCGGCAATGTGGGCGCGATAACCACATCAATCCCAGCCAACCAGATTGCGCTGGGCAAACTCGCAAAACAGACTGGGCCAATTGTCCTGGGGGTCTCGGGAAATTCCGCGGCCGACATTGCAACGATCAGCTATGGATCCGACCCGACGGCATCCTACATTGTGTCTCGGGACGGTTACGCCAACACGAGTGCCAACCACGTGACGACGACATATGGAATCCTCGCGGGATCCTCCGAGTTGGTCTCTGCTTTGGGCCACACTGCGCAACAACTCGTGATTGGCGACGGGACAGTGGTCGAGGTTACGGGCAGTTCGAGCCTCCCCTTTACGCTGACGCTGCCCAGCTGCACGCTCGGGGGTTCGTTGGTGCCAATTGGATACGAGTACAAGTTCGTCAACTCTAACAATGCCGTGCTGAACATTGCAAAGTATGGGGGCGCCGCTCTTGGCACTCTTCCGCAGTACGGATACGCCATAGTCGTGTGCACAAACGCCAGCTCGGCGGCCGGTGCATGGGATTTCCTGACCACTGTGACTTCTTTAACTGGGGATGTTGTCGGCACAGCAGGAGTGGGCGCCACCAGCATCGCCACGTCGATCTCTGGGCTCCCCCTATCCAAATTGGCAAATGTAGCCGCAAACACTTATTTGGGCAGTGTCGCGGGAGGGGCGGTTACGGCTTTGACTGCTGGTCCATCCATGTTTGGCACTATTGCAAACAACACTGTGCTCGGCAACATCAGTGGTGGAGTCGCGGCACCGACAGCAATAAGCGCCACCAGTGCAGCCACTGGATCCAATGTCATGATCAGGGATACCGATGCTAACGCTGCCCTAAATGCTCTCGTTGAAAGTGTGCAGAGCAGGACTGCTGGGGTGACGCTAACTAAGGCGAATGCCTCTGTGCAGGTGTTTACGGCCATTACAACAGAGGTCACTGTTGCACTGCCAGATGCCACCACGCTGTCAAATGGCCACCGATTTACACTGGTCAACGATAGTGCTCCTTCTGCCGGAAACCCTGGTACTCTGCTAGTAAACGATGGTGGTGCTGGTTATCTTTGTAGAGTTGGCCCAAATTTCAGGTGCAAATTCGTACTGGTATCCAATGCAACCGCAGCTGGCACATGGACTTGGTCCTACAAAAGTAAAATACCGCCCCAACTGTTCCTGTCCTCTTCCTTTACCAGTGGGACGTACTACCGGACCGGAACCCCAATCAATTTGACGGCCGCAGAAATGTTTGCTGGTTCGATAGTTGTTTCCCATACAAATATTATGACCATAAACCCACCGGCGGCAACCACTTTAATAGGCACAGACAATACGTCTGGTTTGTGGGGCATTCTCGGATCATGCCCTCATAACGGATTCAACTTCCCACTATCGATAACTCGTGCCAGCGCGACTTACACTGTATCTTTGGGTGCCGCGCCCACTGGTTGCACCTATATGCCAGCTTCAACTTCAGTGTTAGTTCTCACCACCCAGTATTACACCTACCAAATGACTGTGTGGATCACATCACCCACCACATACATGCTTCTGAACAGTCGCGACTACTGAGACCAACCATCTCTTGGCAGAACAATGATTTCTTTATTACTTTTACACTGTGTTTTTAGACAGAGTAGTTGGACAGCGCCGCATACTGGTTTGCGCCCGTGATCGTGAGGACGAGCATGTAAACGTATGGATTGTCGACACCAGACCACTTGCCGCCAGATCCACTGTTGATCTGAACACACGTGGCATCTTCCACATCGATAGCCAGAGTACCACCAGACCCAAAGACTGAGATGTAACAGAAGAAAGTGAAACCAATGGGCGGAGTGTAACCCAGGATGTTGATGAGACCACCAGCAGTGTAGGCGCCAGACCAGGTTCCGGCGGTCCTGGAAGAACCCTGATCGACACTGTAGGTACCACCGTTCATCAAATGGGTAAAGGATGGTAGAGTAGTAGTGAAGGACGAGAGAGACCCGGGATTGCTGCCATTCATGGTGCTGTAAAGATGAAGGGCAGTCAAGTACGACCCAGTCCCAATGTTGCTGAAAGTCGCAGTGATCGGGGAGACGGGGTACGACATTAGAGGTAGCGCCGTCGTGGTCGTGGCTCCGTAAGCCATCACATCCCAATGGGCGGCTCCCGAAGAGGTGCTCGTGCAGATCAAATTTCCTCTTCCGCTCACGGCCGTCAGAGTGGTGATGACCGTATTACCATCTGCGACATTGCTGATGACCTGCAGATTGCTCAAACTGTTATTCACAATCGTGTACTTGTAACCAGCGGCAATAGTAGATTGAGCGGGCATGTGCATTGTCTGGGTGTTTGCGCTGCCTCCAGCAGTGAATTCTTGGATCGCAGGGCTGGTCGCGCCAAGCACAACGTCCACAACAGCACTCGGCGGTACTGCCACGGCGTGGGTCGCAAACCTTTCGACAAAGTTATTCGCATAGGCATTGGCACTGACATCTTGCTGCACGACATTCCCCGACGCCACTGTGGCCTGAGAATAACAAAGTGGGATTTCCACAGGAGTCGCGCTACCAACAGAAGCTGGGTTACCAACCACTGTTCGAATACCGACATCCTGCATCTTGGCGTACGTGACAGCATTGTCCTGGAGCATTCCAGTGGCGACCGCGAGGGCGGCAATCGTGGTTGCGTAACTCCCATTCGTCGTGATTGGGCCGGCGGTCACATTACCGGTCAGGGTGATTGAACTGAGGAAATCAGACCCACCGGCAGCGGCGACCTGAACGTTCCCGCTACCATCGACCTTTAGCAGGCCCGAGGCCAGGTTGGTGATCTGGAAACTCTTGACCGCAGATTTGCCGCTAGAGTCGCGAGACATCACCGAAGAGTTGGTGTTTAGAGGGGTGGTTGTCACGGCGACAACTGCGCCCGGGTTGGTACCGATCAAATTCCCGAGGACTGTCCCGGAAGCGATCGTGCCAAAAGTGGTAGAGATAACACCAGCAGATGAAGTCCCGGTCACTGCACCAGATAGGGTGACTGCATTGTCGAGGAAATCAGTCCCAGGAGTTGCTGCAATGAGCGCGTTGCCAGCCCCACTGTCCACCTTGAGTATCTTACCTGCCAAACTGGGTTGAGAGACAGATCCTCCAACCATGGCAACATTCCCAGACCCATCTCGAATAACTGCGGAATTTCCAGTGGCGGCAACCGAGAAAGTCTGGGCCCCAATCACGCCGGAACCGTTGGTTTTGAGCAACGAGTTCAGAGTACCAGCAGCAGAAAGGGTGACTGCGTTAAAAGTCGAATTACCAGAGCTGTCTCGAGAGACAATCGTGCTCGGAGTGCCATTGGAGGTATAAGAGACGTAACTGGGAACACTGCTGAGTGTCGTATTTGCAAGAACAGACTGAGTGACTCCAGTCCAAGCACCCCAGGAAGTCACGACAGACGAGGTCGACAGGGGTGAAGTAGTTACTCCCGAGAGGGTGACGCTGGTGACAAAGTCAGAACCTCCACCGGATGCAGCGATAACGTTGCCCGAAACATCAGTCTTGAGCAACGAGTTTGCAGTCAGGCCGGTGAGTTTAATGTTACGGAACCCACTGTCCCCACTGGCATCACGGGAAACGATCGAAGTGGCCCCAGAGGCATCCGTGATCGGGAAGGTGGAGCTGTAGGTCAGACCCGTGAGCACAGTGTTCGGATTAGTAACCGTGGCGTTCACCATTGCCGAGTACTTTGCCAACGACTTGGCCGAAATGGTACCCACACCATCACTGTTGAGAAGGCCGGTAACGGTAAAGGCCGGGTCGTAATTGTCCACCTTTGACCACGCCCCGCCATTTCGGATGAGCCAATCTCCAGCGTGATAGAGGGTTCCGCTGATCGTCACGTTTGATGGAGAGATGATCCAATACCAACCATTCTTTGGGCTGACTGGAAATGAAGTGAGATTCCACGTGCCCTGGTAGACGCTGGGCCCGGTAACTGTGGTGTCAATGACAGAAATGTCAATGTAGTTGTTGATATCCAGAACTGGGTATCCCCCGGGCACACCCCCAAGAGAATGCACAAAGGCCGTGGTCGCCAACTTGGTCGTGCTGTCTGAAGCCGGAGCAACAGTAGTACCCAGCACTGTAATTGGGAATTGACCCGAAGTGATGTCTGATGCAGTGATCGCATCGTAATAGACAACAGTGGCAGAATTCGCAATGACTGGGGTGTGGCCCATCAGCGAAGCGCGATCAGTGTAGAGCGTAATGATGGCACCATTGATGTTGGGGCTGTAGTTGAGCTCTGAATTGGAGACCAGAGAGTAACACGTGACGCCCCCACCAGCGCCGTTCCCATTTACGTAGAGCGTAGAATTAAACACACATCCGTAAATGAGGACGTTGGTGTTCCAAGTCGTGGTGGTAACGTACAAATCGCCTGCAAACTTGCAATTTCTGAACACTGCGGTTCCGGCCGTAAAGGTCACGTCGTCCTTGAACTCTACGTCTTCAAAATAGAACGCGTCCGAACTGGCTGGTCTTCCCTTTAGAGTCACGGTATCCCCGATGATGCATTTCCTGGCAGTAAGCGTAGAGGAAACGACACCACCGGGGACAGTGAGATCCCAATTCAGCCCCATGTTGCCCAAGAGCTGAATGTTCTCGATTGTGACCTTACCGTCAACAGTGGTGCTGAAAGTCGGATCGAACCCAACCATGCGATGGACGGGGAGAGTCGTGTCGGACTGGTAACCTGTCGCATCAGGGGAAGTGCCGACAATATTGACAAATGGGAATAGGTTGAGCGACGCGACTGGTTGGAATCCGGCGCTCGGGATCACTTGGACAGGGTTGGTGTCAGCCGGAGTGTAACCCGGGAAGGCGACGAGTTTGGCGGCCGCGTTCGCATACGTCAGGCAGGGAAGATCCGACCTGTTTGCCTGCCCAGTTACATCGCTACCGTACTTCTCATCCGTCCACGCAGTGTTGACTGCAATGTAAGGGGCCGATGACCCACCGCCGCCACCAGAACTGCCCGAAGCTCCGATCGACCCGCCAACGCCGTAATTAAAGAAATCGCCCGGTCCAACATCGGCCGCGGTGAGATCCGTCGCCGTACCCTGAACAGTGACGTACGCGATAACAAAGAAGAGCCTGGCATCCTGGGCCTGGGTCAACCTGATAAAAGTCCCGCGCGCATCCTTGGCTTCCTGGAGCGAAGCGTACACTTCTGTCGGGTACTGCCAGAGGAAAACCGTCGAAGCAGGATTGTAGAGGATGGGTATGTTCACGTAATCGGTATTCAGCAGCGGAATGAGCGCAGAATACGCCCCGGGGTTGTAGTTGCTCGTGTCCAACAGAGGGCTGGGCGCCTCATAATGCATGGTATTGGTACCATCGTTCCACACTCCGACCATGTTGATGGGGCTCGAAAGGCCGGCCGGCGGGAATGGAACGACCGAGGGGCTCGCGGGAGAAGAGTTTGCGCCAGCCATGAGCTCCCATACGTTGCCGGGCTTATCGACAGTGACCGTGAGAGATATGTCATCGTACCTCTTTAGGGTATTTGGCCCAAGGTTGAGGGGTGACAAATAGTTCATAAAATCAATGCTGACGAGGTCGAACCGGCTCGCAATCGGGAACTTGGGGTTCGCAATGGCGTAGATGGTCCCGTTGAATATGGCAATCGCGCCCAGTTGGATCCAATCGTTGGAATACATCTTGCTGACATCCGTGGCATAAATGTCCTGCCTGATGACCCCATTCCTGTCAATGTAGACGCCAATCGCGGGGACACCGGGCTGGTCGAGAGTCTGGGCAGTGTAGGGACCGTAAACTACAGTCTGCTCGTTTCCGGGAAAGGAGACGACATGAGGCCGCCTCGGATCAGTGTAGTCTGTAAACCTCAGGGTCACCGCCGCGATATCGAATTTGTGCACAGGATCCAGTGCGTTGCGGCTGACGAGCCCTCCGGAAATCCACCCATTCCCAGGAGCGTAATTTATACCGGCGACGGCATTGTAGACAAACTCGGTATTGGCAATGTTGGTGGTGTGGTCGCCAAAGATCTGGGTGATGACCGTCACGTCTTCCGTGAAATCGACAGCGTCGAGGAATGTCTTGCGCCCAGCAATCGTCTGGGCAGAGCTGTTTATGATACCAGCGGGCACTGGAGGCACGGCTGCGACGTTGACGGCCTTTATGCTGATAACGCCACTGTTGATTTCGATCGGCTCGTCGGCTCCCGTGATTGAAAACCCGACAGAATCGACATAGGCCTTGTTCACGCCATCGAGAGGGTAGACGGGCCAGGCGACTGGGCCAATGCGAATGCCCTCTCCATTTTGCGAAGTGATGCCCTGGTCCTCAAGGATATCAGACTGCATGTGTTATTTAACTATTCAATACTCATAATTTTTAAAAAAATAACCATGGTTCATCAAACAAACACACATGGCGGAAATAGAAGACGTCGACATTATCACTTCTTCTTTTGGCCAAGCGATCTTGATTGGCCCGCTAAAGAATCCGACCGACCCCACAGATCCGGCCACAAAAGCTTATGTGGACGCCCACACTGGAGGGGTGCCCATATTCGTATCTCCCCTCAATTACGACGGAGGTATAAACACTGTAACCATTACAGATGCCGATGACACGCATTCTGGAGTCATTACTGCTGGAGTTCAGACCATTGGTGGCGATAAGACGTTCACGGGACAGACCACCGTCTTGACGCCAGTCTCTGATTTCCAACCGAGCACCAAAAAGTACGTTGACGATACCCTGGGTGCCATATCAGCACTTGCTCCAATTTCTTTTGCGGGCAATGTGATTTCCATGCCCCCGGCAAACGGGGCAGCAAGCGGATACTTGACTGGTGCGGGAACTCAGACCATTGGAGGCGACAAGATACTTACTGGTATTGTTACTGTCCCGACCCCAACTGGCCTCAGTGGAAACACACAAGCAGCAAACAAGGGGTACGTGAACTCTCAGATCGGCGCCATCTCGGGGACTGTTCCCATTACGGTCAGTTCAGGTGTTGTGAGCATTACAGCGGCAAACGGGGCTACCGGGGGGTACATTACCGGGGCTGGGAGTCAGACAATTGGGGGCAACAAGGATTTTACGGGCACCGTAACTTCGATAACCCCAACCGCTGCGGCTCAAGTCGCGATCAAGAGTTACGTGGATGGGGCCATCACTGGTCTTTCAGGCACGGCACCGATTTCGGTCTCTTCTGGTGTTGTCAGCATGACTGCTGCCTCTTCTGGAGTTGCCGGTTATGTCACTGCTGGAGCCCAGACGATCAGCGGAGACAAGACCCTCACGGGCGTCACCAAAGCCCGAGGGCTCAATTACGCCACCTGCAACGGTTGGATATCCGGCGGTATCATAACTCCAGTGATCGGAGGGACCACTTTCAGCGTATCTGCAACCACCTGCAGGTTTACCGATTACACCAGCGAGTCTGACCCAGTGGCTTCTGTGGTCGTGATTCTCCCTCAAGTCCTAAACATCACCTCTCTGCACACTGGGAGCACCGACGTTGGCATCTACATTGACAGCACCGGAGCCATCATTCAGGACACCACGGCCATCAATATACCCCTGCTCTACGGTAACATGATCAGTCTCGGCCGCTTGGTCCACGAGAACGGCACGATCAAGGGCGCCTCCAACTCCAAGTACCCAGTTGCCGACCGCTACGACCTCGTCTCGGCCGATTTCATCAACAATATCGCTCCCCTAAACTTGGGCAAATTCCTGGTTGGCCAGAGCACCCACGCGCCACCAGATCTGAGCATTGGCATTGGGTCCGGGACGGTATGGGAACAAATGTCAAACATCACAGCTTCGAGGACCAGCCCATCCATCAAGACCGTGAGCCCGGTTGATCAACCCGAGTTTGTCGGGTTTTGGCAGGACAATACGGGGGTCCAACAGGCTCTCTTGATCCCCCCCACACAATTGGACACTGGGTTTTACAACCCAGGAGCCACTGGAGCCGCTCTTGTCGCTATTCCCGCGACTTATTGGGTAAACATACCAATCCTCTACAATGCCGCCGCGGACTATTATGCCTTCCAGTACCCAACCTCTGCCTACACTACCGCGGCCTATGCCACAGCATCGGTCGGCAAGTTTATCCATCTGGATCCTCTTAAATTGTTTATTGTCATAGGATTTGTCACGGTCCAAGCGGGGGCCACTGATCTCACCGCGGCCATATTTGGTACTGGAGAGTTTTTCAATTACTCTGTGGCGTCCGCAGCCGCCATAACCAATACCAACCCGTCAGAGAGCTTTGAGAGCAACACTGCGTGGGTGGATTACGTGTATGGCGATGACGCCAACGGACAGGTTGCCTTTATGAGCAAGCCATACAAGACTTTTGATGCGGCTGCGGCAGCCCTGGCCGCAAATGGTGCAGCAGATGCAAATCCTCAGCTGGTCCATGGAGTTGCGGGACCACACCAAGATGCAACTATCGAACTCAGGCCATATGTCAATTTTGGAACGTGGTGCCCAGGAGCCAGTGTCTGGGAGGTCACTGGCCCAGGGAATAACGTGACCCTGCATTCCAGCTTTAACGGAGCCGCCGCCGGAGACACCATGACCACGATCCACAATGTCAAGTTTGAGGACACTGGTTTGAATCTGCGTTTCGACCTGATTGGAGGAGTCGGAACTCGCGAGATTGACTTTAACGGGTGCTTTGTGGGGGACTCTACAGTATTTACGGCCAACACGGTCGACGACATAATCAAACTGATGAACTGCGACTTTGAGACCAATGCCACCTATGACGGTGGTGTCCTCCTGATGTTCACTGTTGAACACGATCTGGGGTCGACGCTCAGCATTAGTGCCACGAACATTGCACAGACCTCCATCATTTCCGGCCTGACCTGCGATAACATGACGGTCACTGCGACTACGGGGCACAATGCAAACGTTACGCTCGCCAATTCATTCATCAATGGAACCCTGACAGTGAACGGGGCAAACGTCACGCTCAGGATCAACCGCGGCTCTGTCCCCATCAACCCCATAGTCGTACAAAACAGCGCCGTCGTGATCGTTTACGATGATCTCTTGGACGCGAATGACATTGCTGGGGTACAAAACTCGCCGACTCCCCTGTCTGCTGTAAATTACGTGATCGATAAGGCCACCTTTACCAGTGGTTTGGGCGGCAAGGTCAGTACCGCAACCACCGTAAACGGCCATGCTCTCAGCGCAAATGTGACGGTTGGGTTCCCAGACATTGCTGGGCAGATTGCACATGGCCAACTATGTGCCCTCTTCAGTGGAGACATTCCCGCAAACGCCGCAAACACTTCTGGTACGGCGGCCAATTTCACTGTCGGATCGACGCCAATCGTGCCCAATGGGACGATGGCAATCACCCAGGCAGATGGGGACAATACTCAGAAATTGGCAACCACCGCATACCTGGACAGGCTGAGGGGTGCCGCAAACGGTATCGCAGAGTTAGACGGCAGCGGTTATGTTCCGGTCGGTCAGATCAATGTGGCGTCTCTCGGCGCCCTGACGTACCAAGGGACTTGGAGCCTGAACTCTTATCCAACGGCAACTGCGGCTGGTCAGTTTTGGATCGTGGACACTGATATCACCCTGGGTCCGCCCATTTCTGGAGATCTGCATTCTGGAGATTGGCTTATTTGGAATGGGGGCACGTGGGACTCTGTCTCCAACACTGATGTGATCTCATACCTCGCGACATGGCCCGGAAGCACTAACCTGATCACATTGGGGGTGATCACGACCGGGACTTGGAATGGTAACCCGGTCGATTCAACACACGGAGGCACATATGGAGTGACCGGCATCCTCAAATCCGACGGGCTCGGTACTGTTACTGCGGCGACTCATGCTCTTGCCACTGATGATTACGTGGCTCCTTCGGACAGTACCACGATCTCTGGGGTCAAGACATTTAGCAACGGTGCCCATTCCGCAGCGCCCCCAGTTGCCGACAGTTCTACCCTGGTGGCGACCACTGCTTTTGTGCAGTCTACGGCCAATATTCCACAGGTCAAGGTAAAATACGTCTCTGCCGTCGGGACTGATGCCCCTCCAAACGATGGCACGACCATGAACTTGGCAGTTGCTTCCATTCAGTACGCGGCATCCCTCTGCACAGCCCCATCCATCACGAGTCAATACGCCGTTTGCTGTTTCGATGCAGCATATGACCCCCTCGGATCAGTGGTAATGCCGAGCTTTGTCAATCTGCACGCCCCCATCAAGTTCCTCACTGGCACCAACATCTTCAGCGATTCGAGCCACATTAACATCAAGAGGTTCGACACTCCCCTCCCGGGTGGGTCGTATCCTGACTGCTGCGTCGTGTACTCTGGAGGCTCTGGTTCGGGCTACTCTTTTGTCAGGGCACAGAGGATATATCACGGAGCCATTTGGGTGGACTCTAACCAGTACATTCGCACTCTGGATGTTGGGATCATCGATCATACGTCTCCATCCACTCCCGTGATCACCTGCAACGGACCCAACTCTACCCTCTACGTGCAGTCCACCAAGATCACTGGTCTGATATCTGCAATTGGCAATGGCGCTGTGATTGACCTTTCCCTCGTGGGAGACCTCTCTCAGGCGACTTTTTACACGCAGCCCCTCACTACGGCCAGGATCATCTACCCACCTCAGGGTGCGGGAAACGTGACTGGCATACTGCTCGGCAATGGACAGGGTTCGATAACAGTGGCCACCCCTGCCGTGGATTACATGGCGCCCAGTTCCACGATCACACTCACGACCGATGTGGCCGGGTCGGGCCCATCCACTGGTATTCCGACGACCATTCAACCGGGAGCCGTCACTCTGGCAAAGATGGCAAACATGACCGCCAATACTGTGATCGCCAACCCCACAGGCGTCGCTGCCACTGGTCAGTACTTGAGCCTGGCATCAACGGCAGCCAATACCAGTGTGGTCCTCAGGGATTCGAATGCAAATACTGCGGCAAATCATTGGACCGAGGGCATCTTTACTCAAGCCGCGAATGGAGGGAACAAGGTGCTGTCTGTTACGGACCCCACGGTACAAGAGTTCACTGGGAATGGTACTCTCTCACAGACGGTCACCCTCCCGGTCGCTACTGCTCTGCTAAAGGGGTTCAAGTTTAAGATCATCAACAACAACAGCGCAGTCATCCTGAACTCTACACCCAATATGACCATCAATTACCAGGACTCTACACTTGCCGTGGCGCTGCAGATGGGTATGGCTTGCGAACTCATCCTCACCGACTCGACCACTGGAGCTGGAAACGGCACTTGGAGCAAATCATCGACAAACAACCTGATGCAACTCACCGGTCCAATTACCGCGTTTGGACGTGGTTCTGTAACCACAACAATCACTGCAAACGCAGTCACTCTTGCAAACCTCGAACAGAAAACGGGACCTTCTGTCGTGGCCTACACTGTCGCGGGGCCCGCAAATGCGACCACTCTGACTTATGACCCTGCAAAATCGGCGAGCACACTGGTCCAAAGGGACGCGTCATCCAATGTGGTGGCCAACAACTGTGTTTCATCCCTGGAATCTCACTCGACCAGCCCGACAGCCCTGCACAGCTACAGCCCTCAGGTCCAAGTATTCACTGGCCCCACTCAGACCGTGGTGCTCCCGAGTTGCACGCTCAACTCTCCTCCCGACCTGCCATTAGTCGTCGGTTTCAGGTTTAGGATCATCAACGACACTGCCACTGCTCTCACTGTTCAGACCTTTGGAGGTGCAACCATCTACACCGTGAATGCATCGGGACAGGTGCAAGTCTTTTGCAAGGATATGTCGTCTCCCGCAGGAGTCTGGGAGGTCGTGACGAACTCTCTCATTACTCTGTCTGGAAACGTGACGGGATCGGGCAACACTGCGATCACCACCACCATCAGTTCTGGAGTAGTCACCTTTGGCGTGGGTGGCATGCTGGCTTCTTCTTTGAACTCGGGTAATGTGTTGGGCAATGTCAGCGGCTTGACCGGGGAGCCCAGGGCAGTCTCTGTGACCTCTACTCCAGGGACCAATACTGTGGTTCTCAGGGATGCAACCACTGGAAGTGTTTTCGTGAATCACGCGTCCGAGGGCTACAATGCAACTCATGTCAGCAACATCCTGTCACCTTCTGATGCCCCCATCCAAGAGTTCACTGGGACTTCTACCTACACTGTCTTCCTCCCGGACCCCGGCACAATTGGCGGTTACACTGGCTTCAAGTACACTCTAATCAATAACAATACCGGTGTTTTGACTGTGAGGGACAGTTCGAACAATGTCGTTGCGACTCTGCCGGTTGGGGCGGTTGCTGACTTTACAGCCCGAGCCCTTGTGGATCCAAACGCCTGGGTTGTCACTCAGCTCTCCAAAGAGTTGGTGACCCTGACGGGCAACGTGACTGGGGCAGCGACGACTGGCTCGCCCCTGTCCATCGCCACGACCGTCGCCTCCCTGCCCAATGGTGTGGTGACCCTGGCTTCCATGGCCAACATGGCGTCTGGCAACTTGCTGGGCAATGTCAGTGGGTCTTCTGTCGCTCCAGCCCTCGTCCCCGTGGACACCACCTCTTCCTCCACAGCCTCTAATGTCATGCGCAGGGATGCCAGTTCAAACGTCTACGTCAACAACGTCGTGAAGGGTTACACGCTGAATCTGACACCCCCAACCATCGTCGTTGGGAGCAGCCCGATACTGCAGTGGTCGGGTGGTAATACGCTCTTGGTCACGCTGCCAAACACCACCACCCTGAACCAACCGGGGTTCACCTACACTTTGATCAACAGCAACATTGGCTTGATGACAGTTCAGGCGAGCGGTGGCGCGGGGACTGTAGCCACGATCCCGGCAAACACTGCTGCCAACTTTACTGCCGTAAGCATCTTGTCGAATGCGGTAGCCTCGTGGGCAGTCGTGCCCAATGCGCAGATCACGACTCTGGGCGGCAATCTCACGGGCACTTCGACAGTGTCTGGGACCGGTACTCAGACGCTGAACGCCACGATCGCTTCCATTCCCGCTGGAGTCGTCTCGGTTGGGTCGCTGTCTAGTGTCGCGGCAAACACTGTTCTAGCCAATGCCACACTGGCCTCAGCAGTCCCCACGGCATACGTGGTTACGACTGGGAACCTGGTCGGCAACCAGTCTGGCACTCTTGGATCCGTGCCATTCACCTCTGCCAACACTAGTTCTGCAGTCGTAGCTAGGGACTCGAATGGCAATGTGTTGGTCAATTCCGTGGCCGAAGTCCTCAATTCTCCCGGAGCGGCCATCAACCTGACGATCGCAAGCAACCCCATCCAATACTACAATGCTGGCACGTTTACGGTGACTCTGCCCGATGTCACGACTGGTTTCACTGTGGGCAAATCCTACACTGTGGTCAACGACGGTACCGGTATTATCACGGTCGCAAATGGGGCCGCGAGTACTCTTATCAAGCTCTCCCAGTGGATGAGGTGCAAGTTTGTACTCACTGCAGGTGGCACGGCGGCTGGGGTTTGGGAACTGGTCTCGAGCTCCATGATGGCACCCCAGAGACTGTTCACAAACGTCTTTGCGCAAGCCCTCACTTCGACCACACTTACTGCAGCGCAGATGTATAATGGTCCCATCCAATGCACAAACGCCAACACCACTCTGACCCTTCCTAGTTACACTACACTCATTGGCAACGTATCTACAGCGACCAGTCTGATGGGCATATTGGGTTACATGCCACCAAACGGCTTTAACTTTACGTCACTTTTCGTGCCTGGCAGTACAACTGTTCGCGTCACCGTCAACATTGGGGGTTCGACCGGTGTCGCCTATCTTGCCCCAGCCGGAACATCAATCAACGGTGCCAATGGCGCTCTGATGCTACTCCATGTGGTATTGGATACCGTAAATTCACAGTACCGTGCCATCACTGGAGTGTACAACTAAGGGGGTTTTACCCACATCAAATAAATGTCATTTTTTAAAAAACAAAAACCCAATATCGATGACGTCATAATTAATGTCCCACATTTCGTGTCCGGACAATTTTATTGGGCCGCCGGGCAAAAAGCCTTTTTTTTATTTTTCTCCGATTTCGATAATTGGAATTTGAGTCACACCCAATATCGTATATTGATGACGTCATAATTAATGTCCCACATTTCGTGTCCGGACAATTTTATTGGG